AGCATTAAAGCCCCAAGCGACTGAAATACAAAGCCAGTTCAATGAGATTGAGGTGGATTTTTTAAAACAACTGGCATATAAGGGTACTAGGGGTGTATCTATTCAGGCTACTCAGCAGCCTAGTGATATTAAACCAGTACAAACTACACCCGTAGTTAATAAATTAAAATCACTGTCTAATATACCAACTAAGCCTACGATTCAACCGATTGAAGTTAAGCCAACGATTAAACCAGCGGCGAAAACTACAACTAAATTAACCAAAACGGTTAATAAAAAACCAACCAACTCTGTTAGGCAAAAAATAAAAGCAGATGGGTTAGGAGAAAGACGATTAACCCCACAGGAAGCCGAGGCAATTGCTCGGGAAGACTTAAAAATAAGTCAAAATAGAAAAAAATTAAGCGAGATGACTCCTAAAGAAAAAGCTCAAGAAATATTGAGGGTCAATGAGAGACATGCTAAAATCGAACCTACCAATAAGGTTCCCTTAATGACTCCAGAACAAATAGAATTTCATTATATGAAACAACAACAGACTCAATCGTCTGGCGGATCGGACTTAAATCAATTTAACTTACAATTAGCAAATAAATTAGCTGCAATCAAGCAACGGGAGGGATAATGGGTAAAATTACTAAAAAATCAGAAACTAAAACAAAATCACTTAATGCAAGTCAAAAACTAATTGCATTAGAAGGGCTGACTACTGGTCTCCAACAACAAATTCAAATTTTGGCTGAAGAAATTGATAAGATTGGTCAAGTTGTACAGCTTTTAGCTAGGCGATTAAATGCCAGCAATCAAATCGCTAACATTTCTAGTGATTCTGTAACGCAAGTAATTGTGGACGAGAATGCTAAATCGTTGGAGTCTAAAGTGCAGATGTTGATAGATAAGGGTATAGCGAAAAGGTCGTCCGATGGTCTTATAAAAGACGAACAGTGTTTTGTTGTTGGTCGAGAAATTGATAAGGACGGTAACGTAATTGCACCTAGAATACAGTTTGCAGTTGCCTCGTTAGTGGCAGACCTTAAGCCGAAATTTATTGGACAAAAAGAAGGGTCTTTGTTTAAAAACGACGATAGTGAAAGTTCAATAGAAATTATGGAGGTATATGATATTATTCCTCCTAAAAAAGAAATTAAATTTGACAAAGATCCTGCATAATATTAGCAGTTAGATTACGGTGTTTTTTTAAAATATCGTAATCTTTATAAAAAAACAGGATGGTACGATGAGAAAATGGACTGATCAAGAAATTATTTTTATTATTCAAAAAAAAGAAGAAACTGATTGGACGTGGGCAGAAATAGGCGACGCTTTTGAAAAAAAATTTAAAGAAAATGTTCACTCTGAAGCAATTAGAAAATGTTACCAAAGAAATAAAGATTTATTTTTACAAAAAGACCACGACCTAAAACTATTAAAAGATGTTCACAGAAGCAAGAAAAACAATTCATACAGAGCCAAAGAAAATCGTACCATCCTCCAATCTTGGATTGATCGAGAAGATTTACTAGACCAGTTTAAATTACTTCTAGAACAAATTAAACTATCACCGTATAAAGTACCTAAATCATTGGTTTTTAAATCAAAAGATAATAAAACTAAAGATAAAATGACCATGGAATTGCTGTTAAGTGATATCCATTATGGTAAATTAATCAAAGATGATTGTGGAAATACTGTAGTGTCTTGTGATGTTATTAGAAAAAGAATTAAAAAAGTGTGTGACCAAGTTGTGAAAGAAATAAAGCGAAACTCTGTCTTTTATGATGTGGAACGAATGGTAATCGGAATTCTAGGAGATATTATTGAGTCTTCCCATATGCATGGAGAAGAATCTTTAATGGGGTGTGAATTTGGAACCTCAAGACAAATGAATGAAGCGATTGTTAGTATCTACCATGACCTTTTAATTCCAATATCTTTAACCGGCCTTCCTTGTATCGATATTGTTTGTGTAACTGGAAATCATGATAGATTGGGGAAACAAAGCACATATGTTAAGCCAGGAGAAAACAATTTAACCTACGTTATCTATAAGCAATTAGAATTGCTATGTCAAGTTGGCGGATTGAAAAATATTAAATTTTCTATAACCAGTAAAATGTTTACTAATACCGAAATATACGGCTCAACTATAGTTTACGAACACGGTAACGAGCTCTCAAATTTAAATCGTGATACTATGATGAAACTAATGAATAAGAGACAAGCTCAAATCGGTAAAATTGTAGATTTTTATCGGGTTGGCCACTGGCACGAAAGAGTAGAGTATGGTCAAGGAAAGGTGCAGGTAAATGGCAGTGTTCCTGGTCAAGACGACTATTCGGAAGGTAAGGGTTTCGACTCCGAAGCTCTCCAAATGCTTAATTATTATATTAAAACCAACAAAAGAAGAACTAGTTTTTTTAGAAGCTTTCCGATATATCTCGAAGAGAAATCTAACTAAAATAACAAAGATACTTTTCTAAACTAACCCTCCTAATTGGAGGGTTTTTTATTTTTTGTGGTATATAGTATTAAGAGAGGATTAATGGCGAATGTTATAAGTAGGTATGCGTCTGAAGAAGAAAATAAAAGAACTTAGAGGAATAATTGTAGGGCTGGAGATGGAAACTAATTTACTAGAGCACGACTTGAATAGAATTGAAATTGACCTGTTTTATCTGGATAGATTACAAAGAGATTTAACCTATAATATTAACCTATTAAGGCGGGACGACATTGTAGCTGTATTGCCAGAATATAAAAAATCAATGGAGGCTCTGGAAGAGGTTAGAACTAATATTATTAAATTCAGCAATTTAAGAAAAAAACTACAAAACTCTATTGATAGTAATTTAAAAAAATACGATTTATATTTAACTCAATTTAAAACCGAGTACGGTGGAGAAACCGTACTTCCATTTAAAAGGAAACCATGAACCCAAAAGACAAGAAAAAAATACAAGATAAGATCGAACAAGAGAGAGATTTTATCTACTGCCCACGGCTAAACAATTCTCTAAAGATTTTTATGGATTCTTATCCTGATGGTGTTGAGGACGATAGAATAGCCAAAGTCTTATTACTAGAAAACAATGAGGTTGATAATATATTTATGGCAGCTATTAGAAAAATTAGAAAAAAACTTAAAATAAATGTGAGGGACTAGTGAGAAAATTGTTTTTTGACTGTGAAACGGGAGGGCTTGACCCTACTATTCATTCTTTATTAACAGCTTATTTCGGTGTATATAACGACGATTTAGAACTGATAGATGAGTTGTATCTCCAATTGAAGCCGGAAGATGTTAGCACGATTTGTGTTACGCCAGAAGCAATGCAAGTAACTGGTATTAATTTAGAAGACCACCTTAATGACCCCCAAACAATTACTTACAAAGAAGGAGCCGTTAAATTAGTAGCCTTACTGGAAAAACATAAGATTCCAAAAAAGAGAAGGCACTATAGGCCGTGTGGTCAGAATATTGATTTTGATATACCCTTTGTTAAAAACCAATTGTTGGATGGGGAAATCTGGTCAAAATATGTCCATCACAATTCCTTAGATACATTAAGGATATTGACTTTTTTTCAAGAGGCTGGTATACTACCTAAAGAACTTGGTAAGTTGGAAAGTATGGTAGAGTATTTTAATATTCCAATGGGCCAAGCCCACAACGCCAAGGAAGATATTAGAATGACGGTCGATGTCTATAAAGCTTTTTTGGCTTTGATGAAAAGTAAAAAACATGAAATGGGGATTACGTCAGGTAGTTCTTTATTAGAAATAGTGGAGGAATAATGCCATATATAAAACAGGACGATAGATTAAAATTCGATAAAGCTTTGTTGGAGATATTTAAAAATACTCCTAAAAATGCTGGAGAACTAAACTATTTAATCACCTCCATTTGCTATATGTTTATAGAGCGAGATGTGGCTAAATATCAGGACTTTAATGACGCTATAGGTGCTCTAGAAGGTGCTAAATTAGAAATGTACAGACGAATAATCTCCCCTTACGAAGATAAGAAAATTGAACAAAACGGAGATGTTTAGTGAATCATATCGGTACATGTAATCATCCAGAAAGCTATTTGACCGGCTCTACAGTTAGTTCTATGATTAAACGGTCTAAAGAACTTGGGTTACCATACTTTGCCGTTACCGATAATGGATATATGTCCTGTTCTTTGAAAGCATATTCATACGCTAAAAAAAGCGATATTAAACCGATACTGGGTATTGAAATCTTCTTTAAAGATCCAAACTGTCCTATGGCCTTAAATACCCCATCTCAAAATGTTAAATATTTTAAATTGGTAATACACGCTTTAGACCAACCGGCTTATCAGAAATTAGTCAAAATGTGTAGTAATACCCAAAGAACTAAGATGTATATTGGCGATCATAAATTCTATTTGTGGACATGGGCGGACCTCGAGGACCTAAGCAAATTCAACGTAACTGTTTCTAATTCCAACGTAGAAGATATTGTAACTAAACATTTATTAGTTAACAGTGCTAGTGTAGGTATGCAATATTATCAAAGGCTATTGGAATTATTTAAAGATAATTTTTATCCGTCTATTGTTCCCTATAAACACAATCAATATTGGTCAGAAACGGTAGAAGTCCAATTAAACGGTAAAAAATATTATATTCCGGCTAACGATAGAATAGAAACTGATTATTTTGAACAAGCTACAGCTATTGAACTAACTAGAAGGGGAAATAAGCACAAAAAACTACTTTATATCTATATTAATAAAGTTAGATATAAGGTAGCTGAGCCATTTCAAGATATTCATGGGGCTAAACTAATCAATACCTTTAGAGATATGCCTACCGGAGATATCCAAACTAAAGCTAATAAGTTTATTATGGCTCTAGCCCAGAAATTTGGACAAGCCGGCAAGCTATTGATTAATAATTACGCTTATTATTCAGAAAAAGAAGATAAAATCGTCCAAAATATGCGTTTGGGTGGTGAAAAACAATTCCAAGCAAGTCAATATATTTGTTCAACCGAAGATATTAAAGAATATCTAATAACTGAATTGGGATTTACCGATAAGGCTATTGAAAAAACCGTTCAAAACAGCTATCAATGGGCCGAAAGATTCAAAGACTTTGAGTTAAAGTATAGTTACCGACTCCCAGAGGTTGACGGTAACCCAGAACAGCTTTTAATTGATATAATTAAGAAAAAAGGTAGAATGAAATGGGATAATCCCCAATATGTACAGCAGTTTAGAGAGGAATTTGATTTATTGACTAAAAATGGTGTAATTAATTTAATACCATATTTCTTACCGATAGAGAAAATATTTGATTTCTACGCCAAGAGTGGGTTTTTAACCGGTCCTGCCAGGGGAAGTGCTGGTGGATTCCTCATATCTTATCTAGCCGGAATAACCCACTTAGACCCTATTAAATATGGACTATCTAGTGCTAGGTTCCTAACCTTAGATAGAATACAGCAGGGAAATTATCCCGACATAGATGCGGACTTTGAAAGTCGTACTCCTTTGGTTGGGCAAGATGGGAATAGTGGGTACTTATATAAAACATACGGAAAAAGAGTTGCCCAAGCGTCAACCCGAACCCTTTTAAGGATTAAATCCGCTATTTTAGACGCAAATCGATTTATAAATGGTGGTAAGGTAGATGATTTGGTAGCTGCTTTTAGTAAGTCACTCCCTAATACCCCTCAAGGAGTGAATGATAATGAATATGTATTTGGATATGAAGATAATGAGGGTACTTGGCACCCAGGCCTATTAGAAACTAACGATGATTTACAAAAATATGCCACTGAAAGGCCAAAAGAGTGGGATATAGTTAAAAGAGCCCTATCACTATCTAGACAAAACTCTCGCCATGCTTGTTCATATTTAATTGCCGATTGTGATATTGAAGATATTTTGCCGGTTTTTGAAATAGGTGGGGTAAATCGAGTAACCCAACCTGAAGCTAAACAATGTGAAGAGGCTAAGTTAATTAAATATGATTTTTTAGTAGTCCAGTCGTTAAAAGATATACGGTTTGCCTTAGACTATATTAATGCTAAAAAAACGAATGAACCACAGTGTATTGGTTGGCAACATCCAGAAAGTGGTAGTTATGGTTGTAAACAATGCGATCCTGAAATGTTTAAAGAGGATGGCTGGACTGAAGAGTCAGGGGACGGGTGTTTGGAACCAATTTGCCTACATGACCAGGCTGCCAACCTAATATGTCCTAAATGTAATAAAACTATAAAAGATTGTGGCACAATAGAAACTGGTTATTTTTTACATAACGGAACTAAAACTTACATCTGGGATTTACCAGAAGACCAAAATGTTTTTAAAATGTTAGGTAGTGGAAAAACAGAAAGTGTTTTCCAACTAAATACACAGTCGGTCACTCCTTTTGTAAAAAGATTACAGCCAAAATCAATACTAGATTGCGCCACTATAACCTCTTTAGTGCGACCAGGACCACTTGATTTTATTGACGAAAAAACTGGTAGAAATATGGCCGAGGAGTATGTGGCGAGAAATAACGGAACAAGTAGGGGTCACTTAGAAATTCTTAATCAAATGCTACCTGAAACTCATGGTATTATTGTTTTCCAAGAACAGGTTAGTCGAATATGCCGAGAGTTAGCTGGAATGTCAGTTATAGATTCAGAAAACGTTCGTATAGCTATGGGAAAAAAGAAAAAGAAACTAATCGACTCCTTAAAACCTGTGTTTATAGAGGGCGCTACTATAAAAGTTGGTAGGGACGTTGCGACCGAAATTTGGTCTATGATGGAAACGTTTGCTCGGTATGGTTTTAACAAAAGTCATGCTGTTGGTTACTCCGTAATTTCATACGCTTGCGCCTTTTTAAAGTACCATTACCCCCTAGAATGGTGGGCAGCAGTACTTAGTAATGCTAAAGATAAAGAGATTAAAGAAGTATTTTATCAGTACACTAGAGATATGGTTTTACCTCCTGATATTAACCTATCTACTGAAAAAATGAGTATTGACTATAATTTAAATAAGATTAGAAACAAGTTATCAATGATTGTTGGGGTCGGGGCTAAACTAGCGAATAAAATAATAGAAGGAAGACCCTATAAATCTATACAAGACTTTGCTAATAAAAAGGTATGTGGTAGTGCAATTGCTAGAAAACTAATCCATGTGGGTGTGCTGGATTCTTTATTTGACCCTAAAGATAGTCTACTAGTGAAGATGAAAAAATTTGAAGACGCCGTTATCTATAGAGATTATCTAGAAAAGCTTAATTCTTACGATATTTTAGATCCCAAACAGGTTAAGCTAAAAGAAAAATACGAAAAAAAGGGCCCAGCAGCATCTAAAATAAACGATTTGTATATCGGAATGACTCCGTTAAAAGATTTTCAGATTAAAAAATCAATATTTCCGACTATGAATTTGGATTTAACTAAGATTTTTTTAGAAAATTACGAAGGTGAGATTCACATTACTCCCCAATATCCTGTGATTTGTAATAATTTTGGTGAAGAATTTCCCCTTTTAACTGGCGAGCAGCTTCAAAAAATAGATGAAACCAATATTACCCAATACTTTAGGTTTTGTGTTCTCGGATATATTATAAATGCTGAAGAGTTTGCCTACTCTAATGGGTCTAAAAAAGCCTTAAAGATAGTGGTGGATTCCTCTGGATATACATCTGAAAAGGTTTTATGGCCAGATTACGATACTGGAATATTGTCATATCCACCAGAACTAAAAGCCGGTGCTGTTTGTTGTTTTTTCTACTACAAAAAGCCCGACAAGCCTTATACTAATATTATACGGATACAAATAAAAGCAGAATCTATTTGACATAATTGGGAGATTGTGGTAGTTTAATGGTAGGAGTAGTTATGAAATATATTCTTATTGTCCTACTACTAATCAACATTGGTTGGTCAGAAGATCGTATTAAAATAGGTATTATAGATTCTGGCATTAGTATTGTCCAAGCAGAAAACCCTATCCTATGTCGTAATGGGTTAAAATCATTCGTACCAGACAGTTCTGGATACGACTCACATGGTCATGGAACCAATATCTTTGGCCTAGTATCTTCAGGCTTAGATAGTAAAAAATATTGTATTGTGTCCTATAAAGTTTGGAATTACGATATTACTGCCCGACAATCTTTGCAATATACCATAAAAGCATTAAAACAAGCTAATATAGACGGGTTAAGTTATTTAAATATATCTATGAGTGGTGGTGGATACGAGCATAAAGAATTTCTGGAATTAGAGAAGATAACTCATAAGACAATGGTAATAGTAGCATCTGGTAATGAAAATAGGGATTTAGACAATATTTGTGATATTTATCCGGCTTGTTATGGAACAATATTAAGTAAAAATTTTTACTCGGTTGGAGCGATAGACACTGAATCTTCTAATTATGGATCAATAGTTACCTGTTACACAAAAGGCTTACAGATGGGAACACCTGTATTATCAGGTACATCTCAAGCGACAGCATATTTTACTAATTTTTTAATAAAAAATAATAAAAATATGGTATATAAGAGAAAGGAAGGTAAGAATGTACGACCCAATTGTTTCTGAGCTTCAAACGATCGACAATATAACTGATAAATTAGAGCATAGGGTTAGCCAATCAATAAAAGGGGATTATCTATATTTGCAAATTAAACTTGAAGATAAATTTGTTATAAATAAAACATTCTTAAATAATTACGATGGTCGAATTGACTTGCAAAAGGCTAGGGATTCTTTTAATACGGAAGATAAAGTTAAAAAATATTTTGGAATATAGGAGAAAAAATGAGCAAATTAGTTGAGATTATGGCTAAAATAAAGCAAAACAAAGACATTGTGAATACAAAGATAGATACTGAAAATCCCCATACTTTAAGAGGGTTAGAGTCTAAGGCTAGACGAGCAAAAGAAGATCTAAATGATTTGTTTATAAAGTACCGAGCCGCCGTACAGTGTAATTGTGCTTTTATTTTAATTACAGGATCTTTAAGTGACGAATTTGCTAAAATATCTAAAGAAAAGTTTGATTGTTTTACCTTAGATGGGGAAGATTTTTATAAAACCCTTCTTAAAGAAGTTAGTCCAAGAATCTATATGAACAAATTGGCTGGATCGTCAATGTTTGATATTTTGAGCTCAACCTTTGAAAGTATTGCTTATACAATAGGAATAACGGGTTATAAGTCTCTAATACCTAGCGCTAAGTTTAACAAAATTATCAAATCAGAAAAAGAAGCTTTAAATGTTGTTGTTAAATCGTTTAACGAAGGTGTTGGGGCTGAGGTAGCCGGTCTTTATTATCTAGACAAGGCAACTGTTTCGGCTATAGATAGTGATTTTGAAGGAACGATTATTCCAATTATGATCCAAACAGAAAATACCGATCTGATCAAAGATTTTGCTCAAAGATTTAGGCAAATAACTAAAAACGTATTTATAGTTACGGTTGGTTCTAAATTAGATAAAGAATTAAAAGAAGTTTCAATATATAGTAGTTCAAAAATAACCGAAGAGGGTGTTGAAAAAGCACTTACGTCGGTAAGAGAGCAAATATAACAAAAGGAGTGTCAAAATGAAAATCGGATCAGCCAGATATGGCGGCGGAAAAAAGAATTTTAAGATTAAAGATGGCGATAATATCTACGGTATTTTACCCCCTATGGGTGAATTAGCCGATAAAGGTAAGTGGTCACAATATTACCGAATTGAGTGGGGGTATAAAGACTCTACAGGTAAAAACAAGCCATTTCAAGACGTTAGGGTCACTAATCGAAAGACCAAAATGGTTGAAATTGAATCTGCTGCTCATTTATTGAGAGAAAGTTACGAAGCTCATAAGAAAAATGTAGCTGAATTGTTTAAAGCTGGCCAAGCTACCAGAGACGATGTTAAAGAAGCCGCTGAATTATGTAAAAGATATAATTTAGAATGTAAGCACTATATGAACGTTATTACCCCCCAGGGAGAAATTGGCCTATTGAAGCTTGGACATAGAGCTAAACTTGCTTTAGACGGCGCAATTAAATCTCTTAGAGATCAGGGCATTGATCCAATCGGTCTAGAAGGTATGTATTTTAATATCAATCGTTTTGTTCCACCTGGAAAGGCGCTGGACACTACATATACAGTTACCCCATATCAGGAAAATGTATCTGTACTATTGAATGGGAAGCAACAGATTGTTCAACAAAGAAAAGCTTATGTATTGGATGAGATTATTTTGTCCAGATTAGATCAAGAGGCTTATGAGCTCAATAAACTATATCCTGTTATTACAGCCGAACAAGTAGAAGAAATTGTTAACCAACCTACTGAAGCCGATGTTTGTCTAGCTGTAGATAGAATTCTGGGTAAGTCCGATGCTCCTGTAATAGATGACGCTCCTGAAGAAGAAGAAACCCCAGCGGTTACTAAGCCGATAATTACAAAACCAGTATATCAGAAGCCAACTACATTAGCTAAACCGACAGTAACGCCGACGGTAACAACTACTAAACCAGTAGTTACTAAGCCGACTGTTACTAAGCCCGTCACCACTACTAAACCGGCGGTTGTTTCGGCTCCGATAGTGGTAGAAGAAGATCTTGAGACAAATCCAGAGGAAACTACCGAGGAAAACTCGGCAGTTGCTCAAGAAACAATGTCGAATGATGATTTTTTAAGAAGTATAGGGATAACACTGTAAATGAGCGACTTAGTTACTAAAAAAGAATTTAAACTTACAATACCTCCTTTTAGAGATATTCCAGAGATAACTTTGGATATCTCTAAAGTGAAGGAGGGTGAGGATAGATTCTTAGAAGCTAGAGTGGTAAATGGTGGAACGTATTCCTCTTTAGAGTATGTTTTTAATGAAGGATATCGTCAAGCTAGGCAGCATTTAAGTACTATAATGTACCAAGTGGCCATGACTGACAAAGAGATTCGCAGGATTAAATCAGAATGTTTACTTGACGAGTATCCTGATTTTCTTAAGACAACTAAAACTAAGGACTCTACTGCAACAAAAGAGGCGTTTTTAGAAAGAAAAGAGGGATATACCACAGCTATGGATAGATTAGCAATGTTAAAAGCTATGGAGGCACTTTTCGAGGGTAAAATAAAGGTATTTGAAAATGTATGTCGATATATGAGAAAGGAGATCGACATACAGTTAAGAAGCGGAGTAATGAACGACAATAAATATGTGAGGTGACAAATGAATTCTAAACAAGTTAAGAGATTAAGAAAAGAAATGAAGTCTATTATGAAATTTTCTTTAAGTAAGCAAGATGGCTATAAGCCAGATGGCTATAAGCCAGATTATCGAGTAGGAAAAGAAGTTAAAAAAACCGTTTACTTTAAAGACAAAAAAGAAATATCTGAAAAAGAAGCTGAGGCTATTGTATCTACCGGAGATACAGTTAGTGAATTTCCAGAAGTTAAAAGAATTACCATTGTAAATGTGGCCAAATATAAGTACCAAAAAGCTAAAGAGGAGTTAAGTAGAATGCTAAAACAAGCGAGGTAATTATGTCTAAAGAAAACGGAACTATTAGTCTTTTAGATATTTTATTATTAGTTAAAGCTTTAGATAAACTTAAAAAGAACTCTCCTGAGTATAATGCAGCTCACACTAAGGCCAAAGAGGGTATTGAAAATTACAATAGATCAAATGGATTAGGTAAGTTTAGTATGAGCATTTCTAAGGCGAGGGATATTATTAAAACGAAAGAAAACGAAGAAAAGAGAACTAAATTAACTACTAGTTATAAGTCAATTCCTAAACCTAATACTAAAGGAAAACCAAATGGACATAAAAAATAATCTCAAGGTATTTTGGTGTTTGTTTTTAATGTTGGTGGGTATATTTAGAGCTATTTTTATTAAAATAATATCTATACCGCTCTTTTTTGTAGCAATTTTTATGGCAATTATAGCAGCAATAGTAAGAATATTTTTTGAGGGAATATATGGCGAGTAAATGGATGCAACAATTAAATAAAATGGAGGGAGCTGTAGATCGTGAGTACGACCCTTTTGCTCCCGAAAATGTTTTGAGATCTCCTTCCCCATCACTAAACTGGATTTTCTGTAAGGGATCTGGATTACCATTTGGATACTCTTGTGTGTTTTATGGCCCAGCTAAGGGTGGAAAAAGTCTAGCCTCCTATCTTATGGCTGGTCAGCTACATAAGGACGATAAAGAAGCGATTGTAATTAGATTTGATACTGAGATGAGGGCTGCGGTGCAAATGAGTGATAAGTGGGGTATAGATAGGGATAGGTTCCAAGCATTTAATGTTAACGATCCTGTCCAGATTTATGATAGGATAAGTATTGAGTTTAAGGCTATGTTAGAACAGGGTATGCCAATCAAAATGATCATTATTGATAGTATATCAAATATGGCCGGTGTGAAAAGAATGGGGAAAGACAGTGTTGCTGACCATCTTATGGGCGACGACGCTATGACTCATCAAGTTGGGCTTAAAAATATACTACCAATTATTAGAAAATATAATATAGCATTAGTCTGTACCGCACATATTAGGGCTAATTTTGATGCTGGACAATATGGACCAAAAGAAAAACTAGCTGGAGGATACGCCGTAAAACACTTCTTCGATTATTATGTACAAGTTACTCGGGATGGGTCTTCTGAATCTAAAATTGAGAGTGATGAGGTAAAAGATTTTAAGGGCAAAAAAGAGTTGATAGGACATAAGATATTTGTAAAAATGGCTGAAAATAGCTTTGGAACCCACGGTAGAACGGGTCAGTTTACATTAGAATATGATAAGGGCTTAGTTAAGGTTGAAGAAGAGATTTTTGAGCTCTGTAAAAACCTCAACCTAGTTGAAAGGCCTAATAATAGGACTTATATTTTCGACGGTAAGACATATACTAGTAAAGACCAGTTTATCACAGCTATTCGTGAAAACAATGACTTAGCTAAAAAAATAGTAGAATTGGTTTATGCCAGAGATAGGCATAATTAATCTCCGTTTGTGACCTCCTTGAGAAGCCCCTCTGTTTTTCGGAGGGGCTTTGTTTTTTTGTTGACTATTGTGGTAAAAACGTGTTAGTATAAGATACCGAAGACCACCGGAGGACTTTTGAATAAAGACGAAAAAATTCAAAAACTGATTAATATAGCACTAGAAAGGTGGCTAGACGATAAAGAAGACGATATTCAACTGTATCGACACTATCTTCTATCTATGACAGAAGAGAGATTAAATGATATGTTAGATAGTAGAACTAAGGAGGAATTATGACATTAACAGAAAAAATCACACTGAGCTTTAATTTAGTAATACTGCTATTGCTTGATATTGGTCTTATTATCGGCGGTATTAGTATATATCACGAACCAGATCTTGACACTATCTGTGTACTTGTAGTGTCTATCGCTTTTGGGATTTATGTTGCAGTAGAATCGGCTATATTGGCGTCAAAATACTTTAAAGAAAAGAAGATTAGAGATAATTATAGTTCGGCTTGTGATGAATGTGGCGATGACTATGACAATGACTGTGATTGGTACGAATATGACGACGAATACCATGGATTATGTGAGTGCGGAGAGTGTGACGAATGTTGTGAATATGACGACGAATGCGATTGTAAAAAAGAACAATAGGGATTGTGACCGCTGAAGAAATTGTAGCATTATGGGTAATAAACGTAGTAACGATTGGTGTTATTATATTACTTCGTATTATTAATTAATTTGTTAATTACTGGGAGGTTAAATGAGAAATTCATACGACAAGGATTTTGAAAAATCCTATCTAAGGTACGACTATTTGACTAGAATAAAACAATACGACCCTAACTGGGTATCTCAACATAAAAATACTGTAGAAATAACATCTATGAAAATGTATGAAAAACTAAGGACCAACTTTAATCTGGTTGGCTTTGATGGTGAGGATTTGAAGTCAATTGGAAACATCTATATGTTAGCCTATATGGGACTCTATAGTTTAGAGACCAATGAAAAGCTTAGGAATAGGTTTGTGGTAAAATTTTTAGAAAAAAATAAAACCGAACCTACCAAACAAGAATTGGCCCAAGCCGATCGAAACAATTTGATAAATTTTTTACGACAAAGAATTCAACACTGCTCTACAATATGTGAACGAAAGAGTCGTAATATTAAAGCAGGTCGGGCTAAAATGGGTATTTATGCTGAAACCAAGCACTCTAAACCAGTTTGCGATGAATTGCTTTTAGAAGACCATAAGAAGTATGGATATAGGTCAGTAACCCAGAAAGAATATCGAGAAATCAAAAGCAAGTCCGATAGTTTAATTGACCAATACGGCTATGGAGTTAGATTAATCCAAATACCTTGTGGTAATATGGAAATAGATGACTATGAGTTCATTAGAAAAAACATATTCTGTGATACTTATTCGGACGATCCAGAAGAAATGATGTTAAACTACGAAAGTGATAAACAGTTGGAATATCACAGAAATAAATTTGATAGTTTAACTGTAAAAGAAAAAATATCCATGTTAAGGTCGTTTATAAAAGATAATTCTAATGACTCCCAGTTAAAAAACGAATTAAAAACAGCAAGAAAAACATTGGGACTACTTAAAGAGATGAAAAAGTCTGAAATTGTGGTATAATAGGTTAAGATAGATTGTATCAGAGGGTAATTGTGGATTACAAGTTAATAGTGAAATCCTTTTTTATAGAAAAAGACAATTGTAAGATTGATAATTTTTACCTTAATTTGAGTAAACTAGTTAAGGTGTTAAAAAATGAAGGTCTTGATAGATCGAATATAAATCAAGAAATTGTTGATGAAATTACTATTGGGTTTTTAACCGACAAAGCCAGCGACCTATTTAAAATAAAATTTGGATATTATGTAATTCACTATCTAAACACCTTAATTGACTTAGATTTTTCAGATAACGCTGTTTTAAATAAAGAACCGGCTTCGGTAGAAGAGTTGAAACCAGAAGATTTTAAGCCTAAAGAATATGACTCTAGCTTATTAAGTATAATAGGACTGGAAGAGGTTGATAAATGACCGATATAAGTAGCCAAGCTAATCGTATTTTGGAAGAGTCTCAAGAAATCCGACAAAAAAAATACGAATTGGATAAAAACCGAATCAAAAATGACTATGAGGATATGGTCCAAAGGCAGCAAGAGGCTGAGGTTAATAAGAACATAGTTCTAGATAAGATGTCTTCTGATAGGATAGAGAGAATAAAGAAAGAAAATCGTGAGTATTTAGAACACGCTAAAAACTCTAAATGCTTTATTAACGATAGTTTTAATGGTAAAGTGCCTTTTTTCGGTAAGAATATAATTTTAGCGGCTGCGAAGACTGGTCAAGGAAAAACTACGATCGGTAAAAACATCGCTTTCCATACTTTAAGTCAGGGTGGTAAGGTTCTCTATATCTCAAATGAGGAAAACCCTAGTGATGTATATAACGGCGTAACTTGTATTTGTAAAAAATGGTCATATATCAACCACGAGTCTTTTTCTCCCGCTCAGCTAGACGAATTTGATCGTATGATTGGGGTCTTATCAAACCGTATGGTGGTTGTGGACGATAATTATAATGGTAATTATGGCCAAACTACCACATTGGAAGGGGTTAAGTCAATTCTAATGAATTTACAAAAAAGTCAGGCTCAGTACGACGTTATAATAATTGATTATTATCAAAATATTGGGAGATCTAGTGATAGGCCATCTATGTCCCCGTGGCAAGTTCAAGAAGAATTCGCAAAATTCTTAGATACCTTTAAAAATAATTATTTAGCCCCCATAATTGTATTGTCCCAACTAAAAGAAGGCAAGGATTTGGAGTTTAAAGAGGCTATTGAAGGTCGAAAAATGATCTTAAATATAAGTACATGTGCTATGAAGGTGGTAGCTGAAAGAGATTATATGAGAACGTCTTTTCATATTGAGAAAAGTCGATTTACCAGTGCTGTAGGGGATACCATTTATGTCGGCTTTGATCGTGGTCGATATGTAGAATACACAGACATATTTAAAAACAACGCCGAATTAGAAGCGGTAAGGAAAATATCAAACAACACCTTAAGTAGGGTATTTGGAGGAAACGATGGTAACAAATAAGGACATTGGATTTTTTAAAAAGCTGTATTTAATTTTCTTAACCTGGATGCAAGTTGGGGCTATCAAAAACGGCCAAATAGACGCTAGTATTTCATTAGCAGAAGAGCATTTTAGGGTCTATTTTGGATTAAACCTCCGAGACAGTCTCTTAAGTGGTACTAATTCTTCTGAAGTGTATAGTGCCTTAAACCGACACGCCAATATGGTGGTAAAAGAGTGTTTTGGATTTGCAAATACGCCTTCTAAATCAAGACTACGCCAACAAGCAATAGACTCCTTTATTTCCAATATTCAATTAGAGGTTGAACTGTAGATGAAAGACACTACTGAGCAGATATTAAAGCTGTTTTTTGATACAAATGAAACAATCTGTGTTTCTTCTAATAAATACGGTTATCATAGTGTCTGCCAAAGTAGTCTTAATGGTGAAATAACATTAATATCGCCCAATGATCCTAAAAAGACAGTTTCAATTACAGAGTCGGATATTAATTTAATGGCTATTAATCCGATTAGTGGATTTAGAAAAGACGAAAATGTAACTGCTTTTCGATCTTTTTTAGTTGAAATTGACGATGGGCCACTACCAGAACAACAGCGATATATTGACTCTATGGAAATGCCATACTCTGTATGTATCTTTTCTGGCAATAAGAGTCTCCACTATGGAATTGTTTTAAATGAAGATCTTCCAGATTATGGAACGTGGAGAATATATGCTGAATGGATATTAAATATTATGAATAGGGCCGATCAAATGACTAAAAATCCGTCCAGAAGTATTAGATTTCCTGGAAATATTCGACACGATGGTGCTAAATTACCACAGCAATTAATTAAGTTAAGCGGTCGAATTCCCCTTAATAGGTTAAATATTTGGCTATCTAAGTACCCCCAATGTAAACCAATGCCTATAATACCTAAAATCCCGTCGTCTGTACCTTCGGTATTGGACATTCCGCCATGGATACTAGAAGAGTTACAAAGCGGAATAACTAACGAAAGAAACAATACTTGGTTTAGAATAGCGATGACCCTAGCTAGTAAGAATTTTTTAGAAAGCGAAATTATATCTATTTTAGAGCCATATTTTACAGAGCAGCGTGATTTTAAATATCAAGAATGGTTGACTTCAATTCAAAGTGCGATAAAAAGATCGCAAAAAGAGAATTTATGAGACAGAGATACGATAAAAAGCCTAGAAGAAGATTGGATCGTAAATTTGTAAAACCAACTAATTTTACGACGTTTATTGATGACAATATTGATATTGATAATCGAGTTATTCATATGTTTGATGAGATATCTCCTGAAACAGTTAATAACGCCATTAAGGGTATTCAAATTATGTTAGCTAAGGATAAAACTAAGCCGATTGATATTTATATAAATTCAGAGGGTGGGTGTCCTTATAGTTCTTTTGGACTATACGACTTTATTAAGTGCCAGCAAGGTACTTTAGTCAGGACATATAATTGCGGATGTGCTATGAGTGGTGCTTCAATTATATTTTTAGCTGGCGACGAAAGATATATGTACGAACATAGTGTTTTTATGCTACATAGTGTAAGTAGTGCGGCTGAAGGTAAGGTTTATCTTAATTTACAAGCCGAGACTGAGGAGTGTAAGTTAATCCATAAAGATTTATGCCAAATTTACGCTGATAATACTAAAATACCATATAAAGAATGGTACAGATGGTTAAAATTTGAAGATAAATATTTTAGAGCAGCTAAGGCATTGGAATTAGGCATAGTTCATAAGATTTTAAAACCTTGACTTTTGGTTATTTTGTGGTATTATCTCTTAACGGAGGTTGAATGGAAAATTATATTAAAACCATCAAGGACTGTGTTGAGGTTAGGGGTAAAGAAACGGTTATAAACGCCAGTAAAATCGATAGTTTAAGGTTTTCCATAGCCATAACTAAGGTTATGTTGGCCATAGAAGAAGGTGTTTTAAGTAAAAACGATCTAATAAGGAAGCTTTTATATGATAAGTAACTTAACTCAAACAATTGAAATATGGCAAGCCCTTGTGTTGTTTCCATTTTGCCTATTTGTTGCTTACCTAATACACCGCTTAGGCTATTTCTTAGCCGTTCTTTATGTTAACTATGAAACAATGTGGAAGAACAATAAAGAATTTAAGAAACGCAGTAAAGAAGTGGAGGAAATGAAGGCAAATGGGGATCTACCAGAGTGGGTTACCCTTCCTATATATGGTAAAGACACACATGTTTGTAAGAAAACTGGCTACTGTCCAAGCTTAGAATGCTTTATAAATATCGATTATATTAAGACAGTGCTCTATATGAGAGCTAGAAAAGCCGAATTAGCTAAACTGTTTAATGAGGGAGTGGTGGACTTGGCTTCAAAACATGGTGTAGATACTGCCATGGTAATTGCGATTGCAGAAGGTATAGATCAAATTAAGGAAAATATTGGTATTAAATATGAAGAAAAACTAAAAGAATTTAAAGGAGATAGCAATGTCTAAAGACAATGTGGAATTAGTAGAGGAGCATCTTTTACAACTAACGGAAATGCTGGAATCTTGTGAAATTGAGTTTGAAAACTACAGTGCTGGTAGAAATACTGTTATAGAATTAAGTAACGGAACCAAATTCGTATTTGATAGTTTAGGGATGTTGGTTAATATAAAGGAGTAGTTATGGGAGTAGATATTTGTTTATTTGCTAAAAACAATAAGAAATATGTTAGTTTAGATAGGAAATATGTACTTCAGTCTTATTGGGATCTATATAATTCTCCCGAAATGTCCAACGAGGATGTAGACGAATTACACTCTATATATGCTAAACTAGCTGACGATATAGACAGATCTGTTAACTTTAGAGAGATTGAAAAACTAACACTGGCCAATCTAAAAAGTACCAGACATCCTAGATCAGATAGTGATTTAGGACACCTACAGTACTGTGAAGGCTGGAATCGTATAATCTTAGCCTTTGTAAATAAATATCCAGACGATGAATTCTTCGTAGTGGCCGATAATGAAAGTCCAGACTGTTATGAATATATGAAGCAATATGGCGACGGAACTCATTATGTGTCTGGCGAATTAGACCCAGCAGAGCAATTCCAATATGATGAGATTAAGGTTGAGGATTTGATAAAGGAGTAATTGTGGGTATAAATATCTGCTTGTTTGCTAAAAACAATAAGAAATATGTACACCTAGGTAGATACCACAGTATTAAGTATTATCAGTTCGACGCTTATATATCGTTACCTGAAAACGATAGGGATGATTTAGACGCTATTTATTATAAATTAGCTACTGGGAGCGATAGGTGTACTAAATTTAGCGACATATATAGGTTAATATCAACCAATTTAACATGTATTAAATTTGATGACCCACCGATTGATCAAGAATATTTAAATTACTATAGGGGTTTAAACAATATAGCCTTAGCGTTTATAAATAAATATCCAGACGATGAGTTTTTTATTGTTAGTGATATTGATGATCCTAGTTATTATGGGTATTTTAAAACATGCACCAACAAAATACTCTATAAGTTAGTCTATCTTGACACGACGGAACTATTTCAATATGAAGAGATCAAGGCTGAGGATTTGATAAAGGAATAATATGAAACTAACAGGAGCCGAAACCAGAGAAGAACTTGAAAAATTGATTGGAAGACATTGTAGGGCTATAACGTTTTTTGATAAAATTACTAACATTGAAGGCCCTAACTTAAATGGTTATTATATTTTAGATCTAGAAAATGGTCAAAGTCTATGGATTAGTGGGGTTAGTATAGAAGTTTCAGCTTGTTGTGTCGGTGACAAATTTAAAACAAAACATGGTTTTTGTGATATTATAGATATAATGCACAATGGCGATTGTTTTGAGTATAAGATTGAGCCTACTGAAATAATAAATACTAGTGTAGTCGATCGATGGATTATGATTGTCGATGAGGAAGATATGGTGGGTATTATAAATATAAGTAACGCATTATCACAAAATACTAAATGCTCACAACATTGCCCTCACCCTAATAAAAAAGAAGTTCACTTAATAACTAGCAAATATTTATATTGTCCAGATTGTAAAGCAGATTTAGGCGATATAAAATAAAAAGAGGATAAAAATGATTAAGTATTTGATTTTATTGTTAATATGTTCTTGTGCTACATCAACTACAATATCTTGTAATAAGTATGTTGGAATTGAATATCACAACTGTATTAATGATGTTGAACTATTACAACATAATTTGTGGAATAATTCTACTATGGGCGGTTATTATGAGTGATGCTACTGTAATAACCCTATTGTTGGTAGTTTTTAGTATATGTTTAATAATAGTATGGAGGGATTCGTGAATAAATTTTTAGCATTTGATTGTGAAACGGGTGGAACAGATCCTAAAGTACATTCCCTATTAACTGTTTATTTTGGTGTTTATACTAAAGATTTAATATTGACAGATTCTTTGGAATTAAGTGTTAAACCAAATGATGGCAATTATATATGCAGTGGGGAAGCACTTGGTGTAAATAAGATTAATTTATTAGAACATGATAAGGTAGCTATTGGTTATAGTAAGGGCGGTTATTTATTGAGAGAATTCTTATCTAAACATAGCAATCAAGGGTGTAGTTTGTTGATTCCGATTGGGCACAATGTAAAATTTGATATAGATTTTATTACATATCAATTACTAAAGTCTTTTAATCATTATGTATCGTATAGAACTTTAGATACAGGTACGATAGGACAATTTTTAAAACTAAGTGGTTTAATTCCAGATGATAATTTAGGGGGATTAAACGCTTTGGCTAAACATATGGGAATTGAGATAAGTGAAGAGTCACTACATAATGCCAGAGTAGATACACACTTAACGGTAGATGTGCTTAGAAAGTTTAAGGGACTAGTGAGGAGTTAATATGAGTGAAAAAGAAATTAAAAGATACTTAAGAAGGGTGTTGTATAGCTGTAAAAACCAAGGTCAATTGGACATTTGGTTTAATTGGGCTATTAAAATTATTAATAATCACCCAGAACTAATAAGTGGATATAATTATAGCCGATATAGTTCTAGATTAAGCTTTAAACATCTATATGATGAATTTAAAATCTATTTAGAATCTAAGGCTTCGGATACAAACTCTTAACCGCTAAGCAAGCCGTATAATAATCCGCTAATTGTTGCTGGCCCTCTGCAATTAATATTTCATCCCCTGAATTAATCTTAACCATTGCATCCAAATAGGATTCGATTTCTGGATAAGCCTTTCTTCTTAAGTCTATATAGGCTGTATTGTTTTGATTCTGTACTATTTCCAAATCCTTAGCCTCTAACTGCTGCATGAAAAGTTCTGCCTCATCAGCACGGGATTTATCCTCTATTAGACTATTTACATATTTTTTCATATTAATAACGTCTGGTTTTAAAATTCTAAAACAAGACATCCCACCATCTCTAGCTTTAATGTCTTTCCATCGATTAATTAACAATTCCTTTCTCTGAATTTCATCCAGTCTGGATTGCTCCTCTAGGATAAGTTCTTGCTTATAAAATAGGAATTCAGCTTCTAATTCCTCTTGTGTTAAGCCTAGTTCTGGGTCTAGATCGTTTCTAGTACAATACCTGTCTATTAAAAGAGGTATTAGTGGTTCTATAGTTAAGAGATTGATTTGTTCAAAAGTCATATAGATTCCTTATTTTAATTTAGTAATAGTAATGTTTGTTCCTAATCCAGCCCCATAGTTGTAGCCAAATAAGTAATCTGCCATACCAGAAGTGCCTGTATATCCCCTCAATTCAAATGTTTTTGTAGCACTAATAGTTACATATGCTGTCCCGACTGTAACGTCTCCGGTAGTTCCCGATCCGTTTGTTTTAATCCCCGAACCTTTCTTAGTAATGACCGCATCAGTTATGTTGTATAAATATGAATGTCCAGACCCCTCTCCATTAGAAGAACTTCCGTCGGAAAATGAAGTAAACCAATCTATTCTGTAGGCACCACTGGGAATAGAAAACTGATCATTAGAAATAACAGCAATTGGGCTACCTTCTAACGTGTCAATAGGAATAGTTACACTAGCTCCCAATGTACTAGATGCTGTAACATAATCTGTACTAAATAATGTTGCCGTCAAAATGGAAGGGGTTATTATATTTCCGGTCAAAGGTTTGTAGTCAGGGAATTGGCGTTGTAGATGAATACTAAAAGGCAAGTCAAAAAGTGAAGCTCCCCCATTTCTAGTATAAACAGTTACACCCGTAGTTGATAATGAGGTATACATCATCATTCTATCATCTGTGGTTGAGCTTGTTAATACAACTGATGGGGCAACGGTGAACTTTCCTGTTTTAAAAGTTATAGCCACTACTCCCGTAGAAGTTCTACTAACACTTGCAATAGCATCACTATTCTGACTAGTAATTGTAGCAGTTCCGTTGTTTGCTATATTTCCACTAAAATCATTCTCTGGCAGTTGATTGCTATGAACTACTCCGTCTACTTCGGCTTGAGCATGAAAAGTTAAATGTGCTAAAGCTGATGATGTTCCAGATAAGTGAGGTCTTAATACATCTCCAGCTACTAACCTAACACCACTAACTGAGGGTGTACTTCTATAAGAAGCACTTGTGTAGTCATATGAAAGTCTAGTTGCCGCAGAAATTCCTACTACAGACGTTGTTAATTCAGTTGAGTTTTTACTTATACCCGCATATACACCATCAAAGTCTGCTGACATAGATACTGTACAATCTCTTAACGCTGTTATACTAAACCCTAAAGTAGAACTATTACTTATAGTACATATGGCACTTCCAACACTACTTCCAACGCTGCTAAAATAAGGTATTTTATTATTTGTAGATCCAACACCAGCATAACCGTAATAAAAAGCACTTTGCTCTTCAATCAACTTCGTATCTTTAAAAGCACTATTAGTTACCAATATATTATCCACATATAATTCTACTGTAGTGGTAGTAACCGTATTCTGCCATCCAAATTCGATCTCAGTGCAATCATCCCAAATATAAGCTGCTTCTTTAAAAGTCTTGCCAGCTCCGTTGGCATTATAAACTGCTGGCATATTAAAATATTGAATGTGTCCTGCGTTTGTACCATCTTTTTGTTTAACACATAATCTAAAAGCATTATCAATTGTAGTAGCACTCATTCTATTTTCAAACTGAATACCTAGATAACGTCCTCTTGAGCCTTGTGGTATAGTTTTAGTGAATCCAAAGTAATCATTCTGACCGTTAGCACCAGGGGCGTATTCAATGACTTTGGTGGAGGATTTTAGTAAATCTGCTGCATCAGTGCTTAAAGTTAAAGCACCTGCTGTGAGTGTTCCACCGCCATCGAAATCTGCGTGTTGACCTTGGAGATCTACTTCGGAAATTAAACTTAAATTATCACTTTTAATTAGGTGGATGGTGTCGGCGTCTTCTGTACTAAGAGTATATGTTTCGCTAGATGAACTTAATCCGCCATTTATTAATAAATGAGTTGCATCAACGGCCATTCCTAAAATAACTATTTTATAACCCAAAACACTTGGTTTAGTGTGTGACCATCCGCCAGCAGTTGAACTAGCATAGACCAATTGTCCACCGGTTAAACCAGTAAATCCTTTAATATTTCCACTTACAGAAACAATTCCAACATCACTTGCATTACCACCATAAACACAAATTCCAGCATAATCATATCTATTAGCATTGGTAATATCTAATTTATAAGCATAGCTTTGTGTTCTACCAGTATCTCCATTTGCAGTACCTTTAGAAATATAAATGGCCTCACCTACAGCAATTGTTTCACCTAAAGTAATTGAATAGCCATCATTAGATAGTAATTCAAACTTAGTTTCATCAAAAGTACCTGTGGAGGTATGTTCTGTAATACAAACATAAATATTGCGATCTACTGAATACCAAACCACATCGTCAACTGTATATTTAACGGATGGTTCCCATTTATCTAAACCGCCGCCGCCAGATCCACCGCCTTCAACTTGGAAAATATCTGCAAATTCAATATTTTGGATATTTTGACTTGCGTCTGTTTCTATAATAAAATAACCTAAAAATTGAGTTTTCTTCTCAAAATCAGGGGTTCCAGCTAAAGCCGCACTGGCTCCTTCAGATCCAAAGCTTAATACTACTTCACCAACATCGTTTAACCAAACACCACATTTTACAAATGTTGATGCGGTTTGATCATAATTTACAATATCGTCACCTACTGAAACAACTATATTACTTGCTCCATTTGCAGTACTAGGCAATGTAATTGTGGCCCCAGTAAAAGCTGGCATAGCTTTATTAATCATTGTGGTTATTCTGTTTTTAGCTGTTTCTGGATTCACAACTGTTATGGCACCGACATGGACTACCCTATCTGCGGTAGGGTCGGTTGGGTATAATCTTAAAGGATTAGTTAGCTCAGAATTAACCGAAGTTAATAGATTATCAGCTTCTGTACTATTAGCTGGTTTTCCACCGGTAATTGCAGTTGTATATAGAGCGCTAGTTGTTAGTTGGTCTAATTGTGCTCTATGGACTAACTGTCTAAGATCTGTTTTTGTCGCTGATGCCATTGTATTTCCTTTTAAAATTCTGTATTAGTTATGTATTTTGTCTTAAATACATTTGATTTAATTTCTATATTATAAATATACCTATATTATAAATATACCTATATTATAAATATACCTATATTATGATTGAAGATTATCATTATTCTGGACTATTAGGATAATCGCCATTCTAGATTATTGACTGGTGTATAGTAATCTTTAATCTTATAAGTTGTATTAATGGAGTGTTTGTGGGAAAATTTCTACGTTTAGTTTCTGGATTGCCAAGAATGGTGGATGAAAGTGGAACACCTACTATTTATGATGATTATTTAATCGTAGTTGAAAGTGGCGCTTCTGGGGCAAATGAAATTAATTTAGCCGATTGTGAGTCGGGGGATGAAATTACATTACCAAATTCAGGTACTTACGACGGTGATAATCTAGAAGTATACTTTAACGGAGATAGAGTTCAAGATGTTTTCGACTACAACTGGGTCGGAACCGGAACTAGAACTAAAATAACAATGACCTTTTCTTTAAATGTGGGGGATAAACTCCGTTTTAGGGTAGATAGAGGCGCTTAACTTATACCTAAGCAGAATTTATATAGTTGTTCTTTGATAAATTGTTCTTTATTTTTGATAGTGTATGGAATTCTGATAAGATGAACTCCTTTTTCTAAACAAAGTTTATTTTTAAGTTGGTCACGGTTTTGTTGTTTTTCAAGGGAATCGTTCTTGTTCTTAATCCTAAAATGCTTCTTAAAGTGAAACTCTCCGTCATATTCAAAAGCTAATTTCAACTCTTCGCAATACCCATCTAACTCCAATTTTTTACCCGTCTCTGGATTAATAAGCCAATAAGGTTTTTTAGTAGGGAATGGTTTGTTAGTTATCTTTTCAAATACAGATCTACAAATTTCTTCTTGAATAAAATTTCTACAATGTGGACAGCGACCTCCGTGCTTAAACTTATTAAAAGTAGTTCGATAAAGGTGCTTTTTTTCACATAAAATAGATATCTTTTTGTTAGATCCATTGTATTCAGAAACCAGTTGGTTATTATAATTTTTTATATAATCACTTACGAAGTTCCAAGAATATTTTACAACATTGGCACATACCGGACACCTTCCTTTATTACTACCAATCCAACTACCCAAGGAACTTGTATATTGATGACCACTTGGGCATTTAATATTTAATTTAGTATTGTGATTCCTATATTCGTTAGATAATAACTCATAACCTTCTGCTCTATACAATTCTTTTACTTGATCTATTGTTCTAGGTACATTATTGGCACAATATGGGCAACGAGTATTGCCATGTTTAAAAGCTGAAAAACTTGCCCAATATTCGTGGCCATAATTACATTTAATTTTTAACTTTTTTATTCCATTTATGTATTCTGTAGAAAGCAATTCGTAATTTCTTTCTACAATATATTTCTTAACATACTCTATGGGATGTTTTTGTTTACCAAAGCAAGTTCCGCATCTGTGGCCAGCCAAAAAACTTCCAATGCTTATTTTAATATTATGGCCAGAGGGGCACACAACGGACAGTAGTGTGCGGTTATTGGTATATTGAGTACTTAATAATAAATAATTATATTTTAACAACACTTCTCTGGCGTATTCTATTGTGTGTTTTTTACATCTCCTGCATATTGGACATCTAGTTCCTAACTTAAAATGATTAAAATCAACAAAATAATCGTGTCCTTTGGGGCATAATGTATGTAATTTATTGTGAGCATTGGTGTACGAATGAGATTTTAATAGATATCCAGTTAATTCAATATAGTTCTTAACGTATTCATAATCAATTTTTTGGCGATCTTCACATATTATACACCTACATCCTCTACTGAAAGCATTGTAACTCATATTTATTATGTGGTTATTTGGACACTTTATTTCTAAATCTGTGTGTGAATTAGTATACCCTACAGATAGTAGGGTATAGCTGCAAGATTCTAACTTAGCCCGCACTTGTTCAAGGGTAAATTTAATTCCACCACAACAGTGTGGACATCTTTTACCAGAAATAAAATTATTAAATCTAACAGAATAAATATGTTGTTTATTACATTGAACCAATATATTGGTATGGTTATTAATGTATTCAGTAGATATTAATCTATATCCAAAATTTTCAATATATTGTCTTACTTTTTCTAAAGTCAATTTTTTAGACATATTTTTAATACCTTACTATATTATACCATAAAAAAACAAAAGGAGCGGCAGAAATCGCTCCTTTTTTAAAAATAAATTAATAGTTAAATAAAAACTAGTTAATTCCTAGGATTTGAGATTGTTTTATTTCAATAATTCCAACTGTTTTAACTTGAGCGCACCAAACCGATGCATCGTTAGAACTAAATGTTAACTGAGTGGCAACATCAAATGCACCTGAATCACCCAAAAATATAGGTAAGCCAACTTCACTAGATTCAAAAGAACTGTCTGAGGATTGGAGAGTTGCTTCCCCTAAAATAATAACAGGAACATTTGATCCTATTTCTATAGCTGAAGCCGTTCGGTTTTGAGCTAGTCCAATAACGTAAATTGTATTGGTTTCAGATCCAGCGGCTCCGGCTGGTTTGGATGCTAAATATACCCTACCGGCTGTTTCCGATGACAACGCATACCTAACAAGTCTGGAGGAATTGGCTGGAACTTGAAATCCTGCCACGCATGTTTTTTCTATCTTATTAGAAGATGCAGATGCTCCTTCTACTGCGGTTTCGAGGCTCTGTAATGCTGATTTAATTGTAGAAGAATCAGCAATTGTTGATCCTGTAAATGTACCTAAATGTTCTGCATTAACGGCAACACCAGAAAGAGTTACTAAATCATCAACATCGGCTTGAGCGTCACTAGCAGCACTAGCAGCAGCATTAGCATTAGCGTCAATTTTCTGAATAGCACTTAATAAACTATCATCAGCAGTTACTGTTCCCACTCCACTAGTAAAACCAGTCAATACTTTGCCAATTACAGCAGCGTTACTTAAAGTAACCGCACCAGCGTCACTAATAGTTGCTTCACTAGACATTGCGACAGCAGATGCAATTCCAGAAGCATTGTAAACTATAATATTAGCAGCAGTACTTGTAGCAAATTTTACATCAAAAACGTCTTTAGTTAAAAGACCAGAAGCGGTAGTTGATTCAAAATATTTAGATGACCAGGAAGATCCTCCCCAAACGTAAAGCTTATTCGCTTCGTCATCAACAGCAATAAAAGTACCGACACTTGGAGTAACGGCAATCCAAGATGTTCCGTTAAATTCGACAATATCACCAGCAGAAGCACCATCATAATCAGCATGGGGAGCGCCGCCATCATGAGATAAAATATATCTATCACCAGTTACTTCGGTAGCTGGAGCCGCTGTGTTATCGGCCACATAACTTAAAGCAGATTCTTGCCATTCAAAGTTATTTATAACACCTTGGGTATTTGACAAGGATGTTTCTAAATCTTGTAATGCTTGTTTAATAGTTCTACTATCTTCAATAATAGCACCGGTAAACGTACCTAAATGTGTACTTGCAGCAGCTACACCAGACAGTGTAGTTAAATTAGCAATATGTCCTAAATCTACGTTTGCATCTGGCATTGTAATTGTTCTAACGGTAGATTCGGAAATTCCACTAGCTTCAAATGCAATTTTCTTAGAAGCGGTAGTGTTGTCAGAAATTCTAAAAACAGCATCGCTAAAATCAGAACCTAAAGCCGTTCCAATTGCACTATCAATTGCAGCTAAGTGAGAAGCAACAATAGCAGGAGAAGCTGGGGTGTAATTAGTTGGGGTAGCGGCTAAAGCACCAATCGCTGTGTCTAAATCTTGAATTGCAGCTTCAACAGTATCGGAAGCGGCTTGAATATTCTTTTTAGAACCATCGGCATATTCAAAATCAATTTCAGTAGCATCGTGTTTTGAAGCTTCACCATTTAAGTGAGTTGAAATAGCACTAGCATTAGTAGCAATTCCACCCAAATCTACGTTGGCATTTGGCATTGTAATAGTTCTAGCTGCATCTAAAGCTGAAACATCAAATGTAGCATAATTGGTTTCTCCACCAATCTTTACGTTACCTAAAATTAAAGTGTTTGTTGATAAATCAACATTACGGTTTAACCCGTTGATAAGACGTGATAAAATTTTAAAATCGGCCATATAACCTCCTGTAATTACGTCATTGTAATTATGTTATTTTTATTTTTCTTCTATGAGAAACTGCATCCTTACTTTTAATCCATAAATGTCTAATAATTTATTTGCTTCTGTAACGGTAGAGTCTATCAATTCTCTAATTCTTCCACCTAATTTTTCTTCAATCAGTTGAAGCTGCTCTTCGCTCATTTTAGATAATTGTTCTTCACTTACTTTCCTTACTCTTTCCATATTTACTCCAATTGACCTTCAACTTCCATATCTATTACTAAATCCTTTTTTAATGGGTCACTTAAATTTTTAGCTATTATTCCTACCCTAACAATAAAATCACCAGACACAAAACCACCAACACCAACGGAAGGTGCAATATTTGTTAACGAGCCCAATTTAGAAACATAGATAACATCGCTATAATCAAAAGAAAGGGAAACGTCTTTTAATCTTCCATTGGAAATATATTCTACTGGTTGTCCATCTGCCGAATCTTCTCTAACTACAGCGAAGGAAGCTCTGGCACTTGCTTCATTTGAAACGTCAATTATATCGACCTCACCAGAAGTATGATTAATAGATACGGGAGTAGCTTTGTTTAAGGAACTACCTGTAGAGTTCAAACCTTCGTCACCTTGTGGTGCTGTACTGATTGATCCCGCTAAACTTCTTGAATATGTCATAATTAATTCCTATATAATAAACCAATTAAATCCATCGCATACGTATGTGAAGGATGACCACTGTGCCTGAATTTCGTTTACGGCCGAGTTGTATGTGGCGCCTACCATGTCGTCTATCGCCTCAGCACCCTCAGCTCTTATCCTTACATAGCCAATTCCAGCATCGATTTTTTTGACCACTATGGTACGACCATTATTTGCACTAGCGGTAGGTAGCGTCATCAACCTATCACTTGCCCCAGTCGTTACCAATAATACATCGTAACCATCAATATCTGTAATTACATAATCGGCGCTATTAATATGTTGTACATTTTTAGAAGTACTGCCACTTGCCGCAATAACTATCTCATTGGTATTTTCAGTAATGATTATATTTGCACCCGACACTAACGTTCTAAATAATAAATTCACACCAGACTTGGTTTGGTAAACCTCTGCCCCAGTACCAACATTTACACCAGCATTGCTCTCACCACTCGATAGAGTTCCAACACCGGTATAGCCACCATTAACTTTAATTCTAATATCTAATATGTCTCCGATTACTAAATCAATGTCTATTTGGAATTGATTATTAGCAGAACCTACAGGACCTAATTCTATAAAGTCAACCCCATTTAATAATGGTATTCCATTTAAGTAAACATCTAAAACGCCCTTTCCAACTACATAACCTTGTGGGCTTCCACTATCTCTGGAGTCATCTGGTAAGGTAATAGCTGTACCGGCACTTATAGGCCCGGTCAATTCATTATCGGTAGAGGGAGCTCCCGCTATAATATATATAGGTTCTTGGTAAGCATTAGAAGCCAAAACTTCAGAAAATGCGCTTAAACTTGGATTATCACCATCTATTAATTCCTGACCATCCCACAACCAAACTGTAGTATCTGCAAGTCTATAGGCAAATATAAAAACATTTTCATTTAATGGGCAAGATCCAATACTAACAATTGTTAAATTTGATAAATCGATAGATGACGATGCGTTTCTATCTATCGTAAAATAAGCAACTTGATTTACGGCTAACGACACTGGACCGTTAGTTAATTCAATTGTCATATTGTTGGATGAACTTGGAATGGAAATATAAAGATATGGAGTAGTTACGTTACCATCTTCATCTGTATTAGCAAAACCGATTTCTTGATTTGCTCCATTCGTTGCCTTAGCGCAAGACTTATAATCTGGAGTAAAGCCAATAGTTTTATCTTGGGCTTTATCGGCCATCATAGCCGTCAATCTTGCCGCCCTTCGTGTTAGATTCTCACCTTCGATGGTGTTATAATTTTGTTGATTAAATTTAGTACTTACATCTCCTTCCGTAGGAATTGTAATGTAAAATGCCCCGCCCATATTTCCATTACTTGCATCGGCAGGTGTTCCATTATTTGCATCTTCTATTGTAACTACGTTATTACTTACAGTTGCAGTAAAATCAGCTAGGGCTTCTATTACTAATTGAGTCTTAGTAGCAACTTGATTTTCAGTATCTCCACTTGCAGATAAATCAACTTGAACACCTGTTCTACCTACTATTGCTGGATCCACACCAACACTATTAAAGGTATACCAAACATAATACTGAGTTCCACCAGCAGATTCAATCAACCAATATTGACCAGCAGCTATTTTAGATTGTGCATCAAATTCTACTTCGGTAACTTCTTTAATATTAACCGAACCAGAATAATTTGGGTCACTATCGCTTTCACTTCTAGAACCAATATAGTCCAATAAAGCTTGTGGAACTTCATCACTAATTTGAACGCTTTCACCTTGCTCTAATTCTCCAGAGCCCCCACCCATTCTAATATAAATCTTAGCAATACTGGCCCCATTATCGTCTCTAAAAAATAACCAATAAACATTGCCATCAAAAGGAACATCTTCTCTATCGGCTATTTTAATATGTCTTTTTGTTGAGGGAGAAGCACTTGTTTCGTACCAACCCCAAGTATAAACAGCATTATCACCAGCAGATCCGGTTGATAATTCTTGATAATTAACAGTTAGTGTAACTTGAGAAACAGAATCTACCGTCAATATTTGGTAGTATTTTGATTTATTTGCCGAACCTAACTTAATAAAATCACCAGCAGTTACGTTATTGGTCCAAGAAACGGCGCCCACAGAAGAAACTACAGCACTTCCATTAGTAAATATTAAATTAGGTGTTATCTCAACATCTCTTTCTAACTCTAAATAAGCAACTTCGCCGTCGGCTAATGTTATGTGGTTAGAGGTTAAATTAGCTAAAACTCTAAAGCTTAATCTACTTCCAATTAATCTTAAATAAAAATCTCTATCCCAGTTGATCTGGCCAGCAACAGATTCGCTATGAAAAAAAGAACCCCTACCGGTCATTTTTAAATTTGCCAAATCAGCATATAAATCATCTATACTGATATTACTTGTTAGGGTGTTCCATCTTGGAGTTCCCTTAATTAATTTAAACTCTGTCATTATAGCGTCCATCCACTCTTTTAATGACATAATTTGCTTATCGCCGCCCCTAAATGGAGAGGTTGAAGAGGATGATTGCCAATGATTTTCCGTTCTACCTTCTGTATGGTTGGTCCAAGGATATTCATAATCAGGATTTGGAGTATTAACCCCAGCAGTGCCTAATCTAAATAACATAGGTCTTTGATCAATAACACTTAAGACATTATTTGCACTATCTGTCTCAACAATAGCTATTGGTAGTACGTTACTAGCATATATAGAGGATGTGATAACTATTGTGTAGTTTAAAATCTGAGCTAAGGGAAGGGTTTTAGTAGTTTCAGTTTGTGAAGTTGGGTTCCATAAATATACTTGAGACAGGGTTGTGTCGTCTACAGCTCGACTATATTCTAAACCAATATAGTTTAGAGAACTGGGGGTAAAACTACCATCTACCTTTTCATTTACTGTAGAATTAAGAATTTCATTAGCTGTTCCGTCTGGAACCATCAAAAAAGTACCCGATACTGTTGACTTACCATGTAATACAGAACTATTTTCTACAATTAACTGTAGTCCATTAGCAGATGCTCCCACCGCACCTACCATATTGATTTCAAAACCTCTGGCAATATAGGATTGGCTTTCACCTAAAACTAACGAACTAAGTAACTCATCGAAATCATTAGAAACTGCTGATTCTATAGATCTCATATGAGGAACGTCCCAACGCATCTGATTAATTACATTAAATCTTCGTCTAACAGCCATCTTATCCTCTTAATTATTTAGGTAGATATATCTTTAAAGATTGTTATTATTTTAATTATAAATTAGTGTAAATCTAACTCATTATATGGTATTATACCCTTGAAATTAAAGCTTAATTTTACAACGCCCTTGGCAACAACTTGAAGTTGTTCACTTGTTACTTTCATTTGAGGTATCCATAAAATATCCGAATCAGTGTGTCTATCTTTGATCCTCAAAGAAACATAGGGCGCATGTAAAATATCTTGAATTTTAGTTCTAAGATCATACCCTTGTAGTCCACCAACAGACTTTAATTTAACACCAGAAATAGTACCTTGAATGCTTACTTTAGTAGTCACAATTTCCATCGGAAAAGCACTGTCAATACCATAAATTTCACTTTCACCGTAATCTATCGTATATCTGATCTCTTGGGCGCATGGATAAACTTTACCACCTATATAAAGCTTAATATCAACCCCTTTCATGGTCACTGATTGAGTCATTAAATTCTCCTTATTCTAAATCTTCGCCCCAAACCCAGTATTTTTCTGAATTCTCTGTATTCCACTTACCTAACCCGATGTCGTTCGGGTACAAAATCGTAATTACAACATTGATACCGGTAGCCGCTACTGTATTTATTAAATCCTCAGCATATAACCTGCCAGACACCACATCGGTTAAATAAAATGGATAATCCTCACCATTTTTAGTAACAGTATATGAGTAATCTTGTGAAACTAAAGATATATTTGTTCCAATTGGATGTACATTTTGAAATCTATAGGATGGGTTGATCATTAAGCTGTTATTTGAAGGTCTAGAAATATAAGGAACTGGGCCCTCTTCTTTACTAGTACCAAATCCAAATATCAAATGACCCTGATCGTCAGGAAACTGAGACGAGTCGTCAACCGTAACGATTAATTCTGTATTGGAGTCAACCAATATAGTTGAATTACACTCTTCCCCGCCTATTAAATATGGCTTACTTTCGTCATATAAATATGGCCCAAAGGTATCGTCTAAATTTGAAGAACCAGACTCATGAAGATGTGCGGCTCCTTTTCTATTTCGACGAATTACCTTAGTAGTTGCCGGCATAAATATCTCTAACAGTCTAGATTCTGTTTGGTAAGCAGCCGCATAAGTAAAGTTTGACGCTAACGTTGCTCTTTGTGGTTGATAAAACAAAATAGCAGTATCGTTTCCTTGCAATATTGTTTCAGCTATTCCATTTGGATTTTCAAACTCTACATAAGCTTCGGTAACTAATCCACCATTAACAGCAGATATTGTAAATGTCCCTCTATTTAAGAGATTAAAAGAAGTCCCGTATATATTAACATAGTCATCTTTTTTAACTTTACCAATAAAAGGATTAGGACCGCCTGACCAAGTAGCCCTTATTTTACCCCCAGATACTAAAGATAATGTCCATTGTGTTAATGCAACTCCAGCCGTCGGTCTTATTGCTGGAAACTTCAATGAATTCTGGGCCTTACCTCCGAATACTCTTATGGTTGAAGACGGGCCTATGGTTTCTGACATTAAAACAACATATGCTCCAGAACCATCATTTCTAGATATTGCGGAACCGGTACGTCCTAATTTTCTCAAGCTTTTAGTTATAGCGTCTGCGACTTCCTGGGCTGTAGCTGCCGAAATATTGGTAAACTGAGAAGCGTCAAAAATCACCTCTACTACTTCGCCGTCGTCAAATTGAATTTTTAAAGTATCTCCGTCTTCTAAAGCGTAAGGTTCAAATTCATTAGAAAACAAAGTAGCCTTGGTAAATTCATCCCCATACATAATATTTAAAATATTTCCTATCAGGTCTCTTACTTGTTTCCTATTTGAAACTTCAATACCTAACTCTCTAAATACCTCATCGGATAGTCCTACATTGTCTGGCCTAGTAAGATCTCTATCTGCCATTCTGGCATCCAAATACTTATCCACAGCAGTAACAATATATAACATATCATTAACAGCTTCTATATTAGAGATTAAATGAGAAGCACCTATAGATAGCGCCTCTAACACACTATCTGTTCGTGGACCTCGAATTGCAGGGTTAAGATAACTTCTCAGTCTTTTCTTTTGTTCTGAATTACTTTGATGATTGCTCATTAAGCGCCAACCTTTGCTACTGTAATATCATTAACAATGTCTAAAATAAATGGTTTTTCAGCAGCATTAATTACAATCACATCGTTTGCAGGACTATAGGATGGGGATGTAATAGATACGGCTTTAGTTCCAGGTATACTATTTACTGTAGATATAATGTCAGAAATAGCTATAGACTGGCCAATTGGAGATCCATTAATTAATGCGGCAATATTATTTCTAACTTGCTCCACAATCCTATTAAATGGGATACCAGTTTGAACTCGAACGTTGATAGAAACTTCAATCCTTCTCTTAAGAGGTGGTTTAATAAAGATTTCAGCCCCAGCAGCAGCAACGCCAGGATATGTAATGCTATCTCTAGGCTCGCCATATACAATCTTATTAGCTTCTGATATTAATCCAGTGTGGTATCTGTATGAATCTAATCCTTTAACAATACTTTCAGAAAAATTAAGTTTTCCCATTGCTTCAAAAATAACAGCGCCGGAATCTTTATTAATCTTACTTACTTGTTCGTTAGAATCAAAAACTAACACATATCGATTAGAATTTGACGGATCAACAGCCATAGTATAAATCTTTTTATATCCCACATATGGTTCTAACTCTTCCACATACACTTGGGTATGTTTAGAAGCTAATGGAACGCTTGATTGACTAGTTAAAATATTTCCAACTATTATAGAATTTTTATCCAATATTTTTACAATTGAATATGTTCCTCGATTAGCTTCGGTTAACACAGTTCCTGAAATGACTAATTTATCCCCTTCTACTGTGTTTTCATAAGGATGGAATTTTAATGCAGGTTGGTGAATCCTTAAGATATCTGCACCAACTCCAGATACGGTAATTCCTGTTTCAGATACAGCTAATGCATTGCAGCATTCTATCCAGTTGTCTCCGATTTTAGTAACCATAAATTTACCCTGATTATCGACATCGAAAGTAGTTCCAACCTCAACGATATCCCCGAGATTTACCACAGAAAAATCAGGTTCAACCCCATTTCCATTCCACTCAATTCTCATATCATTAGTAGTTACAATATCAAACTCGGTGGATGAATCTATTGTAATTGGGTGGAAATTAGACGAAACTACAACTCTTTCTTCACCAGCAGAGGGATTATCAATGTAAATACTATTTTCGTATTTTCTAATAACCCTAAAAATACCTTGATTTACCGCAGCAAAAGGAGATCCGATTTCAACATTATCACCTTCTTTTATAGCGGTACTTATAGTAATATTAGCTGAATTAACAATAGCCGAAGCTGCATCTACGCCATATGCGTTATCGGTAACGATAGTGTTGCCGTCGTCAGAAACTCCAACTACTTTAAATGTGCCATTATTAGTAGTATCGGCCATATTTTGAATTACAATTGTATCTTCTGACATGGCTTCTAGGAAATTTCTACTACCGCTTTCTACTGTATAGCTAGTATATCCAGTTTCATTATCGTAATTAACTGAAATACCACCATTATCGGCGTTTATTTCTACAGATTTTGTAAATACAGGTGCGCTACCCGTTATTCCATCCCAAGAGATACAAACCAAAGATCCATGTTTTTCAACATGAAATGCCCTTCCCTCATCTCGAATATGGTTTCTAGGTTGGCCAAAATATAAATCATAATTTTCTCTATTTCCAAATTCAACTTTTGATTGACCAGCGGTTGGAACATTGGGAGTAATAGTAACATTAGTAGTCGTACTAATTCCCAAATCTTTCTTCTGAGAATAGGTAGCTATTAATTTTATCCACTGACCGGCATGGAGACCCGATGCTGCCGACCTACTTATACTTGATCTGATATAATTAGTATTAGGAATTGAAGTACTTGAACTTAGAAAAGACCCCTCAGCCTTATTAGCGCTTCCACCAGTTATTTGTAAAGAACCGTTAGAGCCTAATATTAACGAAGCTAGTTGTAATTTAGTTTCCATATCAGTAGTTGATATTTTACCTAAAGTTGAAAACCCAGAAACAACTAGTGTTGATATTAAATCAACTACTTGTTTAGATGTGGTAGGTACTAACCTAAGATCTTCACCATCGTTAAAAACATAGGCATTAGCTGTGTTAGTATTATAATTTGGTAAAGAAAGAGAGTTTTTAAATGTAAAATTAGCAGCAGGGGCCACAGCGTCCACATCACTTTCTAATATCCAATTTATACCGTCCAGTAACGATATTCCGTCTGTATTAACTACAAACGAATTATCTTCGTATGTACTTAAATCTATAACACCAGCTCCCGTAGTTCCATTATCTCCAATTACAGAAGCGATTATAAAATCACTCAAATTAGCCGTAACGTAATCTACCAATTCTTGTGCTGTCGTATCGGAATCTTCAAATAAAGATATGGTGTTATTTTCTAAAGTTGCAATATTATTTTCCGCCACAGCAGAACCACTAGGTCGTCTGACCGTAAAAGAACTTGAAGTAGCAGAACTTATTCTAAATGTACCTGTATTTTCAACACTAAAATCACCATTAGTATTGATTGTAACGTAATTACCAGCCACTAGTGAATTCATACTAGGATTTGTCCCGACACTATTATAAGTGTATGTGACCTCTTCTACACCGGCTACTGGGGTATTTGCGGTTATCGTAATATCCCATTGTGTAGTTCCATCAATAGTATTCGGAACCGCCGAACCAGATTTTAATGACAATCTAATCCTAACCAAATCGGAAATAACTATCGTATGGCTAATTCCTAAATTATTTGCCGTTGGATAGGTATATCCTATATTGTATTTTTCTCCACCTCGTCCCCAAATAGCAGCCCTGTACAGAATAGCGTCTTCGTCGGTAGAAGAATTTGGATCAATTACATTCTTAGCTTTCATAAATACTTTATAGTTATTAAAACTATAGGACGATCCAAAATAAGTATCAAACGTTTCTGTTAATCCAGAATCTATATCGTAAGCCCTAAAGCTATCGGCATTAACTGACATACTATTGTTGGTTAATGCTTTTCTATATAAACTAATCGGGAATGTTTTGGTTGATGGATCATTATCCAATATAGTAATTAGAGAATCGTTATAACTAAAATCCAAAGGATTTGCTAAAAAATAACGATCATTTACCCTTAATCTTCTCATAATATTATTTTGATTAATATCAACAACGGCTCCGGTTAGGTCTTTAATTTGAACACATTCGTTATAAGACGAATTGTCTTTAATTTCAGATCCGCTAAAAAGATATGGATGTAACATACAAACTATCTCATTAGGATCAACACCTAAGGTAGAAAGATTGGTAGTAGATGTAAAATCAGATAAAAAACTATTAGGGACATCTGCTGATTCATCTGCTGACACACTAGAATGAATAAATATTGGAAATTCATTATTATAACCCTCACTATCGTTAAAAGCAAAATGGGACGTTATTGATTGGCTAGAATCGCTTAATGTGAAATTTAAGCCCTTAGCGGCTTCGTTAATGGCAACAATGGTTATTGATCCGTCTAACCCCATGTTTTTACTGGTAATTATTAAATATTCATCATTTTCAACAGAGAAATAACCACCTTCTAAAGTTGACGATAATGTAGAAGCTATTGTATTAATATCATAACTACCAGCGCTCATTTTAATTTTTTGAGGTGCGTATTGTGATCGAACAATTACTAAACCTTCACTAAAAACGATGGTACTTTGGTCTGATGTGGCTGCATATTCAGAAGCGGTTAGTCTAAGTTCAATATAGTCGTTCGATACAATCTGTGTACCAACACTACAAACTCGACCTTCAATTCTGTTTTCAGGATTAAATTCGTCTGACCATAGAACTATATAATCACCTTCTAGCACTCCAGAAAAAGCATCGGTAACCTGCGATCTGATTCTTATTGTGTTGTTGACTTCTTTAGTAAGGTGAACAATACTATCAGCCACAACACCATGATTTATGATAGTATTTGGCTTATCTATTAATAACCAAAGGTATGCGTCATTACTTAATGTGACATTTCCTCCAAGTATTTTTGAACTTGATACTGAAGCTTGGGTAAATTCTGTTCCAGCAGTTAAACTATCTCCTACACTTAAGGCATGAGTTAATTTAAACTGAGCGGTGTTTCTAGAAAAAATAAAATCAGCCTCTCTGCCTTGAGCGGTTAATCCGTTTGACTGAGAAAACATTCCTTTTACAACTAAGGTAGATGAGGAATCTATTTCTAAAGACGCTCTACTTTTATTTCCCAAGTTAGATGCTAATATTATTCTAGTTCCATTTATAGTAGCGGTTACTCCAATTAATTTGGAATTAAAAACATTAATCCAAGATTGAAGATTATTGGTTTTTGCTAAACTAGCGTGAGTTCCTTCTGCGATAAAATCCGCATCGGTAATTATATAAGTTATAAATTGAGTTCCATCAACTTTTAATATTAAAGATTCTCCTGAAACTAACGTATTTGACCAATCCGTTTGGTTTTCAGACTCTACAGAAGCCGATCTTCCACTTCTACTCAAAGCTTCTTTATTTTTATAAAGTCTAAGTGTTTGAACCTCATCCCTCTGGAAACCTAGGGCTATTGCTGAGTCTGTTCCAGTAGTAGGGTCTGTTATTTGCAAATATTCATTATCTTCATTTTTAGAAGTAATAACGACTTTAGTCCCATTATTTGATGTCTGAGCTACAAATGTTAATTCTGGATCCGCATTAATAGAAGCTACAATTTCATAGGCCGTCGCATATCCATTATTTTTAAAATCACCAATGTTAAAAACGTGTTCTGAGAGCGCCCCTCCAATTAAAACAGCCAATCGATCTGTTTCTGAAACAGAGAATGGTGATATTTCGGTAGATTCTAAAAATGCTTTTCTAACTGAGGTTTGTGATCCACCAGTAGCCAATTGAAAATGGGTTTCCCCACCTAAAGCCGAATCTACAATATATTCAACACCAACACCAGCGTCTTTTTCCTCATACCCCTCTCCATTATCAATATATAGAGTTGTATTTTCTCCATCTGAAAACATTTCATTAGATGTAACAATAGAATTATCATCGTCTGATTGTGCTCCAAGCACAGAGTTTTTTACTGCAATTGTCGTACCTAACCCCTTAGAACTACGAGATTTTTTAATTCTATTTCGGATCTCCTCGTCTGTTTCTTCATTTTTTCCAGTCGTAAAAGGATTTGGATTAGTAACGCTAGCACCCTCAAAAGGAACTGATGCAAATTCAACTATTGCTCCTCTAGGTATATTACTGTCTGTTCCAGGCTCTTGAGCTGCTACAGACACGTTTGCTATTTCAACTTCTCCATCTAATATAATTGCGGCTTGGGTCGTTGTAAAAGAAACTACAGGGGATGACCCTAAAGTTCTAGTCTTAACAGTAGTTCCGATTGGAATATTCCTAGTACCGCCTTGGGCCAATATAACGCTTTCTGATATATTGTGATATTTAGTTGTTGCAGATGAAAGATTGATTTCATAAAAACTACCTACAGCAACAATAGATGTGTAAGAAATTGGCCCCTCTATATTTGGAGTTCCACGACCAATATAAATTGCACCCGTTGGTGTAAATAAAGAAGCATCTGAAACTTTAATTACAATACTTCCAACCGTAGGAGGATTTGAACCAGCATAAATCTTAGTCGCTATTTTGGTGTATCGGGTGTCTGATACGGTTACCTTGCCTGTAGCCACTTGAGCTGGGATAGGAAGTACCCTTTCTTCTTTAGCCAATCTTTTTAATGCTTCGGCTCTAGCCCTATCAACAGAAAAATCTCTTAATATAGCGAACGTATCTCCAGAAGAGCGATATATCGCCTGTGCCATACATTCAAAAAAGGACACCATCGCCCCGCCAACATTAACATCATTAACACCTATTTTTCCCATATAGGACGCTAACATTTCGCCTAGTATTTGATTATAACTTTTTGGTAAAGGCACGTTTGCCATACTCTATCTCCTTATAAATTCACATCAAAATTAATTGGAAGAATTCCCGATTGATTTGCTAGTTTTACAGCCATATCTATTGCTAAGGTTGGTCCAACTAGTTTTATAGTTATTCTTTCTATAGAATCAAATCGTGGATCGTCTTCTATCATTTTATTTAAAGCCTTAATTATTTCGCCATTTTCTATATCCGCTACTGACATTCCATGTTCTAATCCCAATCCATAATCTAAATGTCTAAGTAGTGTTCCTTTTTTAATTTTAATTTTCAACTTTAAAGCCTGTATTAAATTAGTTAAACCATTGGATAATCTTAAATCTCCTACTGAATTAATGGCCAAATCACCCTGATCAGTTAATAACCAATCTACTTTGGACAATTTGGTTAAATGTTTTTCGTCCAAATATGGTATTTCAAAAGTTCTATCATCTTCCTCAGCAGGTGTATTAATAGGTATATAGATTTGGTTTTGGCTATTTGCTGTTCCTGGTAAATAACCTTGTAATTTAGCGGCTCCGGCAGTAGTTAAATTATCTAAATTATCTAAACCATCTACTGTTATCAGGTAGTTAGTGTCGCTAATTTTCTCTACATTAATTATCTTTCTTATAAATGCGGGTACAGTGTTGGACGACAATACAATATTTTGCCCAATATATAATTGATTTAAACTATCGTCAACTGTTATTTGTCTACCTTCTCCATTACTTAATAAATTATAGTAAAAGCCCTCCTCATCTATATAAGGGGATCTTAAATTATTTAACGTTACGATCTCAATCCATCTATCGGGGTTCCCTAAATATCTTGCCGCAATTTCCTCAATAGTTAAGCCAAAAGGAACGGGGGCTAAGTATTTGGAAGTATATTGTTCAAAATTAATTCCAGCTTCGTTGGCCAATCCACCAACATATTCTAATGGACTCTCTATCTTATTGTCGTCCCATTCTTTAGTAGCAATCAGAAGGTCGTAGGATTGAATAGCTTCCATTAAGGATTCTAATATTTCATTTTCTTCCAAGGTCATGGGAATGATTCTTTCTTTTGGGTCGGGTAGCCCATAAACATCTGAATATGTTTGATTACCGGCACCAAAATAATTAGATAGATCATTCATTAATTTTTCTAACTCATTTCTCGATTCTCTATGGTCATTAACGGTTGTTAGTCTAATTATCTCTAACTCATTATCAACCAAGGCTTGTTGTTGTGGGGTTAAAATTAAATCGTCTAAACTAACTGAATTAAATAACTCAAAATTTTCTTCTGGGTTTTCAAATACAGAGTCTAAAGCGCTAGTTTGTAATGATTGCGAAGCTTCTAGTCCCAACGCCCCATCTGCAACGGCTTGAGTGCTTAAGCCCTCGAAACGATTAGATTCCGATACTATAGCGTTAACCGCCGCTCCTGCCCCAGCAGTAAGACTTTGTGTTTTTATATTAATACCAATAGAAGAAATACTATTACCGGTCGAAACTCTATTACCACCATTATCTACACCACGTTTAAAGGCATTTTTTGTTATAGATAAGGATTCCTTAATAGAACTTTTATAATCACCAATTATAGAACTTGGAAGGTCTACTACCGCAAATGCTAAGCCACCCAAATCTTTCACTGCTAAGGCGGTTTGTCTTAAAATATCTAACGGTTTTCTAAAGTCACTCCTTACCGCTCTAAGCAAATTCATAGAAGCTGCCAAAGTAGCCCTAGCTCCGTTTATTCCCGTAATTATTCTTTGTAATGCGTTAGGAGATAAATCTGGTAATTCAGCCTTTACCCCAGTTTCGTTAGTGGAAATATCAACCCGTTTCCACGCTTTAAGTTGAAAACTAAATATTACCTCATTAGGTCTTTGTTGGTTTTGATTCCAATTAAATGTTAGCGGGGTAACTATAAATGATTGATTTTGCTTAGGAATATTAAATACTAAGCGCCAATGTTTGTTAACCGCTTTCTTTTTTTCCTGAGCATATCTTTCAAAAAACTGTGCCATCAGATGGGCTTTGTAATATCCTGTTTCTGTTAAGCTACCTGTAGATTGTGGAGAAGCGGCGTCGGCCAATCGATTAGGGTGTTGTCCAGTAAAAGCACTTTGGACCTGTTTAATTCCTTGTACAACACCGGTTAATGCTTCAAATGTGCCGCCAAACAAAGATCCTAAAATTGTGGGTGATTTTAATTTAGCACCTTGTGTTGGTCTATTTGGCCAAATACCTGTAGTTCCTTGAACTGAAATTAATTTAAATTTAACCCCATTATGCTCTTCTACCACACCACGCATTGTAGCCGAAGTGTTAATGGCAAACTGGTCAGTAATACTCAATTGTTGGGGGGTTATTGGCAAATCAACAATCCAACCAAGCGATTGGGTCATGGTCTGTGTTAATGAAAAGTCAGTACCGTGTTGGAAATATGAGGTATCTACATCCATAGGACGCATAGTGCCCCCTTCGGACGTAATTACTCTTTTTGTACGAATATCTATAACCATTAGTCGGTATGGGTAAACCCTATCCCACCTTTTACCATCTATAAAATTGGCTGGAAAAAAAGACTCTTCTTTTTTGGACTTATTAATGTCCCAAGGCTCTACCTGGGCACTAATTCCGGTTGATTTTTCTTTAGAGGACGAATCATTAAAACCTAATTGATTATTGACCCAATCCTGCGCTTTATCAAACAAACCCATTAAATAAATCCTTTTTATAGTAAAATGAATGTTAATATTGGAGGGTTTTTATGGCATTATAATTATAAGATTATCATTATAACAATCTTTAAGTTAGAACACAAAAGGAGTGGGTAAGTCCAGTAACCCAATAAAACCATGAGATATTTAGTAATTTTATTGTTTTTAATATTTAGCTGTTCGGGCGTTACTCCAACCCAACCAAAAAATGAAGAATTTAATCCATATTTGGAAAGGTTTATTTTTGAGGCTAGAATATCTAAAGAAGAAATTGACAATAAAATTCATTTAGAATTTCATAAATATCCCGACAAGTCAACCGTAATTGGAACATGTAATTTAGGCGTGTACAAAAATGTAGTTTGGATTAATATTGACTGGTGGAACAGAAGAGATGTTTCTGACTATAAAAGAGAGGCTATGGTTTTTCACGAACTCGGTCATTGTTATTTATTTAGAGACCATACTTTTGAAATAAAGAACGAAAGTTCAATATCGTCTTGGTTTAACGAATTATTAGTAGAATTAGGGCTCAAGTCTGATAAAAAATATCTTTATGATGGTTGTCCAATATCTTTGATGCACCCCTATGTTTTGTCTAACAGATGTTATATTGATCATTACGATTATTATATGAAAGAATTGTTTAGGAGATAATAGTGGATATAAAGAAATACATAGATCTAGCCCTATCTTCTTTGGAAAAGGCTAATTATTACAGCGAGATACCTAAAGAACAATTGGAAAACACGCTAACTAACCATATTGAATATATGTACTTAAAAGAAATGGAAATAGTGTCTCTTCAAATAGACGCCGATAGGGTTGGGGGTAAGGCTTGGACATCCAAACAATATGATGAGGCGATAGATAATGTGACTAATACGGTTTTAAACGAAGTTTATGAAATAGCCCTAACTAATCCTAATTTTAGCCTTAAAAAACTAAAGAAGCCTGTATAATCTAGCATTAATTAATCTTGTATATTTTTTCGATATATTTTGATCCAAAAAAACCGTACTATTTTCTTTATTGATAATATTAGCAGATATTTCTTCTTGATTGTCAGCTACCACATAAATAGCGTTTCCAATACTAAAATTAGTAGCATCCATTAGGTGTATCACATTAGTTCCTGCTGCTGGAGCCCTAAAAAGAGACGCCTTCATTATTCCATCATATGTATTGGCGGCAATATTATTGGCATCTTGCATTTGTTGTTGAGCAGCCTGTCCCTGCTCTAAGCCCTTCAATTCAGTTAAAGATCCCATTAAAATATGTAATCTTAAGGTAATAAAGCCAAATCTAGTTCCGTAAAATCCAGACGAACTAGTGATTGACCCATCTGTTAAATTTTGCACAATAGTTCCAAGATAAGAATTTAGCTGGGCCATTCTGATAGTTAAAAAAGCCTGTCGAGCAGTTAATTCGTCTTTTAATGGTTGTAATTCAGCAGCCCTAAACTTAGTAGGATTTAAAAGATTTACATCGTAAGAATTAAAACCCGCTGCTGTAGTTTGACCATGGTTAGTATCAAAATCAGCTAGTGCTTGCCAAACATCTATTATTGATATAGCGCTAGTGATATCGGCTTTAGATGCTATATTTTGTGCTGACCTAGTTATGTCCGTATCGGTAGTTACTATTTGGGAAAACAAAGTGTTTATAAAATCTTCCCAATCTTGAACGGCATTTTTGCAGCTAGTAGCGGCGGCTTGCATAGGGGCGTAATCCTCAATAATATCGGGATCGGGAAATACCCCAGCAATCGCATGTTGCCCTGTACTTCTAGTTATATCCGTAAATGTTTCAATAGTAGTAATATACGATAAGATAGAATCGATCTTATCTTGTTCCTTAGTAATTACAGCGTAGGACTCGTCAAACTTCCTTCCTAGGGCGCTGGTATAGGCATATGGTAAAAACTGAGTCCAAACTCCGTTTGGTAAATTGGGAGTTGGAGTAAGTGGGTCGTTCGGAAAAAATGGGTTATTTTTAATTCTATTAACCGAATCTGTAAAGTCCTGCTCTGTTAATTCTGTCCTCTGATTCCCATCGTATTTCCCTAATTCTACCTGATAACCATTAATCAATAAAACATCGGAATCAACAAATTTCTTATGAGCATTGTCTTTGGATTGTACTGCGATCTTAATAGTCCCAAGACTATCCTTAATTCCTTCAAATTGAGCGTTTTCGCCAGGAATTTTAACTACTTTTTCGGAAATTCTAATTCGTTCGTCTTGTGTTAGTGCTACCATAGATTAAAGATTGCAATTCACTTTATCCAAAATATTAAATAATTCTTGTTTTGTCTGCTCTCTGGTCCCATTATTATCTACTTTAATACACTTGTCTTTAAAAAGAAAAACCGATGTTTCTGAAACGTGGGAATCTTTAGTAACTTGAGATTCTGCTTTTTCTCTAGCTAGATACAGAGGTATGAACTTATAGCCTTCTTTATTAGAGAAGTAGTTGTATTCATTGGGAAAACGAGCGTCAGATATTAACGTCACATCCTCACCGAGTTCTAAATTTTTGCAGTGAATATCTTCATCTCCCATAGCCCTAAGTACCTGTGTGCCTACTATTTGTGCAATATGTCTAGCCGATTCTAATTCCATGCCAACAATATTTTTAAACTTTTCGGCAATTTCGGGTAGACTAATGTCGTACCCAAAAGAACTAATTACCCTTCTGATATCAGAACTATACAATTCTTGTTTAAAATTAAATATCCTAAACGGTATTTCCTTATATCTTTGATCGTCAAAAGTATTGCGTGGGATACCAAACGCCATAGAACAAACATCTTTTAATTTATCGGCTAAGGCAGCTTCAACAACCTGTCTACCCTTATTTTCGTAATATTCTTTTATATATTGAGTTGCTGTAGACTTACCAGACGTTTTTACTCCTGCAATACACACGATTGTTTTCATGCTTCCCCTTGGTTTGAATTGTTATTATTTATTTACTTTCTTTAATTCTTTCAGACAATCCATTAGGTCGTTTGCTCTTTTGATTATCTCTTCATCTACCTCACAACTTCTATTGTGGGCTTTGGTGATTAAAAAAACGTTTTTAACCCTACAGTTTTCCGCCACATCTTGAACAGTACTAGCCTTGTCATCCGCAAACATTACTATTTGATATTTCTTAGCAAGATCTTTGATAGTTTTTACCTTATCGTTAGAAAAATACAATTCATCACAATAAATATCTTGATCGGCTAAGTTATATTCGGTGGCTACTCTAAATTTCTCATTCCTAGCCGTAACAATAATGACTTTATATCCAATCTCATGAGCGGTATCTAAAGTGTATTTAGCATAATCTAATGGTTTTAATGCGGCATACATACCGTTCTCTTCATATAGTTTAAACGTAGCTCTTAGGTCGGCTCCCGTTACTCTATTCCCCCTAGCATCTGTTATGTCTAAGTCATCAAAATTCCAAGTTTTTATATCATTATGGCTAACACATGTTCCATACTTTTTATTGTGGGCCTTACATAATGCCTGTAAAAAGCCTACAACTGTATCGTCATAGTCAACAACAATTGCCTTATCTTTTTTAGGTGATTTTTTCTTATCCGCCGATCTATCCACGATTCTTTCATTTGTCTTTTCTGTAGGTTGAACTAAATCTATCATTTTATCTCCTACCTTAATATACCATAAATTACTTATGATCTATATTTTCTTGTTGATAAATAATCATTTCTGGAAACTGTAATGCGGTTAAGTGCCCTAAGGATTTTTCCTTAGAGAACACGCATCCTGTATCTATATTAGCATATGTTTTCTTAATCTTTGGTTGACTATTTGGAGTATGTCCAATAACACTAAAAATATCTCCAACATATCTAAGGTTGTAAGGCCTATCCCACAATATTACGTTTTTATATTTAGTTCCTACCTCTCCATTGTTAGCTTGTATCCCATGCCAACAGTTAATAATATGGCTATGGCTAACTACCAAATGCCTACCTTCTCCAACCACACTTTTAAACTCTAAATAAGTAGGTAATCTCTCCATCCATTTTATATCTGACGAAACAGCGTCACTATCTACACTATCATTAGTCTGATACGACCTTAACGTTTCCACTCCGCCATTTAATAACCATACATTGCCATATAAGGACAGTGCGATTTTATGGCTGTGATTGTTCAATACTTTATATTCATCTATCATCATTTGTTCATGATTACCCATAACACATTGGTAACCACTTAATCTAACAAACTCCACAACCCCTCTAGAATTTGGACCTCGATCTATTAAATCTCCAACAAAACAAACACCTTTGTCTTTTTCTGATTGAGGGATTTTGTCCAATAAAGACTTTAAAGTTTCTAGACAACCGTGAACATCTCCTATTATTATCATTAATTACTCCACATAAAAAGTTCATCCATATAATATTTAAAGTGTTTTTTATAACACAGACTAGGGAATGATTTATAATACATTATAGACCTTGGACAGCCGTCAGTCAGAATTGGATTTTCAGAAAAATCATGGTTTCTCTTTAAAATATGGTGGCCCAATTCGTGAGATATTAAAATAAACCTACCCATATTGTCAAGAGTTATCCAATGATTGATACTTATCGTAGTTTGATCGGTATCTCTGCGATAGACTCCCGAAGCGGATTTACTATCTGGTATTTCTCCTAATTCCACAACAATAGTTGGTTGGATAGAACTGTGTCTATATACCTTATAGTAAGTATTAAATTGCTCTATATATGGTTTTAATTCAGTCGATACGTTAGGATATTTAATCGGCTTAGGAACAACGCTAGCACATCCTACTAATAATAACAAAATCAACAACTGTTTCATAACTAATCCTTATAAAAATTCCAAATATATTTTTCTAATAATGATTTTGGTAGAGGGTCATGATAGGAATAACTAAATTTAGTATCCATCTTAGTCATAATTCTTTTGTTTTTAATTACTGACCTGCCCCTAAGCGTCCATCGCCTAAAAACCCTCATAGCTTGGTATGATAGTAAGTAAGCATTGGCTTGTTTAATATACTGATCAATATTAATTGGGAGCTCTAGTTCTTTTATTAATTCGACAGTATCAATTTCGCATTCTAGTTCAACGCTAATGGTGGTGTTGATATATTTTTCCAACTGTTCTTTGGTTAATTCGATTTCATTACTTAACCATAAGTCCAATATTGAGACGCAGCAAATTGTATTTCCAACTACTGTACAGTAAAGATTTCTCCACGCCCTGGTATTTTCTTTATATTGTCTAAAATGACAAAACTCATGTGCTAAGATCGGTAACCACTCTGATTCTGGTCGATTAATGGCGACCGACAATATCTTAGCCCTATCATCGAAAGAACCAGTACAAGAAGTTCCGTTTACGTCAATAGACTTGCCATCCACCAAATCAACTTTGATATCGCTTTCGGCGCACTGTTCTTTAACGTATTTTAAAAATTCTTTAGCGTTCAATTAAATCTCTCTTTTATCCCCATGAATGGCTTTAAATGTTGGAAACCTTAAGCTAATTCCACCATCTTGGTTTTGTGTTTCTTCAAAATATTGTATTGTTACTGTCTTACCAAGAATATCCGATGGATTATTTTTAAATTGCCTTCTTTGCGCAATAGACCAACCTGACCCAACGCCCACATCAAATCCCTTATGTTTTATTACAGCCTTAGTCATAACCTCTTCTTCTATTTCTGAATTACCAAGTGCAAATCTCATTTTTCCTATCTCTATATCTGTAACAACATACTCATCGTCAAAAAACTTCTTTAATTTTAATAAGTTATTAGTTCTCTTACCTTCGTAAGGAACATCGTGCCTAATTATTAAACCTTCCCAACCTTGCTTTGTAGCAGCCGACACGCCTTCCATTAGGGTTTCTAAGTTGGGAACAAAAGATTGTTTTAAAACCTGCAAACAAGTTCCTTTATAATTTTCCATTAGTTTATTTAAATTATTTAACCTTTCAGTTAAATTGGTATTTCCCTTTTCCTCTACAAACTCACCAATAGTTAACATATCAAATATCTTATAGGCTGGGTTTTTAATTGTGTGATCTTTTCTTCTAATTTCAGACATTACGCTTTGAAAATCTTCTTGGCCATTCTCATCAACCAAGCACATTTCTCCATCTAACACACAATTATCTATATTAAGTTGACTAACTTCTTCTTTTATTACATCTAGGGTTTCAAATTCCTTACCTGTTCTGGAAAAGCACTTGACATCTTCACCCATCTTTACAACTAGGAGTCTGCAACCATCCAGCTTTCTCGAACAGTACCAACTTTCCTTATCGAAATTGGGTTTCTTGGTAATTTTGTTATAATCCTTCGCTAAAACTACGTTAAATGTTGGAACGCAATTTGGAAATACGGCATTAATCACATCAGCCTCAATACGGCACTTAAGGTTTTTATCGATTGCTGATAATATCAGATCTTCAAACTCTAAGTTATGGTCTATGAATTTTTGTACCGAAGCAATAGCAATGTGTCCTGTAATTTCCCTATCAGAAAGCATAGTTAGCAAGTGAATCAGATCATTTGAAAATACTGGTTCCACATCTTGAAGCTGACGATTAAGTTTAATTACGTTTTTAGAAGTTACACCAAACTGCTTAAAGGGGCTATAAATTAGTCTTAAATACTCTTTATTATTAGGGTATTTAGCAAGTATCTCTTTCTTATAATTGACGCTATTAGACTCTTGCAGTTCGTTAACCATTTTTTGAAGTTGTTTCATCTAAACTCCTAATATTCTTGTCAATTCATTCAGTTTGTATTTAGTTAATAATGACTTTCCATTATTTAAAAAAATAGTAGTAATGTCACTACCTCCGTTTGAATATAAACAAGCAATATCTTCAGTATAAATCTCACTTATGTTTTCAGAACTTTCACCGGTTAAGCTATCCTTCTTCAGTAATTTTAGAACTATCTTCATTAACTAACCCTCCAATTAAGGAATAATACTCGTTTACTATCGCTTCCAGATTAGGAATACTTTCCGCTAATCTTTTAAGTGGATAGCTTGTTACTATCTGAATCGCTAGTGCCATTCGACCAGACACCTCTATAATTTTCAATAATTTATCATTCTCATCTTTAAGTTTCTCACACTGAATATCTAGAGATTTTGCTATTTCTAACAAAGACTCACTATCTCCATTAATAAACATTGGTTTATATCTTTCTCTCATTTATCTTCCTTGTATTTTTCAACCAAATCCTTAATATGCATTAGTATATTGTCAGGTGTATTTATATTAGATAATACCATTATTTGGTCTATATTTCTGATTAACTCAGCTTCTTTAGATTGGGTAGATAGATAGGCAACGTCCAAATCAAGGTTTTTATCTAAATTATTAATAAACTCTTTGGTAAAATTTGAGATCGACTCTTTTGAGGAAGCGCTAAAGTTGGTTTTATAATCTCTAAAGGTTTTTTCTAAAATGCCGTGAATGTGTTTTTCAACATGTTTCATCATACTTTTATTGGTTTTAATTGTTTTAATATCTCCAACATATGTACCATATCATATGTCAAGCTTTCTCCTGTCTGAAGAATAACAGATCCACCACAGCCTGGGGTGAGATTTACCCCAATAATACTGCTTTTTCTTATTTTACAAAAGCTCCCGTCTGTAGAGGTTAGATTTACAAATTCATCGGTATTGTTTATTTCTGGAGCATACCCAAACACCAACTTTCTCTCTCTAAAGTAGGACTGTAGGGAATCCGATCCATGAAGGCCATTGTCGTGCTTTTCGGTTCCGCTATAGTACGGTCTCAATTTAAGAACGGCTAATCTCCACAAATCAATAGAGTTTAAATTATCTTCCTGACTGTGAATATCCAAAACCAGCCAAGGCCTATTTGCCATTCCATTAACTAGCCTATCGTAAAAATCTTTATTCTTATGCTCATGGTAAAAATCAGAAACAAACTCTAAGGAGGGCGATTTTATATATTTAATATCGTCAATGGCAAATTTAGCGCTTCTAATATCCCAAAATACTTCGCAAAGCTTATTTGCTTCGATTATGTTAGGTTTAATTATAGCTAATGTGTTTTGCATTTACTCTCCTACAGTATTATACCACAAATTACTATTGATTTTCCTGAATATGCTTATAAACTTTTTGCATCCACAGTTTAATATCGTTAATACATTGGGTGCCCATAAGTGCCCATTCCTTATAATCTTCTGGGGTTATTTCCGTATCGTTTTGAACGATACTGGCTAAACTAGTTGTTTTAGCGGCTAAATGATAGATATCATTAAACAACTCTTCGTTGGATTTAATCTTCACCGTTGCTCCTTTTTTGTCTTTTTGTAGCCCCCATTATCTTATAGGATTTAACCTTTAGAGGAAGATTAGCCATTCTTGCCGCTCGAACACGATGGCGACCGTCATTATAATCCCACCTATTATTATCTTTGTCGAAATATATCTGCACCGGTGGAAATTCCACACCCTCAAGCATCTTTGTGGCAAAAAGAAAAGCTTTATGTAAATTTCCCCCATTATCGGGTAACGACCTTACCTGTTCTTGAGAAATATAATATTATTGTTTCATGCGCCTCCTACTAGGTTAATACTCTTGATCACGACCCATATTTCTATAATAAAACTCGTTTTCGTATTCTTCCATTTCTCTCAATATCTCATTAACACAACTATCACAAATATTTTCGTCTTCACCTTGATACAACTCACCACACCTTTGGCACTTTTTCTTCTGACTATTTATAAATGCATAATACTTAACTTCGCACATTATTTACCTACCTGATAATTAGACAATACAGTCGTATAATAGGTTATAAAATCATACAAAACATGACACATCATAACCGTTCCAAAACCAAACCTTAGTGAGTACTTGCACGAAATAAGGTATGGATATAAAATTGTTACTAATGCCCAAGAATATCCTAAGTAAACATGTTGACTAGCAAAAAATAATGAAAATCCGATAGCAATAGGTATCCAAAACCACTTGTTTTTACTTATATACTGCTTAAATAGATAAATTGGCGCTGCAAAGGCCAAGTCTTCTAACCATACCAACATAAACACCCACGGCTCTGTTTTACTTAGTATTTTTTCATCTACAATTGGTCCGGCACCAACGCTTAACATAAAAGAATTCAGACCTAATCGAGCGCAAATCACCAGAGCCATGAAAGCTAAAAATTTAGATATAGCTGAAAAATCCACCCTCAACATGTCTTTTTCTTTAAATGAAAGAAAAACTAAGCTAAATATTGCCATGGAAAGTAAGAATATATCCATTACATTTCCTCTCCAAATGGATTGGTGTGGTCAGTATCTTCTTCTATTATGCCGTAAACAGTTGACTCTCCGTTACTATCAAAAACCATAAATCGATTGTCTGGAACAGATTCTCTGACATAGATTGTAACACCAAATTGAGCATAACTATTTAATAATATCGCATTATTACTAGTATTATTCGTATTTCCATCCACAATATCTTGTAAGTTAGGGGAAATTAGTACACAATTTTTCATTTATACCTCTTTATTTAATATACCACAAAATGATTAATCCTTGTATCAATCAAAATGTCTTACTGCTTGGTCAATCCTTTTGGCGACTTCCATGGATATTTTGCTGGGCTTGGTCCAATAGTAAAGCTTGAACGTAAATAATCTTTCTTTACCTAATATATTTATGAGAATCGTGAAGTAAAGCTCCGACCACACCCACCGATAGTTTTTACTCAGTGTTTTAATATTATATGTTTTAACTTTAATCATTTTCTCTCCCTTAGATAGAATATTTCAGTTCCTTCCTGGTAAAACCATTTAATACACCTTTCATTGGTTTTACTAGACCTGGCCCATTTATTATTTTTAATCCAGAAATTAACACCTTCATAGCCATCTTTAAATCTGTAGAAGATATTGCTATAGTGTAGCTCGTACTTGCCTTCGTATGGGTATAGAATAATCGCTTGGTTACCTCTATCTAACCAATTGTCCATTTTCTTCTTAGAGAACTTTTTACTCATAGTTGCGTAAAAATGCTTTCTAAGACATTTTAACATCAGATCTGTTCTAAGCGTTCCGTATTCTTTATCTGTTTTTAATATTTTTTCCCACCTTGGAATGTCCTCCAATGTTAACTGTCTCTTACTAACTTTGTTTATGGCGTTCATTATGGCGAATACACCACAGCCATAGTCGTTATTTTGTAGGAGAGGTTTGTTTTTCATACAGTTTCGCCATATATTCAATATTGTTTATTTCACCAATTATCTTGTCTAGTTTAAATCTTAAATCACTTTGTTTAGTGAGTAATTCCGATAGGTTCTTTTGTTTTTCCATCCTAGCGTTCAATTCTCTTTCTTTTTTGACCATTTTATCAATATTGACCATTTTATCACCTGTCGTCATCGTATTAAATTCTCGATATAAATTACCCAGTTCCGACACTGGATCGTCGTTAGCTATCTTGGATATTTCTTCGTATTCTTTTTGAATCTTTTCTCTTAACATCTCTAGGGCTTCTAAATGTATATCACGCTGTCTCATCCTAAAATCTCCACCATTATAGAGGGAAATCCCTTCCTTCTACTGGTATTTAAAAACTTAGTTAATATTTTTTTAGGTAATATTGTAAATCCACATGGAATTGTATTGCTGGCATCTAACCAAGATCTGTGGTTTTTATAAACAAAGGTAGCGTGATCACAGTTTTTATTAGGTAAAAACCACCTAAACATTAGGATTGCTGCGTTTCCTTTAGATAATGAGTTCTCTATAAATCTTGTAGATGGATTAAAAATAACGTGATATTCAACGCCAAAAGTGTCTAGAATAAGCATCATTTGTTTAGTATCCATTCCTTTTTTAGTCCAGCCAAAAGCTTCAAACATATCTAAATATTTGTAAGACAGTTTGCCACCTAACCACTTAATAGCATTTATAACGGCTATTGGACCACATGATGATTTATGTTTTTGGATATTAATATATCTCATTTTTCCGCCAAACAATCGCCGTTAGTGCTGTAGAGATCAAAGGCAAATTGACAGGTGTCCTTTATAGAGCATTCGTTACAGGTGTAATGTTCTTCTCTATGCTCTCCAGTGCCCCCACAGTAGTAACAGACTTGGGTTTCATAATCTCCGTAGGCTTCAGCCCCAGATCCTCCACAAAACTGACATTTATCTATTTTCTTACTCATTTAAACTCCATTCTTTCATTAGAAAATCGTTGATAGTTATATGACACGGTTCCCACATATTCTTAGGGCTATGTCTCATTAAAAGAGTTGGGAAGTAATTATCTGTATACTTATTGCCAATTTTATACTCTTTTTCCCGGTCTTTTAAAAAGATGGTTGAGTTCTTATTTTCTAGTAAATATTTTAAAGCTTCTAATCCAGTCATGTTTAATTCTCCACATATGTAGTGTCTATGTATTTAATTTGAACTACCAAGTCACAAGCGTCGCAACTTAAAAAGTGGTCATTACAGGATAGTGATTCGTCAAAAATATGGATATTTCTTTTGCACATAAATTTCTTCCATAATTTATGTAACCATAATGGACAACAGTGGGTGATTCCGCAATATTCTTTAGTGTATTTAGTCCTATTTTTTACTTCCACTTTATAAATCGGGCGAGCGTCACGCTCTTTACATTTTAGTCTTAATAAATAATCTTCAAAAGTCCCCGCTATTTTAGAAAGCAATCTAGATATATTACCTAGTATATATTGAAAGTTATCACACAAGAATAAAAGAAAGTTTATTAGCCTAATCTTCATCTTCTATCATTCCTTCTCCGCTACATCTTTCGCATTTAACCTCGGTATGGCCACTTGGATATAGTTTACCTATAAATCCAGACCCTTCACATTCTGGGCACGCTTTAAATACGGTTTTAGTATTATCGGTAATAGCTGTTTGACATGAGACTATAAGTGGCCATCGAACCCTATACCCATAGGCATTACATTTAGGGTTTGTACAATCACCTTCGGTGTCAACTATTTTATCACATAAGGGACAGTTTTGATTGTTAATACTTTCTTCTTTCAAGACTTGCTTTATAGTTTTTGGATGTTCGTCTATTTCTTCGCAAAAAGACTCTTGCCAATCTTCATCACTCTCGTCTTCCCAACCAACTAAATCTTTTAATCTAGTTTGATTTCCACACCCATCCTCTTCAACTACTGGATTAATACTAAACGGTACATTAGAAGGTGACAACATCCCCAACTTCTCAGCCTTATAAATCAACATATCACAGATGTGATAGGCGCTAGCTCCTTTGGGGATTGATTCGTATAAATCGGCTAATTGCGTTATTAGATATGATCTTTTCATATCAAACCCTGTTGAAAAGCGTCTTCTATAAATTGCTGTGTATATTTATCAACCTTAGCCCTGAATTCTTTTAGTAGACGTTCTTTTTCTTCCCCTAACTGTTTAAGTTGGTTACGATAACTGTTATATTGTATATCCGACTCTTCCCGATCCTTTTTAGCTTGCTGTATGTAATTACTATGACTTGCAATATCTTGCACAATATTTGATCTCCCCATAAGTAAACCAAGGATAGGTATATTGTGATACCATCTAAGTATCGCACTAGGATTAATATCAATGAGAGTCCTATTATATTCGCTTAGTGATGTGTATCTACCCATATTACCCATATGATGTCTAACATAGATTATTTCGTCATCTATTCGTCTAAAATCCAACTCTTCTAATACATGTTGTTCTCGGTCTATTTCTAGTATAATTTTATTATCTTTAATAAAAACCTTACAACTCCTAAATCCTTTTAATCCGTTATGATTAACAATTAGTTTTCCATCAATAATGTCGTAAATTCTCATACTATCTCCTTACTCTATATTACCACAAATTATATTGTTATGTCTATTTTATTTTCCAACTATTTATTATAGTCTCGCTCAATAAAATATCTTTAGCTGTTTGATATCTACAGTCTCGATCTTTAATAAATTCTTTAGAAGAGTTAGAGAATAGTTGGCCAAACTGCTGTGAGTTGAGTAAGGTGAAGTCAAATTTAGCATATCTCAAACGATCGTGTAATTCGTCATAATAAATACAGCCATTTTGAGATATTGAAATGGCCCGCTCTAAAATAGATCTTTTAGCCTCGAACCGACCCTTTTCTGTAAGAGATATTTTCATAGGAGTATCTTGGGTTATATTGAAATAATCTTGGTAGTCTCTATATAGTACTCCCTTAGATATTCCTATTCTAGCCCCAGTCAAAGAACTATAATGATATTTATCGTCATCTAAAAGGTCTTTAACGGTTATTTGTCCTAGACTTAGCAACTTAACCATTATTTCTTGCATTGTATTTTGAAAAGAACTAACTCTATCGCTAGAACTACCTGCCGTTCCTAACTTGTTAATGTCGGATAGGAATACTTTTCTTTTTGTCTTAACTCTTTTAAATTTAGCGGGCTCATATTCTTTGGCATAGCCATCTATTAAAATTATTCCAATCCCCCTACTTTTAAGAATTTCCTTATAAAATTCATTATTTGCACAAGGGATTGCGATAGAAAAATAATTAAAATAAGGGAATTGATTACGGGCTTGTCTCATCACATCTAAACTAAACGACAATTTACCCTCAATCCCCCAAGTTATTTCGATATTTTTAATCTTTTGTTTAGCTACAATGTCAATTATACCCATCGGGGTATTGACTTCCTGAAATATTTCCCAACCGTCTTTTTGTAACAATCTAATAACATGTTTTAACATGTCTGATTCAGACGTTTTTTCTTTATTTATTCTTTTTTTGACCATAATTAATATTAGGTGAACTATTTTTCTTTATGTTCTTTAATTACCTCTTGTTCTTGATTTTTAATATCAATCAACAGTTTATCAAGTTCCTCTTGACTACTAACCAATTGTGCCCTTCTAGTATACATACTTTGTTCTTCGTCTATGTACTCTACCATTTCATTCCAAGCATACATTCTAGGGAATTCTAATTTTTCTGTCATAATTATCTCTCTTGTGTATAAATATACCACATTCTTATACTTTCTTAAGAATTCTAGCCCATCTTTAATTACTTTTTCCCATATTTGGTACTTATTGGCCAATCCAGCCCCTATTTGGGAAATCAAATAAATATTGTTGGGAGTGGCTTCTATTAACTCTTTCAAACTCTGCAACTCAGCTTCAAAAATATGCCTGTAGGTTTCTGGTCTATAGAAACTTGCGTCATTATTATCTGGGTAGATCTTTGTAATAAACCCATAAGTATTCGGCTCGTCACGCAAAGCCGCCGCACCACCATATCCTCGCCTAAGAGTATTATCGCCAAATACAAAGATGTGGTTGGGAAATGCCCTTAGATATTCTTTTGTAATAACCGGTGATTGTGTTGCTGTAACTGTATTTATAATATCTCCGCCAGGAGGAAACGTGTTTTCAAACTTCATATTTAATTTAGTTTTCATGTATTACCCATCAATGTCATTGCAATCATTATTGCTGCAAAACAAATTGCCGCTACAGAAAAAAAGATACATTCTTGTGTACTCATTTTAATTAAACCTCTCTCCTTCTTATCGATATACTATATCGAATTGCATCTATCATATGATCTTCTGTATCATTAAGAAACTCTAAACTACCATACATTGTATTTAGAACTCTCTTATTAAATACTCCGTACTCATCTTCGTCGTCTTCTAATGGAACTTCCAAATCCAAGTCTAATCCTTGGTATTGCTTAGGACTTTGGCCAATGTTTGGTGCAACATAAGCCCAGGATCTTTGTAGGTTTTCTATCTGCTCATCTCTAGTTGGTCTTTCTAGAGGTTTCTCAGCTACTTCAACCTTACAATTGCGACAATATTTGAACCATTCCTTTTTACCAGATCCATTTAAAACATATTGATCAACTATTTCATGTCCAAAGTGGTTTTTAATGTTGTCAACTAAATCTTTTTTATCGCCCATATATTACTCGTCGTGTTTTAGTAAAAAATCTGGGTTAATTACTTTAATAGAGTTTTTATATTCCAAAACATCTTCTCTTATCACAATACCTTCTCGTATAACTTTGTCATTTAACTTACTAAAGCCCTTAGATCGCTCTACCATTTTATTAATGAAATTTTCTTCATTTAAATCACTTAAATCCACTTCAACTTTAGGTACTACTTCACAACCTAACCAATTTGCTAGTGAGACTAACTCATCATAATTAAGATATTCTTGTGATTTTATGAGGAATGCATTAAATAAATAAAATTTGTGTCCAGTTAATTTATATTTATTTTTTTGTATTCCCTCGCCAACTATCTCACCTTGAATATAAATATCTCCATTCAATTTCTTTAGCTTATCTTCAAATCCATATTTCTCGGCAATATTCCACCAATTACATGGGTGCTTTGTTTTTAAATGCAAATTTCTACTACATACACCAAATTCTTTTTTAAACCAAGATTTTCTAAGAAAGAATGTACCGCTCTGACCGTCTAGTTTTTCACTAGCACTAACTTTAGAATCTCTTATTGTGTAATAAAATCTTGATTTATTCTGAATTCTGTCTTCGTCTGTCTTTTTAATAAACGATGGAAATGCCTCTTTTTTAGCTTTGAATGTTAATAACTTAGCAAGTGATCTAGTTAACTTGTATTTATATAACACATTTAACCAGCTAAATTTTCTACTATCTACGGAGTCTTTTATTTCTTCGTCATCTTTATAATTAGTAATTCCAAGTAGTTCCGTTACATCCTCTTCTATATTGTATCCATTTACTTTAGTCGGCAATATAGTTAGTGGGAATACTATCCCCTGTGATACTTGGCCCTTCAATTTAATTGTCTTAACTTTGAAATTTCTAGATCGCATAAAGTCAAAATAAATCTTATCAGGTAGTTTGGAATCAATTTCAACATAAATTACCTTGTCACCAACATTAAACTCATCTTTCTTAGCTACAACTTCCCAGCCTTTAACTTGCACAACTTCAATTTTATCCGCACCTGAAATTGGTTTTTTACTCAAAACCGTTTGAATTGTTGCTAATTGTCTCATATCTACTCCTTACCTTCTAGTTCATTAGAATACCCCAACGCTTCTTGTAATTCTTCCTCTGTAGGATCGTAACCATCATTTAAAGCATTGACATGCTCTTCGGCATCTTGTTTGTCAATATATCTAGCTAAATATACATCTTTTCCTGCTACTACAAACCAACTACCCCTATTGTCTCCCAGAAAATATTGTTTCGTTTCAAATACAGATTTTGAGTCTATTTCTCCTATATATACCATCTTAGCATTATGGGTTTTGTCTAATTTTTTAACTGTCATTTGTTTATCTCCAAAGATTCTTCGATTGCCCTATCTAATTCTGGATAATCAATGCTCCATATAGATATATTACCACAATCACGGCATTTATGTCCATAAAAATCAACTTTTAACTCGACTTTTTGATGTTCTTTATAAGAAAAAGACTCGCCCCTAAGGTTTGTCCATTCAAGAGAATATTTACCGCAGTTTCCACACAACATCTTGCCCTTCATTAGCACACCTTACCGCCATGTTTATAGCTTCTAGTCTTATTATAATCCATCTTAACCCTCAAAGCCCTTTCTAAGTCCCAACCGTTTTCACCAAAACAATCCATAATACGGATTACACAGTCAGCTAATTCAATTTCAATGCCTTCTGGTTTTCCACCCTTGATATAAAAAGAAGGTGTTTTGTTCCTATATTCTTCCATAGCCTCAGCCAGTTCCGTAACCATTTTCATTAAAAGTTCTGGTAATGGGTTAATATTTTCATGCCAGCCTTTTTCTTTAGCTGTCTCAAAAGCTTCCCTAACCGTTTCGTTTATTTTCATTTATTTCTCCTCAAACCACATTTTACATATTTTCGGTTGTTTCTTGCTGATACTAGCATCGTTGCAGATCATATCAATCGAACACGATCCGACCACCAACAATACAAGAGATGTCCAAGCTAAACTAAATATGAAATTACCCAATTCTTTTAAAAATCTCATTATTTATTACCCCACCTATATATAAATCTAATTAAAGCAACTATTGTTCTGACTTGTACCGATTCAAGTAAATCGTATATATTTGAAAATACAACACTTATCCAATAAAAAGATCTTACTGTTAAGTAGATTGGCCAAACTATGGGAACTAATAATAGTAGGGCTAGTATAGCGATCCACTGTCTAAAGATCATAAAACCCCCAATACTATATTAAATTCGCTTAATATCTCTTCAAGCAATGGTGTTAATGTATACCTTGGTGTGTTTTCATCTAGCCAAACAATTCCATGGACAGTTTGAACAATTTTAATATCATCATTTATAACGTCATAGATAACAACTTCTTCGCCTAGAACAAGCACTTCCAAAGATAATTTATCGCCTTTTTTAATTTCCATTAATAAAGTCCTCTGTGAATTCTTCCAATTCATTATTAATATTTACCCAATAGTCCATGCCTTCAGGGGACTTATACCATAAAAAACCTGCGTCTACGATAGTTAGCGGCGTACACATCCCACATGTACACTTTGCACTTCTAAACTCAACTTCATTAAAGTTTGCTTCAAATGAATCTAGTGCATCGTTTTCTGCTAAAAACAATAGTTCTAAAATTTCTAATTCTTGTTTATTCATAGTATCTCCAAGTTAACTCAAATTAGCTAAAGTTATATTCTCCATTTCTGAAAGCCAATCGGCATTTATATCAAACCAAAAGCCATACCCTTCTGGTGAATGTTCCCAGTAAAAACCATTAAATAACCACGACTCAAAGAACGATTCTAGTACAAGATCTATCCGATCACCGTGATTAATCAAATACTTATCTAATGCATCATGGCTTTCTAAAAACAATAAAAAGAATATTTCCATCTTGCTTCTCATTATGTCTATTTCCTTTTAATGCGATTCCATACCTTAATATACCACGGAGTTGTAACTTTTTCAACATAAAGCAACAATTCTTTCAAAACATTTGCTTGAACTTCCATATCTCTATTTAGATTTCTATTGTTTTCTGCTATGCGATTAAGTTCATTTTGCATTGATTTTAGGTCATATCTCATTGAATTACAATCACTTTTAACAGTATCGCAAGCTGTAATCGCTGCGTTAATTCGACCATACTGTTCTAGAAAACCTTGTTTTAGCTTTAAAAACATTACTCTCGGATCTACCTCTTCAAGTTCTTTTCTTTGATTCTCTTTAAGTTTGGCCTTAGCTCTTTCTAATTGAACTTCGTTTAATTTAACAATAGTATCCTGATCTGGCATAATTGTTGGTCCAACCTTTTCAGTTACAAGATGTTCGGCAATGGTTCTAAAATCCAATTCATCACTTAATCCAATGGTTTCTGCCGCTTGTACTAATTTTCCGATTTCTTCTTTCATTTCTTATCCTTTGTTTGTTGTGATAGTTTTACAAGTTGTTTATATGTGTCTGGTGATATAATTGCACAAATTTGTTTACTGTTCGAGAGCTCTTCAAAAGTTATTGTGGGGATTTCTATCTTTTCTTCCGACCACTTACCATCTTGCTTAATTTCTATTTTAACTTGTTTCATTTCCTTATCTACTTTCTTTTCAATCTCGGCTAATTGCCCCGTAACTCTAGCCGTCTCAATCCTCATCCAATCCTGGAAGGTTTTGGTCTCAAACATTCTACGAAATGCCTCTTGTTTGTTTTGGTGTTGGCTACGATGGTTTTCACATTGTCCCACTGCACCGCTAGCAATATGTACTATTCTAATTGCCGAATCAGTTTTGTTTCTGTGTTGGCCACCCGCTCCTGAGCCACGATATGGTTGTACTTCACAATCATCTAAGGTTACAGAAAATAGTTTTTCTTTTGGTTTATTCATGAATTTTTCCGCAATACATACAGTAAGAGTCTGTATCCCATTTAGGAAATATATTTTGTGCGCTAAATAGTCTATCGAGGTGTTCCCAATAGTGCCAACCTTGAGAGGTTTTTTGCCAATCGAACCCATTACTAATTAATCCTACCCAAAGACCTTCCACACAAAATTCAGGATCGTAATTTTCCTCAAATTCTTCTAATGCATTGTTTTCTGCTAAAAACAACAACTCGAAAATTATCGCTTCATTGGTTATCATATGTTATCCTCTATAGTTACATTCATTAAATTACCAATAAAATCCCGATCTTGGGTAAATGTTGGTGGGTCAGATATTGTCCAATATCCAGACGAATCTTTCACAACACACCTACCTCTTTTTTGTCCAATTGGATAATCATTCCAATTCTGTCCCTTATTAAAAATCATGTCTTGTAATTGTGAACAATTTTTACCTTGTAGTTCTTTGTGAGAATATAAACTCTGAGCTACCATTTGAACGCTATTTCTTACGGCATCTTTTTGTCTCCATATAAAATAATTTATTACCTCTTCTTTATCTGCAATTGTAAAAGCTCTTGAGTCAAACATTGCTCTTTGGGATTTTTCAGTAATTCTATCATCTTCATTTAACATTTCATTAAATATCATAGTGGCCATGGATGCTGTTATGCTAGTGATTTTCTGAATATTACCATCAAAGAAAGCTTCTGAGGTAATTTTATCGTAATCGGTTAATAATAATGATATTTCATCTGATTGAACATATGCGAACTTACATCCTTGAATATTCTCACAAAGATACTCAGCCGTTTCGTTCATTAAGTAAATAAATCTTACATCAAAGGGTCTATTGAAGTCTTTAGTAAAGGTATGGAACGCTTTTCCATCTAATCTAATTATGGTATTTGTTCGTCTAGGTAACTTAATCCTCGTCCTATTTTCATACTGTTCTTTCATTCTAGTACCAAGATCGTCATTTTTCATTGAATTGCTCCTGATTTACCCTTACCTCAATCAGCTTAACTTTTTTAATATTATTGAACTTCTCTAAGGTCTTTTTGGCTTCCTCATCTGACTCGTCAGATTTATACGCATTCTTAAAATTAGATCTCCATTCTTCTAAGCACCTTAGCTTTAATTGGTCTAATAAATCCTTCTGAGTTCCCTTAAGACCATCAACATTAATAGATATGGTCTTTAAAGTGAGTGGTATTGGTTTACAAATACGAACTACAAACTTTATACTCATATCGACTATTGGACATCTTAGGTATACAACCTCAAGATAATTAACGTCAAAGAACTTCAATACTGGAGCGTAAAGCCTAGTTACCTCGCAACCGTCTTCTGCTAAGCCAAGCGCTTCGCTTACCATATCTACAGCTAAATTGTCGTATTTCATCTATTTCTCCAATATATGACCTTATCACATGGGCATAATGAATTGAAAGGGTCGATATCACATATACTATATCCACCCTCAGGTACTTTATTACTCAGGTACTTTATTACTGAGGTATGTTTTTATTGATGAAGTACGCTCTTCAAACTGTGCTTCTTTTTCGTTATATTCGGTTATTCTATAAACCAAAATAGAAAATGACGTGATTAAGACGGCGATACTAACAATAAGGGCTAATAATGTTGTTTTCATTATAGATCCTCCAACTCTTCTTCTGAGAATCCTTTTTTCTCAAGAAACTTTAAGAAATTATCCCACAGCCCGCTTTCACAAACAAAATCGGTCAAATACATACTTAAATCTTCGTCGTCCATTTTTACTCCTCAGTTACAAAAAAAGGTTGGGACTATATAACTAGATATACCACAATTTTAGATAAAATAGATGAATTATTTTAGATTAGGCTATGTTTGGCTATTTTTTCTATGTGTTTTAGAAACTCCTCTACGGTCATTGAATTTTTCATACTATTACAGTATTTACAGCAAGGCACTGAATTTTCCAAATCATAATTGCCGGAAGAATCTTTACGATCTACCCCTCTACAATTAAGGGAACCACAATATGAACAGTTTTTATTTATAATTTCACTGAATTGTTCAAAAGTCAATTGCATTTGGATACCACGTTTTAAGCGATTAGTCCTATTGCAATCGCCAGAATATCTAGAATAAATTCCCTTATCTGTTACATTATACATTTTGCGATACTCCTCCCTAGTCATATTCTTATAGGGATTATGACACTCTCCACATGCTGGTTTATGATGGAAATTATTCCAATATTTTTCCATAACATGACCATTTACACACTCTATATGTAGTTTCTTTTTAGGGGAATATTCTGTATCTAGTATTTTGAAACCAAATTCAATAGCTCTTAAACATATTTCATCAAATTCCATTTTTCTGCTAGGGTCGCAATATCGACACCTTCTACCTGTTTTAAATTTTTTAAATGAAATATAGCACTTATGCTCATTTTTACAGCTCATTTCTAATAGATCAGATTGTCTTTTATATGTCTTAGACAACAAATGATATCCTTCTTTTTCTACAAATTCTTTTACATATTCATATTTATGGGTAGGTTTACCTGCTTTCCCAGATAAATAATGACACTTCATACATTTTCCGCCTCCAACTATATCCTTAAACAATTTCTTCTGCACATGTTTGTTGGGACACATAACAGCAATTGGTTTATTATATCCGGTATATTCGTTGGATAGCATTTTCCATCCTATTTTTTCTAAAAACTCTCTAACATATTCTGTAGTATACTTTAACATATTAATCTCCAATGGTAGATTATCCTACCTATGGTGTATAGATTACTATTGTTGGTCTATTATGCTATGAAGACAGAACTTGACATTGGTCCGATAGCTGAGCTAACAACTGGTGTTCCGGCGAAACCAATCCCCAAGAACTTCGTCATCATAGTAACGGCAGGTGTTCCACCATTACCTAACATTATCATAGAAGCTTGTAATTGTACTTGGGAAGCTTGGATTTGAACCATATCGCCTTGAACCATTAATTGTTTGGTTTTAATCTTAGTGATAGAGTCAGATTCTAACTCAATCTGGCCCGCCTTACCTTTAAGGTTTTTAGATATCTCAAAACTCATATCTTTTTTAATGATAATATCGGCTTTACCCTCAGCTTCAAGTAATAAATCTTTAGTGGACTTCATTTGAATATTTTCTTTAGCTGTTACTTTAAAACTTCCATTAGTACTAACGCTAACGTCCTTGTCTGCCTTAATACCAATGGTTTTATTCGTTTTGTCTATTTTAATATTTTCAGTAGCTCCGTCATTAATATCTATAGATCCGGTTTTATCAATCTTTAAATATGTTCCCTTAGCTTTTTCATCCTTATACTTAACTTTTTGGTTATCAATACTAGATGGGGACTTAAAGGTAATTGTTAGTTCCCCATCCTTATTAACTTGCCAGTTAACTCCATTATACTCACCTTCTAAATGCTGGCCAGCTTCTTTAGTTAGTGTAGTTTTTCTGGCTGGGTGTTTACTTGATCCTATGATCATAGCGCTATCTTCATTTCCATTAATACATAACAATAAAACTACAGATCCATCGCTTTTAGCTATTTCACCGTCATATTTTACCTTATCGTTAGAAGATGCTTTTAGCTTAGCCTCATAGAAATTGGCCACACCGCCAAATCCTTCTAATGAAGGGCATTTCTTAAAAATAACGGGCCCAGTGGCTAAATTACCTTGTGATTCAATTGCAATTACATCATACTCAACAAAGTTTTTTGATATATTATTTACATCGTCAATATCATATGATTTGAGTATAATTCCAGTTTTCAATGAAAAGTTATTATAGGTAGATTTAAAACCGTCGAACTCATCGCCGGCTTGCTCTAATAATGAACTTGGTAGTACTGGGGAATATTTTTCAGCCATTATTCATCCTTACTTAATTTATCTTTTTTAACATTATAGGATAAGCTACTAGCTCTCTCCATACCCTTCTTATCAACACTTCCACCTGTAAACGATTGTTCTTTAGTTTCTTGAACCTCTTCTCCCTGTACTCTACCAGCAATATCCTGAGTATCCGAAACACCTGGAAGTATTCCTTCATTAGCATTATCTTTAAGTCTTTCTCTATACGAGTCAGTATGTTGCATTTGTGGGTAAATTGGTAAATCTTTAGTACTATTTAAATTGGTTCCGAAGGACAATATCAAATTAGTTCTAAATGATAGTTTTCCATCTGGATCTTCTTTCATATTGTGAGTAACTTGTTCGATATGATAAACACAATCATCAAACTCTAAATTATCTCCTACAGATATTGGGTGTACTATTCCAACAGAAGATATCGCTCCAGATTCTTTTAATTGGCCAGCATTTAGCATGTCAAATAAAAGATAGGCCCAGTTTCTAGATTGGGTTTCTGATATTCCACCTGGGTAATCAAATACACTACTTGCAATAATTGGCTTTAAACCATGTCTTTGAACGTCCTTTCCATCATAGAAAAAATTACCCTTACCTACTTGCATGGACCTATTCTCAGCATCACTAGCGGCTAAGCTTCTACCAAACACTTGAACAAAGTTAACCCTAGCTGCCTCATCTTTACCCAAATCAACCATAAACATCAAATCAGACGATATTTTCCATCTGGGTAATGATAAAAATTTAGTATATGGTTTGGGTTCTGGTTTAACAGGTGTAGTAACTTGAGGAGACACATAATGCTCTGATGAAAATGGTTTTTGTCTAACTACTACAGTTGGGTAAACTCGATTGTTATTTTCTGGACTAACCCGATATGTTGTGTACATTTCGTTAACAGTTCCATTCAAATATGATTGTAACACACTCCAAATTTCTTTTTGATTGAAATTCTCAGCAGCTAAGATTCTCCAACCTTCTATTTCTTTACCGATAGTATAGAAATTAGAATCGTTTTTGTGATACTTAGCATTTGGATTAAATCCTTTATATTCTGATCCTTGATCTTCTTTGATTTGCTGAGCTGGATTATCCCATATGCCGAAAATAAAGTTGTAAATATCTGGAATTACTGGCTCGCTAACTCCTAACGATTGTCTACCTAACAATCTCGCTACAGTACTTGGTACTTTAAAATGTACGTTTTGGGTAGGTGATATTTGAAAGTCGGTATTTTTTAATCCTGTTCCCAACAATAACTTAAATAGAATAATCATTATTTCTTGAATGTTTTTCTTGTTACTAGCAGAGGTAGCTATTTCGTTCCAATACTTAGCAAACTGAGATATAAATAAAACATCTGACTGTTGGAATACCGTACTAATAACTGGATCATAATAAAGTTGAGTTTTCATTTCGGTAAATCCAAAACCATGAACTACAAAATAATAACTCTTCAATCCGCTTTCTGGATTAATTTCTATTTTACGCCTAACTGTTTGTACTTTAAATAAGCCTTTAAATCCGTCATGAAATTCATTGATAGGTTGGCTCTTGAGGGCTCTTTGGTAAATCTCATAGGCTTTGTCTTGAAAATTAACCATATTGATTAATACATAATCCCCAGGATGAACCGCTGTTGAGTAATTAATATCTCCAGCCCTAAGTGTTGCTGAAAAAGAAGACGTTACGTTTTGTTTTGTATTTGTTACCTGTAAATCAACACAATCGTTTATTACAACCAAAGGCTTTCTAGTTTCAACTTCAGCTTCCTTATAATTAACAGTATCTCGGTTATTCCATCTAACAAAGGTCATTACATAAGCTGGGGAAGTCTGATGACTATCTTCCGTATTTTTATAAATATGCCTAATATATGCTTTGCTATTTGACATTACCATTTACCCTTATTTGATTTCATTGCGGAGTCTTTGCCCAAATCTATTATTTGACTTTGTAAATTACCTCTTTTCCAGCTTTCATCTATTGAACCAGTATCGGCAGTTCTTTTAATACTAACCATTATTCCTTGTAACATTTCTAACGAACTTGCTCCGTTTTCAATTGCTTTTTGAAACAACTTCATTGACTCATCTACATCGCTGGATGAATTTAATAGCATTTTAGTGGATTCAGAGTATTTATTAGATATATCAGCAAACTCATCAATGAATTTATTTAATCGATTCATTTGAGATAATTGGTCAGCAGCCTCAGCTTTTTCACCGGCCAAATAAGGAGATTTTCCACCTCTAGCAGCAATATCTCCTAAAGTAGACTGTTGGCCACCTGTCATATCGCCTCTGGACATTGCTGTTACATATGACATTTGGTCTCTAAAATTTAAACCCCTAAACTCTGATCCTCGTTCTGTACTTAAAGCACCTGTAATGTTCGTATATAGATCATTTAACCCACCACCACTAACTGCTTTTGTAATATCTTGACCCGACATTCCTTCAATTGATTTACCGAATTGTTCTAACTTTTGTAATGTTTCGCCCCTAGGTGTAGATCCTCTTAGTTCAAACTTACGCTTGATATCTTTTAATTCATTTATATCCTTAGCCCCAGTTTCTTTCATAAAACGTTGGACCATTGGATTATCTTCGGTCATTTGTGATATTGGCATTCCTAAGAAACTACTGGTCAATTCAAAATTATTGGACATCCCACCTAATGATTTTTGCCCCTCTTCTGTTCCTGAATATGCCCATTTAAAAGCACCCCTAGCCCCTCCCAAATCTCCAGATTCTTGCTCCCTCATTTGGAAAGCTGTCATAGCCGATTGTAATCCAACTCCAGATGGTGTCATTGTGCCCCTAGCTATTTCTTCTGAAATTCCACCAGCAGATACACCTTTTTGAGTAGCTAATTGGGTAGTGATATTTAAAAAGTTGCGAGTTTCCTCAACCATTTTAGAATCATTAATACCAGCTTTCATAGCGTCATACATTATTTTTTCTAAGACCTTTTCTTGTGATTTTTCACCAAAGCCAGATTCTAATCCTTTTATTCTACCAGCTACTTGACCAATATTAGTAATGCCGCCCTCTTTTAATAATTGCATTTGTTTTAAATTGTTTAAATCACCAGAACCAGTAGTAATTCCGCTAGCTTGCATTAGTTGGCCACCCAACTCCATACCGGTACTTCTGGTCATTCCAGCTCGATTAATTTGACCCAACATTCCTTCTGGATTTGTAGCGTTTTCTTGGCCAAACATTTGTTGGAATTGTCTATATTGATTACCGCTTCTTCCAAATTCATCGTAAGCCATAGTTCTTTGGAAGTTTTTGAGTTTTTCGGCAGCCTCTACTGACCTAGCTTTTTCTAACCCTTCTTTAGTTAATGTTGATTGGTATTCTTCTGTTCCTAGAAGTGCGCCACGGGATCTTTTATCTGTCATAGCGGCGCCAGCATAACCTACAGCAGCCCCAATTGGACCTGCGGCAGCAAAACCAGCAACTCCAGCCCCTATCTTCCCCCAAGTCGGCATTGCAATTCCAGCAATATCCCTTAATCTTTGAGAGCTCATTTCGTTTCCAGCTACTTCTAATCCTCTTTGTCGTTCTTTAGAAAATATAAGGTTTTCAACACCTCTACCTTGAGCTTGTTCCTGTAAGGAAACAGTTGCCATTGATGTAGCTGACCCCTGAGCCATTGCCAAATTACGTTGTTTTTCTGCAAATTCAGTCCAACCAGATAATCCTACTTGACCCGCCGCCATTGCTAAGCCACCCGCTCCAGCCAATCCACCTAAAGCCGATAAACCTCTAGATAGTCCAACACCTAATCCTTTTTGTCTTAAAGCCTTGTAATTACGCATTCTTTGTGTGTAAATAAGTCCAGTTGAGTCGTCGTCTTCTTGACCACCGCCAACACCTTTGAATCCTTCTAATCCAGAGCCTAATGATTTAGCTTGTTGACTAATCATAGTATTTTGTTGGACTATTTCTTGGCCCCTTTTCTTAATCGTGTCTATTTCTTCCTTTAAAAGAGTTATTCTAGCTTTCTGGATTACATTTAGATTATCTTCGATCTTTTCTAATTTCTTTAATTCTGATCCTCTGGATAATAGTTCTTTAGATTCATGTTGGAGCTTACGAGCGTTTAAATTGAACATTTCCCTTAACTTATCTACGTTATCTTGATTATAATCACCGAAAAAAGCCCTGGTATGTTCACCCATTTTAGACTGTGGGGAATAAGATTGTTGAGCCTGTGAGAAGGTTTTTTGGGATTGTTGGAGCTGCCTAAGCTTTTGTTCAAGCTTTTGAATCTGAGTATCGAACTCAGTATTATCCATCACGGCTTTTATTAGTATTTTTTTTTCAGTCATCTATCTATCTCTTATATAAGTAGTTGATTTCTCATAGGGCTGAATTAAAGATTACCATTTAAATTTATGTTGTGTTTTAAGGCGATTTGTGGTAGTATGTTTGAAAGGAGCTCAAAATGAGTTATTTAAAAGCAAGATTTATTGAAGGTATGACAAACTTAGAATATATCCAACAGGTTGTAGAATGCGGCTCACTCTCAGAATTCTACTCACATTATAAGAAGATTCTGGAAGTGGCCCCATATGAACTGATTGACCTTTTAGATGCCCTTGAAGAATATGATAATGGTAGGATCTTTATAAAAACAGCTTCTGATAAGTGGAAGGATGAGAAGTTTAAATTTACTAAACTAGACAACTTTAGATCGGTAAGGGGATATAAATGAAATCTGACTATAAAAACACGTTAATTAATAAAATAGTTTACCTATGCCAAAAGGTTAATAAATCAACTAACAATATTAAAGTCCTTAATATGTATAAATCCAACACTTGGTTTGTTGCCAGTGGTTTAGTTCAAATTGGTGTTATAACCGCTCGCTATGTTATTGTTAAAAAAGGGCTATTTATTAAATATGGACATCAAAAGCTTAGCAATGGTAAATATTACGATAGTTTCTGGTTTAACGATCAGAATGTTAAAAAAGATGTTGACAAAATGATCTTAGAGAAGTATAATGAGACTAATTGGAAAGCTGTTACAGTTGGTAACTATGCCCCTGATGATATAGGGTTTTAAGGGAGGACTATGAAACTAACAGGAAATGAAACCATAGACGAACTTAAAAAGCTAATTGGAAGACTGTGTTTCTATAATGGTTATTGTGGTGTAATCAGATCTATTGGTGTAAAACAAGGTGCTAATAATATTTTATACAGAACTCTAGTATTCGACGGTGGCCAATATTTACTTAACGACGGCACCGAAAGAGAAGTTGCCATATACTGTATTGGGGATCATTTTGTAGCTCCCGCAGGTAGATATAGGGTTGTTGATATAAGATATAAAGACAATGTAGGGCTTATATACGATGTTTTACCGTGTTTTGGGGGCTATTCTCACACATGTGCTACCGAATCCCAATTACTATACTACTCCAGAGCGGTAAGTACCAACATAGAACCCACTTGCTCGTGCTCTCACCCTAATAAACGTGAGGTTCACTTAATAACTAGTAAATATCTATATTGTCCTGATTGTAAACAGGATTTAGGAGATGTGAAATGAAAACAGACAGGGAAATAATACAGGCGTTACTCGATGGGAAGAAATTAAACGCAGTTGGTATGTTCGGTATTTATGTGCATATAAACGATAGTGGATATATAGTTACCGACAAGGGTACTTTAACTAATTTAGATTTTAGAAATATAAAATATAGGGTCTACGAACCAGAAAAACCAAAGAAAAAGCATGTGCTATATAGACACTATTATCTAGACAGAGATGGCGAATTTAGCTGTATCTACTCAAGCCAGACTTGGGAAGATTTAAATTGGAAGGGATGTTATAAATTTATAGAAACTGAAATAATTAAAGAGATTGAGGTATAGTGTGAAAGAACTATTTAAAACTATATTTATTTGTGCCACTCTAGCTGTATTTAGTGTTGCTGTTTTAGTGACTAGCGTATTTTACACTATACCTTTTGTTAGTCATATTCACGAACTAGCTCTTAACTATTGGGGAATCAAATGAATAAGCTATTGATTATATTGGGCTTATTGCTAACGACTTGGGCAGCCTACATGCTGTTCCTGCTCTATTCAGCCTATATATTTGCTGAAGGATTGTCAACTATCTTAAATATTTTTAATTGAGGTGAGTATGATGGAAGAAGAACCATGTGTTAGATTACCCTTATTTGACGCTACAGATATTATTAACTATATGCTAAAAATAGGTACTCAATCGACAGCAACTACCGAACCTATCACACTAAATAATGCCGCTAATTTAAGTGACACATCTGGCACTCCACATAGAATCGGCTATCTACCAGAAAAAGAACCCATAAAAAGACTTGTGGATCTGAAGAAAAAGGTGTATAATAGAAAAAGGAATAAAGCAGCTAAGAAAGCTAGGAGGATAAATAGATGAAAAAGAAGGGAAAAGTTCTCTGGTATAGCCAAAAAGATAAAAATGGTATAATCATCGACCCTAAGGGTAATGAGTATTATTTTGATATTTCTGTTGTATTAGACCGAGTACCCTTCCTGATGTCTGGCGTCCAAGTCTCATTTAATCAAAATAAGTCTATCACAAATTGCCTATGTGCCCGTAACGTAAATGTAGATAAGGAGTAAGGATGAAAATACAATATAAAACTTTAGAGCTCATTACCAGAATCAATAACGCCACTAGTGACGACGTAACCAGACCAAATTTACAGGGTGTTTTCCTCAAAGCTGTAGATAGTAAGGTAAGAATTGCCGCTACCGACGGCTATATGATGGCGGCTTATGAGGTAGAGGAAATCGCATTGGCTAGAGAGCTCAAAGATCGTGAAATAATCCTAGATAGAGGTTTTATTAAAAAGATCAAGTCCGAAATAAGACCCTTTAAAAAGACCGGCTTTGTTGATTGCACATTAACCGACGATCAATTCCAAGTAAATAACCTAATCGTTCCGATAATCCAAAAAGACTACGTTCCATATTATAGAGTAATGTGTAGGGAAACCTACTCATCTAAAAAAGATGTTAAGTCAATCTCTTTTAATCCTAAACAAATGATTAGGTTATTGGAATTACTAGGGGATACTAATTATTGTACTATGCATTTTCGTGACCCGCTAAAACCAATCGTTATTGTAACTAAAGAAGATGGCCAATTAGAAACCGTTATAATGCCGGTTGTGGGTGAGGTGAAATTATGAAACTATCACCCTGGCTATCACCCTTAATTGGAAGTGGACTATTCTTAGTTGCTTTCTTTTTAATCTATCTATGTGATATTACATATACTTACCTATCAACATTGGTGGATATAGAAATGTTCCTATGTTGGTTGTTTACTTCAATTATAATATGCTCATTTGGATATTCCGTAATATACTTTATCAACAATAGGAGTAAAAAATGATAGTAAATTTTAAAACAAAAGGTGGCCATACGATTACGACCGATATTAATAATATTACCCTATTTCTAGATGAAGACGGTAGGTACGATCCTGATACATACTGGTGTCAGGCTTTTGATAAAACCTATGAGCTTGATTATAATACTTACCTAAATATCCAATCGGTTATGGAAAAAACAGTTTTATATCACGATTTAACTAAAATCAAGTAGTTACAATAAATAATTATCTTGTGGTTTATGTTGAATTGTGGTATTGTTTATTAAAGGAGCTAATATGGCACATCTACTAGATGGTTATGATGATTGGAAATTAGAAACTCCTGAATGGGATGAAGATGAATTTTGTTGCTATCGTTGTGGCGATAGTGTTGGCTCTGAGAATATATTAGATGACGATGGTTTATGTCCACAATGTAGAAAGGAAGACGAAGAAGATGAATAAAAACAAAGACTTAGTTAAATGTTCTGATTGTAAATTCTTGGGTAGTGACTTATTACCAAGCTTTGATTTTCCCTACATCCAGCTATGTTGTTTAAAAGGTAAGTGGGACGGCTGTAATGATAATGATCAATCAGAAGAATTAATCGAATGCGATGAATTTATTAAAAAGGAGGCATTATGGAACAAAAAAGATTAAAAGGATTGGACGAAAAATTCTGCAATGACTGTGGTACTGCGATTAAGATTAAGGCTATGATTTGTCCCCATTGCGGAGTTAGACAAAAAAGCATTTCAGTTAAGAGCAAGACAACTGCAGCGGTTTTAGCATTTTTTCTAGGTGTGATTGGAGCGCACAAGTTTTATTTAGGTAAAACAATATTAGGCATAGCTTATCTTTTTTTCTTCTTGTTTTTCTTCTGGACTTTTCTACCACTCTTTATAGTCCTTATAGACTTAATAATTCTTTTATGTATGAGCCAAGATAAATTTGAAGAAAAATATTATTAAAAGGATGATATATTGTGGAGAGTAGTAAATAATTACCGCTAAATAAAGGAAAAAATATGAAAAGTGTTTTATTAGCATTGATCGTGACAATTGTATTAACAGGGTGTGTCAATTCCAACTCCACTATGAAAGGCGTTCACGAAAAGGTCATAAAACAATTCCTTAACCAATATAAATTAGCTATAAAAAGCGGAGATAAAATAGAAATATGTGTACAGGCTGGTTTTGTTGTCGCAGCTTATAGTCAAGCTGGTATAGAAAAAGACTATTTAAAATGGAAGACCATACAAAGGCAAGATTGTGCATATGCAGGGATTAGATTGTAAAAATATTGTTAAGGGGGATCATTATGAAAATTTCAATAGAAGCCTATTTAAAACTACAAGCTACTGTATTAGGTGGGATTGTGGCTAAAGAAGGGACTAATAATGAGTATATAGACCAAGATTATGGTTTACAGCATAGGGCTAAGAAAACAGTTGACAAGCTTCTAGAAATTAACAATGTGGTCGTCGATGTTCCAAAAATAGATGAAGAAACAACACCTTGTGTTTGTTGTGATTGTAAGTTTTCTGACAATTCACCTGGCGAAGGTGTATGTGGTTTGTGTATGTGGATTGGTGGTTACACTAAATTTGAGGCTAAAGAAGCTGACGTTCCCCCAGAAATCACTCCAGAAAAACAATCTCCAAACGATATTCTAAGACTATGTGGTGATTGTAAGTTCGTTCGCTTATCGGCCTATGACAAACCCTGTGCGGATTGTTTAAATATAATACTAAAACCCAACTGGATAAGAAAATGAAAGAATCACAAAATCCAAAACAAGAAAAGAATGTGAGGCGTATTTACCGTAACTTATGCAGTGCTTCCTGCTTTAGCACCACAATAACCAAGACGGACCTCGAGGTCCTGTATAGTTGTTTTTCTGATATCTGTATCGTAAATGGAAAGTGCCGAAAGATACGGTCTGAGGCAATAACTACGGATTTATTTAAAATCTACACCAAGGAGCTCTAATGTACTTTCCTATAAGTAATATTTATTGTTTTATTTGGAACACCACTGAATTATTAGGCTCAGTGGGTATTAAATTAACAATTATTCACAAGATGTGTCCCGGCCTTATACCTTGGCTATTTGGCAAGTGTATTGGGTGTGAAGGTCAAGAGATTAAATAAGGAGTAGTTATGAAAATCTACATACATAAAAGAGGCGATGAAATTATAGTAACCGATTACGATTACTACCTAGATACTGGCTATATCAGATTTAGTGAATATACGGTTCAAGTCTATGATGACCACGATTTCAACAGAATATTAGAGGGTTACGAACTAGTGGGGGAATTATGATTAAAATTTATGTGCATAAAATAAAGGACGAGATAGTATGTGTAGATTATGACCCCCAAGATGATTTAGGACTCGTAACGTACAGCGATTGCTGTATATTATACTACAATAATAATTTTAAAAAATGGTTGGATGATTATGAATATGTGGGGGATTATGAGTTTTAAATGGGCTCCATTAGTTGGATTAGTAGTTTTTGCTGTATTTCTTGGGATATATCTTCTACTAAGTCTCATACCGGGTGATTTACTATATATGGCCTTTTTAGTAGTGACTATTTTAGTATCTGGTTGGGTATTAGGATATGTGGTCATTGATATCTATAACCAGTGGAGGGACTTATGAAAAATACACATCTTATTAAAAGATACCAAAACCGTAAACTTTACGATACCATTCAAGGTAAATATGTGACCCTAGAAGAGATAGGAATATTGATTAAACTAGGCGAAAATATCCAAGTTATTAATGACAGATCTAAAGAAGATATTACCTGTAAAACACTTGCTACCGTTCTTTGTCACCAAATTATGACAAAAAATGAGTTGAGTATTGAACAACTTCAAAGAGCGATAGTTGATGGTATTTCTAAATATATAAAACTAGAGGAGTAATCTATGCTTAAATTTATATCAGAATCGTCAATTTTGCTATTGATCATATTACTTGTAGCCTACTGGGGTAAGATACTTAAAGTTATCGAAGATGTTATTCTACACCCAGATAATAGAGTTTTATTGATTTTCTCTATAGTTTTGATATTTAGGGTGTTTAGTTTTGTAGTGATATTGTACCAAGATTATATTCAAAGAAATGTCTGTAATAAGACGTAGTTAGGCGCACGAATACAAAATCACGGCTTAAAAGGTGATCTTGCTAAGTAGTTGAAATTAGGTGGAATTTAGCAAACTAAACTTTTTACCTATATTAGCGATATTGTTAATCTCAGTAAAATCTTTAGTAGTCGTATAATCAACAAGTTAGCTTACTTCGCACTCTGGCCAGGCTATCTACCTGCATAAACCCCTCATTACCTTACCGCCACTATCCCTTACCTTACCGCTTACTTACCGCTAATGGTTTATAGTTTATAGTTTACTGTAAACCTACCTATAGCCCTCATCGTGATTAAACCATATTGTCGAGGTCAACAAAATGCTTTACCTGTTATACCATTTTCGTGATGTCAAGTAAATGGTTCTTTATCTAGGCTATCTAAAGATTGTAATTGTAAGCAAGATAATGCTGTTTATTTATAACTATAAGCATTATGATGTATATACATGGCTTAGGCATAGTTGTTTAAATGTATGTATAATTCCTAAAACCAAATGATTTCCAACTGATACGGTTAACTTAAATTGCTTTTATACATACATAGTATAGGTTTTTAGTCATAACTATGCTTAAAGTATAAATTATTAAGTAAAAATTATTAAGTAAAAATAGATGTTAAATATGTTTTTAACGTAAAAAACTTATTTTAGTATGGTAGATTATTTAGTAGTTTTAGCTAATTATAAGGATTACTATAAAGTTTGTTTATATACTAACTCTCTAGTTCTTATATGTCTTATTACCGTGGGGTAGTGCTGGCCATAGCTATCGTCTCTATATTCCTCCCATGTCCAAGTGTTAACTGCCCAGCAATGTGTTGAACCTATATAGTATTCGTGTTCGTAAGCGATAACCTCATTGTTTAATTTATTTGCTAGATCAATCATAGATTCTTCTTTAGGCACATTTACTAACCTATCATTTAAATCTTCTACTGTCATTTCTTTAACAGCACTAAGTATTTTCTTTAGTTTATCTATCATCTTAAGCTTCCTCATTATCATCATGTTGAGTTAGACGAACAAGCTCCCGCTCTGTGAACCAATACTCTGTAACCTCATCATCTTCTTTAAAATAAGGCTCCCTTCTTACCAAGTATTCAAAAGTATGAATATTTTTCATCTGTCGGACAGGGTTGCCCACAAATACCTGTCGTATATCCAATACTGTATAGAGCGTTTTCCCTGTATCCATTACTTCGCCCGGACTAAAAATAGATATTCCCATAATATCGCTAAAATCAATACGACTATCAAGACAAGTTACTAATAGTGGATTTGCATAAATTTGAAACGAATCTATCTGTTCCACAGCGTAATTGTCAATTGTCTTGGAGTCTCCATACTCTCTACTTTTACGGAAACAAACGTATTTTCCTATAAAACACCTTAATTCCATAATATTTGTTGAATATCCTAATTTCACTTTAATCTCCTTTGTTTATAAATTCTGTTCTATCCAATCTCCGCCCTTCAATAGGATTAAACCGATTATGCAAATAAATAATCCTACTAAAGAAACCTTATTTAACTTAATACTACAAAACAAAAATGGAACTATTATAAATGAAAGACTTAGTAAAAAGTCCCATATTATTCCACCTACGAATATTTGATTAGATTGGGTTTCTACTTTAGTAAATATTAGCCACATGGCATTTCCTATTAGTGCTATGAACAAGCATAGGGGTATATAGTAAATACTTGATTTAAAAGAAGTTTGATATCCTAAATAAGAATAAAATCCATATAGTAACGTATTCAGTATTACAAATGTCCAAAATAACATTACAACTCCAATCTTTGCTTAGCTATGTTATAATAGGTTTCGTCTATTTCAATCCCTATGAAGTTACGATTTAAAATCTTACACATCTTACCCGTTGTATTAGATCCCATAAACGGATCCAAAACCAAATCCAATTCATTTGACCAACTTAAGATATGGTCTTGAGCCAGTTTTTCTGGGAATATAGCTGGATGCTGGTGCGCTATTTTATCCGTTGAACTTGAGCCACCACTTACCACATATGTCCAGACATTTTGTACTTTAACGTTTTCATTGATTTTAACGTTCTTTATTTTGAAGGTGCCATCTGATTCTCTATTCATTACCTTAGTTCTATGGGTTCTTTTATCGCAGTGCTTATTTCTTCTTGGCTGTATGATTGGGTTGAAGGTTTTAGGCTTACCCTTGGAGAATACAAACATGTATTCAAAAGCTGAATAATATCGGTTACTTCCACCTACTGGAGGTGGATTATCTTTATGATAAATCATGGTATCGTGTAGATTTAAATTACACTGCTCTTTGAAGAAAATAGCTTGTTTGAAGCTTGAAAGAGTTTCGGTTCCTTTAACTGTAGCATCTCCAATTACCCATACGATTACACCACCTTGTTTTAGTGTGCGGGTTAACTCTTGGGCTATTTGCTTGAAGAGATCAAAATTCCACATTGACGAATTATTATAAGTTCTTAAATTATCGTAAGGCGGTGAGGTAACAACTAAATCTACGGATTCACTAGGAATATCCTTTAATTTTTCTATACAGTCACCATGGATTAGATTAATCATTTTTATCCTAACATGCCATACTTTTTATTGAGTTTTTTTCCATTTGGTCTACAGCATCTCTTAATATTTTAAAAACACTTAAGTCGGTAACTGCGATTTTTAGAACCTCTTTCTTTTCAACAAAATTAGGAACTATATCTCCTACATCTAATTGCTCAGGCAATTCTTCAATAATAAGTGTATTTAGATTTACACTAATAGAATGTTTACCGTCTCCCAATACTATTTTCATTCATCCTCCTAAGTCTCTCACTACAATGTTCACATCTATCTAGTAACAGCTCTAATGACTTATCTTTATCAACAGAGCACATATGATTTAAATAATCTACATCAGGTTGGCTATAGGGTGAATTATGGTTATAGCCTCTGTTTATCATTTCATTAACCAATTCATCGTGTCTTTGTTTCATGCTTTTGGGTTCAATCTGGCCAGCCCTACCGTTCATATTATATTTCTTAACAAACTGTTTAAAGAACTTGTGTATTTCGCCGTGTTCCCCTAACAAATGATTTTTACAAAGAATTTTAGGATCAACCATCCACATTCTCATATAATCTCCTATGTTATCTTAATAATAACATACGATAATTAAGCCGTCAATGTTTTTTATTATTCAACTTAAATACCTTCCTTCTATAGTAATTCCAAATACTTACACTAATCAAGAGATGATTAAAGTTTTTACAATATGTTATTGTAAACCGTAACCTATTTACCTCGATATGAAAAATATTGATTAAGCCGGGGATAGATTTACGGAATAGAACTACTTCTATATTAACCCTCATTTAAATCCTCAGTGCTTTTATACACTATTCTTTCATTGTCTTCGTACTCTACCTCAAACTCAATTCCAGCATATATAGCTTGAGCTAATAAACATCCTACACACCCACCACAGGATTCATTTATAGGTTGGTAGCCCAATGCCCCACTGCACTGCCAGTCAGACATATCCCACTCTTGAAAGGTTTCACCATTATTTATTAGTTTATATATTTCACGCTTTCCCATGTTAATCCTTAATCCACTCCCTATATTTAAGCCAATAAGCTATTTTATATAGAAATAAACTATCGATCGTCATATTAATATACCACAGATCTATGAAGATCAGAGGTACTTCTCCATCTGTTTTATATGGATATGTTTCACATAGATATATTTTAAGTCCATTCGAGCTATTGTAGATGGAGATAGATTGGCCAAATAGATAGATATCCCATATCATATATTTCCAATACTTAGGGTTGTCTTTGTTTTTAAACACCTCTTCCAGTCCATCCCATAGTTCTTTTTGTGTTTTCATATATCTCCTAAATCCTGTTTACAGTCGGGGCAATACAAATATTTACTAGTTATTAAGTGAACTTCACGTTTGTTGGGGTGAGAACACTGATTATGGCACATAAACAGATCTATCGGAGCCTTACCTCGCTTAATAGTATCGGCTATGTCCTGTGCTGTGTAGGTGGCTACAAACTTACTGCCGTCTGAGGAATTGGCTTGAATCACCCTATACTCAAAAACATCAAGACCCTTATAAACAACACTCTCTATCGTGGTAATATAGCTATCTGTATGTTCTACTATCTGTTCGGGTTTGTAGTCCGATATTAAGCGAATTGATTGTAGAGCAACTATTTTGTTTAATGGTATACTATGTAGGGTAATAAATATATGAAGATCGTAGCCTATCCATCTTTCTTCAAAATCTTCTATTCTATATGGAATTAGGCCAACTGGTATTAGGGGGTCTGAATATATAGCCACATGTCCAATATATTTCTTCATTTGTTCCAACGTATGGTTTGCCGTAGGCATCATAAGGACTCCTTAGTTTTTCTCTTTTTAAGGGTTACCAGTGTTTTCATTGAATGACTGTCGTATTGCATATCTATACATACGTATCTACAACTCATTGCGGCTTTCTCAACAGTATAACAGTCTGGCATTTTATATCCACTTACCCAGACATAGACTTCATCTTCAGTTGATCTATTCCATTGTAAACAACTATCATTTAAAATATCAAATAATTTGGTGTCATTATCGTCGAATTTGTCTTCTTGTTCCATAAGATCTCCTATAAATTAATTACTTCACAACTATCTACAACGACTTGGAATCTACAATTAATACCATTTGAAGTTGTTATATAAGTTCCTGGGGTCAAATAAGACAGAAAAGCCGTGTTATTTGTCGAGTAGACAGCATATACTTTATTGCCTATACAAAGTCCATACTCAGGGAACGATTTTGGATAAACATCTTCTAAATCAGGGCAAAACTTAATAGTTTCTAATTGAGCATCTTGACCGTCCTGTCCATTAATGCCATCGATACCATCTTGGCCATTAGTTCCATTTAAGCCATTAATTCCGTTAATTCCTTGCTGTTGTCCACAAGATACCATAAGTAATAATAAAGCAATTGTAGTTAATTTCATCATACGTTCCTCCTATTAACTATTACGCTGCTTTCAATTCTTCTTCTAGTTTTTCAACCAATTGATTGATGGTTTCAACATCCCTAGGTAATGCATCTTTAACTACCATAAGAACTTGTTTGTTTTTAAAATCTACTACATAAACGATATTTTCTTGATTTTCTTTCATATTGACTCCGTTATTTAATACTAACCGAAATCAATAAAAAAGTCAAGAAATATTTTTAAGAATATGTGGGGGAATATTTGCTACAATAGAATTTCCAAGCATTTTATACCGATTTATTTCTGATATTTCAACGATCTTTAAATCCGGCGTTAAGCCAAACTTAGTCCATTCAATTGGAAGTGTCATTAGTAGTTCACATTCTTCTGTATTCAACAGTCTGATTTTACTACCTTCTACAACATAATTGCAGGTACTTTGTCCTCTACCTCCTATTCCTTTAGTTAGAGTATTTATATATCCGTCTTCACGAATTCTAGCGTCCAAGTGATCTATTCTATTAGATTTAGAAACGGCAACTATTTTCTTATTTTTAATTTGCTTAGGCTCTTCGTAATCATGTAAAGTGCGATATAATCTAACTTGTTCAAGGTCTTTTCTGGTTCCCAATATAAACACTCGCTCCCTTGCTTGTCTTGTTCCAAAATGTACTGAGTTGAATAACTCACAATCGATTTCATATCCGGCATCTCTAAGTTCTCTTTGGACGATTTCATAATCTTTTCCTCCGTTTACGGTAATCAATCCCTTAACGTTTTCTAATAAAAAATACTTGGGCTGAATTAATTTTAATAGCCTAACAATCTCGTAAAATAGCTTGGTCTCAACATTATCTAGTCCTAGCCTAGACCCTTGATAACTATTCCCCGAACATGGCCAACCCCCTGTAATCATATCGATTTTAGGAATATTGGACAGAGATTTCTCATCAATTTTAGTTATATCTCCAAGGTTAGGGACTTGGGTATAGTTGTACTTTAGAACGGAAATAGCCGGTGCCCATATTTCAGAAAAAGCCACTACCTTAAACTTATCTTTAGGTAAATTACAAGTAGTTCCCTCTATACCAGAAAATAAAGAAAGTATATTTATCATGAGCAGACCTTCCTTCCTGTTTTCATATATTCCAATAACTTATCCTCGTTCCAAACCCTAACAACTTCTGTTTTATATATCTGACCAACTTCGGTTTCAAGAAAATATGATTCTCCAATAATATCTTTGAAACCTCTGTTTCTATAGGTTCTTTGATTATTAGACTCACAAATAAGTTTCTCGAAAATTTCGTTAGAAATAACTATCTCAGAAAAATACTCGCCTTCTTTCATTTTCTTCATACCAACACGAAACAAATAAGATTCATTACTCATCTAAATCTTCCTCCTCAAAATCAATATTATACTCAGGTACTTTCAATTCCTTTTTGTTTTTCCTATTGAGAGTTCTTTCTTGTTCGTCAGCTAAAGAATCTGCAAAATCTTGCAATTCCTCTTCAATTTCGGTAGCTAATTCTGGAATATAAGTTTGTATAGCTAAATCGTAAATCTTATTATAATCAGAACTCTCAACCTGATTTTGATAATACTGTTGTAATAAATGTGGCCAACTCAAATTAAATGTATCCGAAAATGATATTCCTAGGGTAGATGCGTACCACCTACGAACCTTACCTTCAAGTGTAATATCGGAACTATTTAACTTATGGTAAATAGCTTCCAACTGAGAGGCATAAAAAATGTCAAAACTCTTACTCATCGCCAGTATCTTCCTTAGCTATTTTGCCGTTTCTTATACTATCTGTTAAAGATTTCTGCATATCTTCAACTTCCCTTTCTTTACTTTTTACAAACTCGTCTTGGGCCATGAATGATAGCTCTAAAACTTCTGATAAAACGTTATTATCTTTTATATGTCCACCGCCAATCTCTTTATTTTCCCAAAAGGGAGGACATTTAATAACTCTTTGTTGTAATTGGGCGAACGCAAAACTAGTACTTCTAGCTACTGAATGAGCATTCTGTAAATCTGGGCCCAGTAAATCTCTATAAAGCTTATCGGCCTTTACAAACTCTAAAGGGGATAAAAAACACTTTACAGTAAATGTACCTAAGTATGTTTCTTTAGAATTTTCACCAACTACATTGATATAAAACGTTGCAGTTCCATCGTCATTTAAGGAAATTTTCGACATAATTCCTCCATATACATCTATATACCACAAAAATTAGTAAAATAGATATACAATAAGATTTATTGAGAACCATCGTTAATTAATGTAAGACTTCAAAGAAGAAATGGAACACAATTTTAGGTAGACATCTGGGTAGACATCTGGGTAGACTATTTGGTAGAAGAAAAAGTGTGAGTTGGGTAGAAGAAAAAGTGTTGATTTGGTAGACGATTTTGTTCATGTTACTTTACTTACTTTACTTTATATATATTTATACTTTATTTTAATTTACTTACTTTATGTAAAAAATTAAAAACTTTGTAAATTTGTGGTATATTAGTTTGAAAGGGGTTTTATGTTCACATACACCGATATTTTTGGAGACTTTTTAGACAAGACCAATTCTTTGTTACTTAAATACACAACTAAATTGTCTGAAATTAAAGATCCAGAGCTTATGTTGATTTTAAAAGAAGCTTATTCATCAGACAATGTAGATGGAAGATTATTAGCAACCCTACTAAACTCTATCTTTACCCAAAAAAGTATGACCTTTGTTTTATCACAAAGAGGGTTTATTAAGCTTTTAAAAGAAGACACTAATGGAAGAGGCGATAAAATATCCGGTAGCAAATATATTGACTTTAAAAGTAAATTACATCAGTCTCAGTATATTGAAACTCTTAGGGAACCTACTAATAGAAAAGGTGGTGTTTATAAGTTAATTCACCCAAATACCGTAGAAATTTTAAATAAAAAGTGTTCTAGGGATTTTTTCAAAGCTCAGGAAGATAAGGTATTGGCTTATTATGACACCGGATTGTCTTACGCTAAAAAAACTAATAAAACCAAAAAGACGACCGCTACTGAAAAGTGGAAAAAAGTTAAGGAAGAGTTAAGGAATAAAAAAGATGAGTAAGTATACCTCCGACCAATTATTTGATTTATGGCTTAATTATGTTAGAGAAAATGATAACATTCGGTATATCCATAAAGAAAGGCTTGAAATAGTAGGAGAATTAGCTTCTAGTTTTAAGTCTGGCGATATTTCCTACGAAGAAGCCCTATCTTATTTAAAAAAAGTTGTCTTAGCCCTTACAACAGAAGAAGGGAGAAAAGGAAAAGGAAAACATGCCGGATGGAAAGAATGTGTTGAAGACGACTATCGAGGGGCCTTAGCAAGTGAATATGTTGAATTAGATTCTCCCAAAAAAGAAGAACAAGTGCAAGAATCTAATATTTTATTGATCGAAGATCCTTGGATTGACAATTGGCTTAAAGCTAAGTTTGGAAAAGTTCCTAGTGAGATTACTAAATTGGCCCATACCCCAGGTTCTTATTTGAATGTTCAATTCTTAATTGAGACGTTTTCTAGTAAATGGATTTTTGAAGCAAAAGAGCCAAATTGGAGGCGAATTTGACTAAATTACTTTTGTGTGGTAAGATCTCCGTAAGGAGAGATTGTATGAAAGATGAAAAATGGACTAAAATTGAGCTTCTAGAAGGCCAGGCTAGGTCATACATGCTTATAGCCAAAGCAATGCAAAATAAGGGTTGTTTTGATATCGCAGTGACTTATATTAATCAGGGCATAGAGTGTTGTAATCTAGCTATTAGCATGAAAGAAAAAGAAAATGAAAGAACTAGTACTTTTCAATATGATTTGGTAGCCTAAAGGAGATAAAAATGAGCTTACCTTTAATTAAAGATTCTAAGGGAGATCCTTCTGTAACCATGACAGCTTTTGTTTTAGGATTTATTGTGGTCTGTATTAAATTGTTATTATCTGGATTAACCATCAAGGGTTTTTCTTTTGCGGTCTTTACTGGAGTAGACTTCTCAGCATCGGTATGTGCCTTAGGTGGGGTATACGTTTTAAGAAGAAATACCGATCCAACAAATAAACAGGATAGTACTAATGTTAAACCTTAAGGAGTAAATTATGATAGAGTGGTTAACAAATTTATGGAATAAAAATAGAGTTTTGTTTTATGTTTTTTTACCCTTAGTAGCTTTTGGTTTTATTGTTAAGTTAGTGTTAGATTATAATTCAGGTAAAGCTACTGATACTATTAATAATACCCAACAGACAGATAACACGTTGGCTCAACAACAAGCTTCGGCTACTGGAGCCGCAAGTGTACATCAAGAAAACGCTCAAGGTATTCAAAATCAAATAAACAGTAGTAATAATTCAGAAGGAGATGTAAATTGGCACAAAAAATAGGCAGAATATGGCTTAGTTCTGATTTGCACGAAAAACACAAAAATATTTTGAAGTACTGTCCTAACCGTAAGTTTAGTACTATAGAAGAAATGGACAAAGCAATTAGGGATCATTGGTTTAAAATCGTAAAACCAGAAGATACAATCATAATTGTAGGGGACTTTACTTTTGGTTCTAGCGATTATCCAGATATTCACGATAGGCCAGGAAAAAAAATACTTGTGAGGGGTAATCATGATAGATCATCTAGCAGAATGTTATCCTTAGGTTTCGATTGGGTTTGTGAAGAAATGACAATTAAAATACAGGGCCGTTTGGTTAAAATTAGTCATTTGCCTTATCTCAAGTACTATATCAATATGAAAACTACGCCCGAATTAGAAGGGGCTTTTGATTTAGATAAGGTAAGGTTTAAAGATTTAATGCCCATAGATAATGGCAATATATTGATTCACGGTCATGTTCATTCTTTAGAAAAAGTAAAAGACAATATGATCCATGTGGGGTGGGATGCTTGGGGAAGATTTGTTAGTGAAGATGAGGTAGCTAGTTTAATCTCAAAAATAGAAAATAAGGAGAAAGAAAATGAAAAAAATAATAATAGTATTATTAACAATGTTTCTGAGTTTTAATTGCTTAGCTGAGTGTCAATGGTCAGCAATAGTAGAAACAAAAGACGGGTTTCTTTATCCCAAAAACTGTCATTTGAAGGTGGGTAAACTTGTTGAAGAAAGTAAGCTAAGGGAACAACAGGTTCAAGAACTTAATAAGTCCATAGAATTAAAGGACTTGACTATTAAAATAGCCGACGAAAGAATTAAGAACTGGAGAGATACTAGTTATGAATTAGAAGAAAGAGTTATGAAACAAAAACGTTGGTCAACCTACAATGATTATCTATACTTTGGTGGTGGGGTTGTTTTAACAATTTTAAGTGGTTGGGCTATTGGCCAAGCCGCTAAATAAGGTCGTTGTTTTGGAGTGTTTTTAAAACGATATAAACATCTTTTGGCTGTATTATATCCAATGGCTTGTCAAAAACAAGTCCTTTAAATTTTTCTAAAATATCTCCTGCCAATTCAGAACAAACAAATCCTTCATCTCCGTCTAGTAATTTTTCGCTTCTAAAAACATTGGCAAGTATATTTTTTATACTATACGGTTTTCCAGCATTATCCACCATATATTGCATCATTTTAAGGTATTGCTCGTCACTGATTTCTATTTCAAATTCCTCAACAACATGAACGTGCTTATAAAATAAAACACTACCGATATAGTTAACCTGTGTTCCACTAGCCTGATATATAATCTCTCTTTGGATAGATAATGAAGAGAATTTTACATACACATGAGAATATCGAGTAAATCCCTGTTTAGCCCTTATTACCCAACTAAACCAAGGAAAAGCTTTTCCCTTAGGTCTTGAGAATCCTATTATCATTTTTTTCATAATTATCCTTGTAAGTATTTCAAAATCTTGGATTTCCAAGAATCAATAAGACCTTGCGTTACAAACCCTTCAGGTTGTTTTTGGCACAATCTATAATAAGCTGTTGGAAAAGCGCCTTCTTTTATTCTAGTTAATACATCTGCATAATCATCAAACATCTGATCTGATTGTTCTAATGTAATTCCTGCTGTGGTATTTGTAGAATATAAATCTATTAACAATGGGGTAGCTACAGATTGAAAGTATTGGATTCTATCATTTATCTTTAGTGTAATTTCTTCTAATTCCTTACAATAACACATTCTCAAACAGTCTTTATTTGGATTATCCATATCAACAATAATTTGTTCTAAATGTGTAGGAGATAATATGGTGATCCCATTTACAATCATTAAGCTACCTTCCATAACTGAAATACAGAATTTGTTTGAACAGTAATTGCACCGCCAGTTTCACTTCTAAATTGTATAGCAATAGTACCTGGAGAGGAAATAGTAAATACACCATCTCCAATAACTATTTGATTAGTATTAGCTGCTGGAAAAGTAGTAGAAGAAACATCGTCTGTCGGTGAAGTTTGGTCATAAACATATGCTTGATCTGTGCCATTTCCTGACTGTGGAAGGTGCCATTTTGCTCCTACTGAGCCTATACTAGCCGTACCTACTCCTAATCTAAAACCACTACCTGTTTGTGTTGCAACGCTTTGTGCTATTACAATAGCTTTGAATGTGTATGTCCCTATAGCAAGAGATGGGGTGGTAAGTTGAACTATACTTTCATAAGTAATTACTGTAGATGCTTGCGTTGTAGATGTAACCAATGCTTGCATATTATCAAGTTTTGTCTTGTCAGTACTAGACATAAAACCATTAGCACTTGTAGTGGCAACAGCATGGTGAGTAGTAACTGTTTGGTCTCCATGATTATGTACATGATCAGAAAGAGCAAAACTAGCAGCACTTCCTTTAGCGTTTGCGGAACCTACGGAGCTTACAGTAGCAGTGGGAATATTATGAATATGATCTGCCCTAGCTATATTGGCGCTAGAACCTTCTGCATTGGCTTGATCTGGAATCTGACTAGATACAACACCAGCGGTTAAGGCATGAGAGTGGTTTGATCTCGCCAATGAATTTGCATTACCCTCTCCATTAGTGGTAGATAAGGTTAAATTTGTTGTTGGAGCTGCTGTAGTTAAGGGATCTCCACCATTAGGAAGGTGTCTGGATTGGTGTGTTTCAATGGTAACACCGTTAACTGTTCCAGCATTAGTGATATTATTAGTTCCCATGTCTAAAGTACCAGCCATAGCCCTACCACCAGAGACTAAGAAATAATGAGTATGGTCATCGGCTGTCAAACCAGTTAAATCACCATGATTCGATACTGCACTTAAATTACTAGGTTTAAAACCTAATCTAGGTCTCTCATCAGAAATTTGCTCTAAATTTACTTCTCCGCCTTGAGTAATTATTGTAGCTATTAAGACTATAGAGTCTGTTATGTGAGATGGGGGTATAGGAATACCAGCGTTTGTAGCTAAAACTAAACTTGCGTATTTATTTTGAGAATAAACAAAAAGATATTTTTCATTAACCCCATCCCCAACCAAGTATAATGAATGTTTGGCAAATTCACCAGCACCCAAATCAGCTAAAGTACCACTACCGTCATCGTACTTATCATTAATTGTAGTTACATTATCAATATGGTGATACCCAGTTGTTGCTGTTTTATAATATTGAATGAAAGGTACAGATGTACCTCCAGAAGGGTTAAAAGTTAATGTTCCAAAATAATATTGACCATTAGATACATCTAATTGTCTTGGAGTTGTGGTGTTTTCAGAGACAATACTACCAGAAACAAAGATACCGCCAAATGCAATCCTTAGCATATCCTCAACATTATTGCTCATTTGTTTCATAATTATGGGAGACTGAGCAACGATGTCAAAATCTGTAGTATCAGACAACACTCTTCCTAAAAAAATGTTATTCAAGGTATTAGGCTGACTAGATGATTGAGAAACAACTGAGTTTGTATTGATATATATATAAGATTCTGATAAAGCTGGTACTATAAGCGTAGTATCCTCCCACATAATCTCTTTAATAAAATTGCCAGTAGAATCAATTAAAAATCCTGATCCAGCAGCAATATCTACCTCTCTTTCTCCACTTCCAACTGTTAATTCTCCTCCATATATTAAACCAACAGTAGCCTCTTCACGAACCAATTTACTTAAATTAATAAGTCTATCGTATCTATCTCCTTGATATATGCTTTGTAATACAACCTGTCCAGCATCGTTTCCACCAGAAATATTTAAAGCAAAACTTGAACTTTCATCAACTGATATTTTCTCTTTGTGAGCAGAGCCAGAGCCAAATCCTGTTGTACCAGGATGATCTATTAAATAATCATATGAAATGCAATTTATATCTCCTAAAAACTGAATTACAGGGGCACTACCTTGATTTAATGTATTAATTCCTATATTAAAACCTTCTACGCCTATACCACTACTCCTTAAAACAGCACCATCAGATACTTTAGCAAAAGTACCTAAACCACTATATTGTGCTGATAACGCCGTAGATAAAATGAATTGAACACCTAAGCCAGAAATATCAATACCAACTGGTGATCCACTTGTATTAGTATTACTCATATTTGTATTAATAACACTTATAATAGAAGGATATGCTGGATTTCCAGCCCCAACAATTTTAAAGCAAGTTGTCCAATCTGTTCCAAAGGTACAATCATTGAATAATAATTGACCAACACCACCTAAACTAGAATCTAAATTTACTAAAGTTTCTCCACTATCAATTGTGCATCGGGATATCGTCATCGAATCAAAAGAAGCTGAGCCATAAAGTTGTATTAATTTTCCACCTACACCTGAAGTTCCAGTAAGTGTCAAATTAGAAATGTAACCTCTGGGGATACCTGTAATTGCCGTACCCGTAGATGTATTGCAAGAAATTATTGTATTTTTTTCGCCCGCACCTTCTAAGCTTATACCTTCTTTAAAAATCAAGGGATTTTCTGTAAAAGTTCCTGGCCCAATAGTGATAAGATACCTATTTGAATTAGATGAGTCTACTATCGCATCTAAAGCATCTTCTATAGAAATAAAATCTCCACCTTTTTTTGCAACCGTAACTATCTTAGTATCTCGATTGGTTATGAAAAATACAGAGTCCGAATCAATATTTGCTTTACTATATTCCATATAGCCGGAATAGTATCCAACTGTATTTGCGTTATCTATATCTAAATTCAATGTGCAATTACGAAATTGAGTTCCGGTTAGTATTATACTAGCCCCAGTTCCAGAAGTGTCCGAGCAGACACCCTTATCACAATTATTGAATACTATTGAGTTTCCAAATAGCGAAGCACCATCTGTAACTAATATTCCACAATTGTTTGTGTTGCCCGATATGGCAGCCCCTATGATCTCTAATGAAGAGTTAACGCCCTCTAAATGTATTTCTGGGCTAGTTCCGGTTCCGGTAGGATAAGTATAAAAATTCTCTAGATTACAAAACGCATAATTTCCACCAGAAGATGTGATTTTTACAGCATTTGTATAAGAACCACTCATATCTACATATTCTAAATAAAATTCTTGATCTCCACCACTAGCATCAATTAGAACCCCAATATCACAATTATAAAAAGATATTTTGTGTATTAGTGCCCATTCAGAATTTCCAGTACGAATAACACCGGCATATCCAGAGGCAGTATTTTTTATAGATAAAAACGATAGGGATGCTCTTTGACCTTGTAAGTCAAACACACTATGTGCCCCACCATCACTCACAACTATTGTAGATATATTATCAAATCCAGTAACCACTACTCCGTCTGGAACAACCAACAAAGGTTCTACGAATTCCCCAGGACCAACCATAACGACATATGGATTAGTAATGCTTGAATCTATTATAGAGTCTAAAGCTGCTGAGATTGTAGTAAATTCTCCGCCAACTTTAGCAACAGTGATTACTTTAGGGTCGTTAATATTAGCGCCATAGTAAGATACTAAGCCGTTCTCATCAATAGAGGCTAACTGTTTTGTAGTAGAGTCTACAAAAACCTTTGTTTTCCCTAAAGCAGCAGCACTAGGTGGAATTTTATTTCTAAATCTAATTTCGCTCATCTTATTCTCCTAAAATCACACATTTACCTTCAATATCTAACACACCTTCAATATCTATAGCCTCATCCACTATCATTTGTTGGCCAGCAGGTATAGTAATAATACTATCTTCATCAACAACGTCATAAGAAAAATTATCTATCGACGCCTCTTCTATAGCATCTTGAACGTTATCTGACTCCATACCGTTTGTACTATTATCAAAAGGGGTCTCAATAGCTGTTTGTATTTTTTGTTTTCCACCTGTTTTCATATTATCCCCAAATTATAATTCTATAACTAGTATTTGCCAAATTAGTCATAAGTTTTATATTGGTGCAATTAGCTGGTAAAAAAATACTCTCTCCGCTCATTAAAGCTAAATAAACCACCCCATCCAAACTATATTTAATTGCGTCATTAATTCCATTTGGTAAATCAGGATCTCTAGTACTAGGACATTCTAAGAAAAAGAATCTAATATTATTTCCTGAAGTGTGTGATATATTAACAACAGTAATATTGCTTATTATTAGTCCGGTATATGATTCGGATATGGAGTTATCTACGACTGGATTGACTGATATTGGATTGTTATTGTTATAAAATCTACCCCACTCATCAACTTGGATAACTCTTTTAGCAACAGTAGGCTCTTGCTCATAGATTGCAGCTTCACGATCATTTAAAACTGGTGTAGATTTTCTTTGTTCTTCTGCGCTAATAGAACTAAACTTAGCTAATGTATAATTAGTTAAATCAGTTCTGGTATTGAAATCTTTATCTCTAGGTCCAACTAAAAGTGTGGTAGGCGATAAGACTCTTTTAACTTCAAGAGTTAGTGTGGTTTCACCAATTGCTGTAATTTTAACGGTTTGCTTTACTTTGAAGCCACTAGTGGAAGATATTATGACGGTTCCGTTGGCGTTTCCATCTACTATAAATACTTGAGGCCCCACTTGAAGCCAAGTCTTTTCAAACGCCATCCCAAACCTCTAAGAACTGACCCTTCAGTTCCGAAAAAAGCCCTACTTAAAGGGCTTAAATTACTTTAAAATAAGATAGAACTTTAAATATACCGGCTATGACCCCTGTCGTAACTGTTATAATACCAGCTATTTTAACATACTTACCGTACATCCAACTTTTAAATTTATCTGGTTCTTTTAATTTATCTATTTCTGAATCTATTTCTTTTTTAGACTTTTCAAAATCTTCTTTCAATATCCTTAATGCTTCACGATTTTGGATAACCCCTTCTTTATGTTCTTTAAGATCTACCGTATTTACTTTAACTTCTTCACGAATAAAATTCAAAGCAGCACTCTGATAACTTAACTCATCGCCGTGTCGTCTTTGTTCGTCTCTAACTTCTTTCAGTAAATCGTAAAGCACTTGGTTATCCATTTTATCCACCTATAAATATAATTATGGAAGATTAGATGCGCCAGCAGATTCGTCTTGGGAATCCGAGCTTTCGTCGAAGTGCTTTAGGCCCAAATAAGTAACTTGAATTCTAGACGTTGCTTTTGCATTTACCCCAGTAGCGTAATTAACAGGTACACAACCAATAACGGTCATAATGGGTTTTTCTGGGTGCTGTCTATCAACTATAGAAATAGTTACACCTTCTAAGTTTAGAAGATCTTGAAGTTTCGGTACTTTAGGAAGTATATGACCACCATTGCCAACTATTCTAAATCCAGAACAATTAACAGTAATAGCTTCGTAACTTGTCAGAGCAATCTCAGCAGGACTAAATCTACCTAAAATATGAATTGCCTCTGCACCGTGATTAACCGCCCAATTACAACTATCAAAAAGACCTACGGTTACGTTATCAACTTTTATTACAGCCGATGGTCCAACTAATACTTTACCCATATCTAAACTCCTTAAAATATTAAGTTAAAGATTGTTATTTAAAGTCAATTATACGTTTAAGATTACCTTTCTTAGTTGTTTTTGTTAATTAATCAATATATTCAAACATATAGCCCTTGCGATGTATTCTTCGACCAGACAAACAATCTTTCACATATCCCTTATTAATATTGATTGATTTGGAACACTCATCTACACTTAGCCATTCGCCAACAAATTGTCCTTTGGAGTATACTGCTTTATTTTTAACAGTTGGTTTAACTAGTAATAACGATTTAAACACCCTAACTTTTTTATCTGAGTGTTTGTTTACATATTTTTTAGACTGTTCTAATTTTTCTACCAAAACTTGCTCGAAATTAGGCGTGTTGGAGTATATAAATATGTAATTATGGTAAAAACCAATATTATTGGTCATTACCTCGGATAATTCAGATAAGCAAATTTTTAAATAATTGGCACATCTACTAATATTAGACCACTCTCCGATAAAATTCTTATTAGAATCAAACACTTTGAATTTTCTGTGCCTAGCTTTTAACATCGTACTTTTAATACTATGTTCTATTTTTTCCTTATCTTCTATATATGAAAAAATATACCTACCACAATAAGGCTGTTTTTTATTTAGATTTAAGTAAATCCCATTTTGTTGGACATTATATTTTCTAGCAGCTTCTGACTGATTTCTCATCATATTTATAATATGTCCCGTTTCTAAAGACCATATGTTAAACCACCTACACTTCCTCCATTTTAAAGCAATATCAGATGAACGATCGTTGGGCCCGATAGATATATTATATCCATTAGGAATAGTACTATTAAATAAATTAGTATAATATATTTCACGATGGTTCATCATTTCTTTACTGTCGCATTTTGATATTTGGCTTATTTTAAAAACATGGGTTCCATATCTTCTCATAGCCCGATAGAGGGGGTATTTAGATTTTAATGCACATTTCAAGTGAGCTTTCCACCTCATCTTTAAGTTGACGGTTTGACCAATATAGATCTTACCATTGATAGTGTTTGTAATTTTATATATTACCATATTTTATCAAAAAATAGGGGCCGAAGCCCCTTATATTACGCTTCTGCGCTACTTGATATTTGACTAATATCTAAATTAATAGGAATAAAATATATCGCTGTTGCCAATTTTATCTCAACAGAAACTCTTAAAATTGGCCCAACAGACTCAACCTTAGCATTTTTAAAACCCAATGGAGCATCACTACTTGCGGCTATAAGTTTTTGTTTTTTATAACTATCCATTTTATAGGCTAAAAATGAAAGTCCAGTTGCAGCATCTACATCTGCTAGTGATTGACCAACAAAAGCGGCTCCAAAACTTTCTACTAAATCTAGAGAAACTAAATCAGCAGCATAAACGGCTTGGATACTATTGTACACAAAGTTTGTATCAACACCGTAGGTGGTCTGATCACTTACGAATTTATTCCCAACAACAGCTTTTTCAAGAACTAAAAGTCCAGCATCCAAAGCGTCTTCTAAATCACTTGGATTTCCACTATCAAAACCGGTTGGGTCTTCAAAGCTAATTACGTTAGCAAATTTATTAACAATTGCCTTGTAGAAACCGCCAGCTTGCATTCCAGCAGCTATACATGCAGTATGCCACGGTAAATAGCTAACTACTGTTCCAAAACTATTAACTTGACTGGTTTTTTGCATACAAACCGCAGCTCTATAATGTGCTAATGAGCTAGATTTAGCTTTAGCGTCTGCATAAGATCCCCAGAAAGACAAGAAAGCTTGTCGATATTTTTTAATCTTAGGAGTAGACATTTTTAACACATGGGATTTAACCAATGCGTTAATAGCATCGATAGAGTATGTAGATGCGGAATCCGTCAATCCATCAGCAATATCATCAGAAGCGTCTCTTGAGAACAGTGGAATTACAAAGTTAGCTTTAATACCTTCCAAATCAGCTATTGCAGAAACTATATTAGAGGCAGAAGTAGCACCTTTTTCTCCATCTTCTAAGTAAGAAACAGAAGATTTCTTTAAAGGTAATCCTTTTACGGCTATAGCCACAAAATCCAATACAGAAGACTCACCGACTTTAGATTCAAAATTATAAAGAGCTCGTTTAATTCTACCAGCTTCATCCCCACAAATTCCTACAGCAGAAACCTGATCTAATGCAGATGGAGATTTTTGTGTTGAAGATTCTACCACAGAAGCGGTATAGTCGGTTTGTGAATTGATAAAATCAGCCAAATCTTTAATAGTATTAAATTGAGAAAGAATAATGTTTAAATTGGCCCCAGCTCCGCCAACTACAGTAGTGGTTAAATTCGTACTATTAATAGTACAAGTAGCGGTAGTTCCAGCATATCCAATTTTCATAGCTATTTCAGCAGCTACCAAATATTGTTCATTAGTATTATTGTCTTTTCTGTTAATATCTAATTGAATTTCAGGTTCTTGACTAGATACTACTAATCCAGCGGCTAATTCTATAGCGGCCAAATCACCAAGTGAAGAATCGATTAATTCAAAACTTCTTCCATATCCTAGAACGTTTGCTTGATCGTCAGTTAAAGTATCTAAAGCAAATACCAATTGGTTTCCAGAAGCAACGCATGAAATACCAGAAGGAAGCAATGCATCTATTTCAGAAGCTAATTCGGCTACAGTATCGTGAGCAGATTCAACACTACTTAAGGTAACCACGGTAATTGCACCGCCATTAACTCTTACTGAAAAAGATAGTCCGTTAAAAATTGAGCCGTCTGCACTATCACCAGTTTGTGAAGCAACATAAGCTACTGCACATGCGCCAACAGAAGCGCCACTGACAGAATCGTTATCATCATAAGCATTTGGTAATTCTGCAACAACACCAGCAACTATTTGATTAATTCCAATTACAGCGGAGGTATTATCTACAAGAGTTACTTTAGCCGTAAAACTAGTAAGTCCATTAAAAGCACCAATAATAGCAGTTGCTAAATCGGCGTCCGTTCCAATACTTGAAACATCTAAAACTACTTTATGGGTAGCAGCAACATAATGTGCGCCGGTAGGAACTACAAGGGCTCCACCAGTAGTATCTAAAGCAACGGCATATTTAGTGCCATCTTGAGCTGCAATATAAAAATAATCCCCATCAGCCATTCCTGCTTGATCTACAGAAATACTTCCTTCTTCTTCCGTAGCATTAAAAGTAATGGCGTCTGAAGTAATAGAGGGGGCGACTTCTGATTTTGTTTGGGTTACATTGTAGTAATATTTATTACCATCAATTCCGTAATTTTTATCAGTAAGTGTTCCATAACTAGCGTCCATAAGTGCGGAAGCCTGTTCGCCTTGATTGGTTTTAGCGATATAAATTTTATTAGCCGATCCACTAATGTTGGCGTCTGAGCTAGGAGAAGCTAAAGCCATAAAAGCATCTACGATTGGGCCACTAATATATTTACGAATAACCCTATCGGCTTGAGTTGGTGTAAAGTAATTATCTTTTAAGATATCTCCATTTACACTATCAATTCCTTTACAAACAGCTCCACCAGAAGCCTCACCAATAATAACAATATTACCAGAACTAGAGACTCCAACTGGTGTCGATTTTACTTTTGGGTCAATATATGAACCGGGTAAATTCGTATTTACAAAAGATTCTGTTAAGCGTTGTGACATATTATATCTCCTTATTAATTATATTTTGTACCCAAAATGACATAAACCTTCGTTAAACTTACTTGAACTATCAAAACCCATAGCTTTAAAGTGTAGCCAGATTATTTCTTCTAGTTCGTTAGAAAGTTTTAATTGTCTTTTAACTTTGCTAAAATACTTTCTAAACTCTTCTCTAACATTTTCTTCAACTTGCTTAATAGTTAGACCAGCTTTTCTAATCCTTCTATCTCTAGCTATCTTTACTTTATCTTCAGGACTCATAATATTTTCCTCAATTTTCTCTATTTTTCTTATTTTTGCCATATTAATACCCTTCGTTTACTTTAGGTGGTTTTGGGGTTTCTGGTTTCTTATAAGCATCTTTGGGGTTACCAGAATTGCTAGGTAAATTACTCATCCCTAACATTTTTTCCACTTTCTTAGTGGCTACCACTTTTCTTGATTGTTTATTACCCCTTTCTTTATCTACAATAACTACTTTTTTAGCAGCTTTCTTTTTATTATTGGCAATTCTCATTTGTTGGATAGGGTCTTTGCCAGCTTCTCTTTGTTCTTTAAATTTATCCCTATCTTGTAATCTTTTTTCAGAAATATGTTTAATATCCTTACTTGGCTTATTAGCTGGCTTAGCTTTTTCTAAACTAGCCTCTTCTGACTTAGGAAGGTTGGGTTTTTTCATTTGTTTTTGTTCATTTATTTTTAATTTAACCTCATCCTTGGCAGATTCTTGTGTTGCACGTCTAATCGCAGGAACTTCTTTATATTTCCTAGAAAATCTGGTTTTTTCACCTACGTTTGAAGATCCTTCTCCATGGTACGGCTTATGAACACCTTTATCTCTACCAAAAACTTTCTGAGAACCAACAACTATTCTATCGTTTCCTCTTTTTATTCTATCTTCTCTTTTTTTATCATCGGACTTGCCCTCGTCAACTATAGCTTTCTTTAATTCCCTCTTTTTTAAAAAAGAACCTAATTTAGGGGACTTTAATCCACAAGCTTTATCTACTTCGGCTTTCATAAAAGCTGGTTTTTTGTCCTTAGTTACTTTATCAATTATTTTTTCGCCGTCTTTTTTTTCATCTTTTTCATTGTCTTCCACTTCGGATTCTAATTTTTCATGTTCTTCTACGTTCTCGTCACCCTCTTGTTGTTCTGGAGACTCACTTTCCTCTTCAATATCGTCGTCGTCATATTCGTCTCTTTCGTGAGCTTCCGCATCTGCTTGCTGTTCTAATTCTTCTTCGTCACTTTCGGACTCGGTAGAGTCATGAATTTCTTTTTCCTCAGGAGATAAGCCTTGCTCATGATCTGGAATCTCTTCACCATCTTCTGACTCAACATCTTCATTATCAATGTCTTCTGACTCACCATCTAATTCAGTATTTCCACTATCATTATGTTTTTTCTTAGCAGATTTAAGTGATTTACTAGCAGCTAATTGCTCGGGACATTCAGTATTTTGAGTAACGGGCTCCGATCCAGCTTCAATTTCATGAGCAGTATTTGATTTTTTTAAGTTACTATTTTGATACATTTTTTTAACATGGTCTAAAATCTTAATAGCCGCTTCTGCTGCTGTATACTTTTTGTTAATATTTTCCATACTTTATCCTCGTTATTTGTAACTTCCTAAAGATTACTATTATTTTGACTTTTCTTGATTTTTATATTGTTTTTAAACTTCTTAAGCTTACCAATTCCTTTGTTTTTCCACAAAACACCTTCTTTGGAAGGTGGAACATCACTAGCTGGGGCTTCCGCTACAAAATCAGGATCTAGAACATCGGCTACCACATCTTTAGTTTTTTCTTTATAGCCTTCCTTAGAATTTAGGGCTTTTTTAACAGATTTATATAGGCTTTTTTTGAGTTCTAAAGCGACTTCTAACGGTGTATAGGTTTTTTTATCCATAAATTCAACCAGTTACCTTATTATTTTCGTAAATAAATATAAATTAAAGATTATTATTCCTCATCGTCGTCAATTGTAATCCAAGTTTGATCGTCCCCACTATATTCTTCTGGAGCATCTTGACTTAATATCTTAATACCCTTATCTAAAACGACTTCGTTAATTCCAATATTTTCAGAAAGATCAACAGCCTCAATTATTCTCTTGGGCCCTTTAATCCAAGACTCTTCTGTTTGGCCTCTTAACACTATGTATCTAGAAAATACATTTTCTACTCCAAAAGCTTCATTTGGAACCATATCCGTACAAGATATTGAAGATAATTGAAAATTCTCTCTTTCCAATAAAGACTCTCGATATCTCAACAATCCGTATTTTACGACAGAATATAGAAAAATCAAAGAACTGGGATCACCATGAGCATGACATCCAATGTTATAGGATTCTTTGGAAATTATTCTTTCTCTTCTAGCCCTATATAGTTGATATTGCGGAATAATTCCCATTTTACTGCTTTTTAAATCAGACCCGGCAGCTATTTGTAATCCATTAGTTCCTGCTTTATCTAGTACTGTAAATCCCTCACCAGTATTTGGGTCAACTAAAATCATTCCCGCACCAATATATCTATATTCTTCAATAGATTCAGGTACTTCAACAATTCCATTGTCTTTATCGTAAGAAACGATATTAAACGGAGGAACTATAAATCTAATGGACTTGTTAATATTGCTAGGTAGTAAATCAACAACTTCATCGGATAAATCACCCAAAGTAGCTAAAGAGTCCATTTCTTCACTAGACCCAATAGATAGGGTTATGCAAGGGAATTCCTCTTTATCTATACGGCCTTTTAAATATACCGGTATTTTATTATTTAAAATAAATTCTTTGGCTCTATTGATTTCGGCTAATCCGTATTTTTCTTTTAAAAATGGGTTTTCTATTAATGAGCTGAAAATATCCTCAATAAGCCAAGGATTTTTACGCATGTCCTCAATAGCAAGTTCGATTGCTGTTTTTACGATAAGATCTCCGGCAAAAATAGACATTCTAATCCCTTTGTTTTGTTAAAGATTGCTATTTGTAGTCTTTTAAGATAGACGGTAGGATGGTTTGTTCCCACTGCTCACACGCCCATGAAAACACCGAATCCATAAAATTCTTCGCCTCTAGACCAGGATGGACCCATTTCCCCTGAGATTGGTGAGATTCGTGTATAATTCTAAAAACCATATGTTGTCTTTTAATACTTCCATCACTCATTTTATGTTGATAAATAGAAAGTCCCTTCAATGCCGGATCTTTAGCCATCGGACTAGGCCTAGCAGAGTCTATATCAAATTTATGGAGTAATCCAAGTCTAGGACTACCATCTTGATTATGTTCTATTTTCTTATAACTAACACCTTGCTGCTTTAAAAAAGCTTTGATTTGATTGGTTAAGTCCTGGGCTTTTGGTGTTTGTTCCGATGGATTTTTAGACATCTCGAATGGGATAATAGCATATTTTTTTCCATCTTTACTTGTTTTAGCAGATTTACCATTAAGTAATTCAGACATCCATCCACTTTTCCTCCCCGACTCAATAAACATAGCTTCTTCTTTTAGTGAAACTATCCATAGATTAGCCTCAGGGTTGGTAAATTCTATAGCATCTTGGTATTTTTTTCTAAGGGATTTTAAACCGTCTCTTGACACCTCATAAAGTCGTGCGTTTGTCATCGAAGCCAACGCTTGTACCCCCTGCACCAACTCAGCTTCAACCTGTTTCTTAACTTCTTTGAAGTCTTTTACAATAGATTCAATATCAATATCAAGTTTTAAATTAGACATCTTCTATTGTTCCTCTGGCCCTTCTTTAGTATCCCTATATCCCATATGAGGAACCGACCCTCTACGCTTCCCACCTTCGTGGGCAGAATGGTGAGGAGCTTTTTTCATTTGGGATTTATTGTAGTTTTTAGAGGTAGGATCAGAATCAAAATCACGCAGAATTCCACGCCTCACGCCTCTCCAGGATTCACGCCCCGTTGTACCATCAACCACTTTCATTTTACCGTCTTTTTCAGCACCTACTGGAGATTGTGGTATAGGAATGTGTTTAGTTGGATTGTCTGGAAGTGAACTTATTGATTTAAGGGGTTTTTTTTTACGTCATCTGGGTTTTGTAAAGCATCTTCTGGCATTTCAGAATCATCTTGAAACTCCCCAGCATGAGGTAAACTTTCTTCAATCTCACTACGACCATCGGCATCTTGCATATCTTCTTCTGGATCATAACCATTTAGTTGTTTGGCCATTTGAATCATAGACCTAAGCATAGTAATGAGAGATTGATATAATTCTGGATTATTTTCTTTAGCGTCTTCTAACATAGCCTTATTTTGCTTAAAACCCTGCAATGCATTGAAAATATCTTGTTTTAATTCAGAACTATTATCTTCTTGACCGTCTTGCATATCTTCAGGTATTTCTTCGCCTTCTGACATTTCTTCGGATTCATTAGGGTCTTGTTGGTCAGATAAATGGCCATGTATCATATTAGATAACATATCATATCTATCGCCACCTTCTTCTGAATTTTCTTCAGGCATCTCTTCACCCTCAGAGTCTCCCTCTAAACCATCCTCATCTTGTGGGCCAACATAGTCCTCTTCGTCTTTTGAATTTTCTTGTTGATCGCCTTGATATGTTAAGTCACCATTAGCAACGTGTTCGGGTTTTAATTCTTCTATTTCGTCTGGATTTATATCGAAATAATTCTCGTCATCTTCGGATAATTCTGGAGCTTCTTCAGATATATCTTCTAAATTTTCCTCTGAATTTTCTTCACCTTCCTCGGACACATCCTCTTCAGGCATTTCTTCGCCTTCTGTGGACTCATCAATATTGTCAATTTCTGGTTCCGTAGATTCCTCGTCAAAACCAGTTTCCTTAACTTCATCTTCTGGAACAGTATCACCTTCGGACATATCTTCTTCAGAGACTTCTTCAGAGACTTCTTCGCTTGCTGGAATATTATCTTCCTCAGGTATACCTTCTAAATCACTATCTTCTGACTCTTCTGGAACATCGGAGTCGTCCTCAATTGAGGAATCTGCATTTTCCTGAATATTTTCATCTTCTGGAATTTCAGAATCTTCATCTACATTGTTTTCTGCTAAAAATTTATCTACTTCTGGTGAATACTCAACAATTTGGTTCTTTCCATTCATCTTACCGTAGATTAAAGCCTTGGAAGACTCGCTCATTGTTGAACCAACGCCAATAGTTAAACTATGGCCAGACATCTCTTTATATCTATCACGAATTCCTTCTAATTCTTGAGCAGCTTCAATTGGAATCTCAAATATTGATTCGTCCCCAGACGACACTATCACTCGACCTTGTTTAGATTCAACCCATTGGTCTATTTCAGAATGGTTATCTTTAATTGATTGGGATAATTTGCCCAGACCTTCGTGATCGTCAGAAGCAATAGCTTGGCCAAGTTCAGAACCGATATTATCACCATTAATACTAACATAAATTTTATCCATATATCGATCCTTATTTATTTTTTAAAGCTTCAAGTAACATCTCAATATTTTCAGCACCAAAATCTTTGGGGAATTTTATTTTTACCCTACCGTTTTCTATTTTTTTTACCTTTATCTCTTTACCCATATTTTCACCAAAGCAAATACAGGGACTTATCTTATCATCGCCCTTACATAAAATCCCACCACAATCAGGACATTTAATTTCTTTCTTGTCCATTTCAATAGATTCTTCTTTTACTGGAGCCCTATTTACTCTATCTTCTAAGAATTGTTTTAACTTACTTTTCTTATCAGGCTCTGGCTCTTCAGGTTGTGGAGCAATTGTTATTTGAGGTCTAAATAACTCAGAAGTAATCCTTTGATGAATTAAATCTTTTATAGCTTCTCTTTCTGAAATCTTCTTATCAACAACACTATGAACCAAATCGTATAGCTTAAGTCTTTCATCTATTAGATTTTGTAAACTTTCAGCCTTATCGGATTGATAGTCGGCAGGTCCCAATCTGTTAAGCTGATCAGTATCATATAGTTCCAAACTGGACATTAAGATCAAACCAATAGATGGCAATGATCTATATTTAAATTCTGCTATTTTCTTACCCTCTTTAACTAAATCGCCACTATAATTATCAGGAGATAGTTTATTAATATGTAGCTTAGCTTCAGCAAATGGCAAGTCCAAATCAATAATATCGCCTATTTGTTTATCTTTTAAGTTCATAAACAGATAGCTTAAAACAGATCTAGGTACGATTTGTAAGGCTATTTTAATATCGTTAGGGTCGGTAACTGTATTTGTATTAAGCTTAAGAATACCACCAGAAATTTCAGATTTCTCCAATTTGTCTAGGATATCCTCTCCTAAGAGTCTTTTAATTAGATTTCTTTCTTTTTCTTTCATTATGGTGTATTTATTATATAAGTATCGTCTTCAATTATAAAAACTTTAATATCGGCAGAGCTTGTAATAATATAGTCATAAGTGTAGGTGTTAAGGTATATCCAATGTTCCGCCATTACTGGAATCCCTACAAATCCATTGGCGTCCGTAACCCCAGTAGCTAATATAGCGACAGTTGAGTCGCCAATAGTTACACTTCCGTCTGCTACACCAAAAATAGCTAGAGAAATGCCTTTCCCAACTTTAGTTTTTGTAGAACAGTCAGTAGTAAAGGTGGTAGCCCCTGTTTTAATAGGCTTTAGGTGGTGGCCGACTTCTATAGTTTTTCTAGCCCCAGCAGCATCGTTGTAACTATTTGAATCTACACTAGATGGGTCATAATTATTGTTGGCTTTTCTTCTGTTTTTTAGCTTCATAGTTATGTTAACTCCATTATTTTTACTATTCTAAAGATTAGTATTATTCCTCAAACTGCCCCATATCAACCTTTACATCATATTTATTAGGATCTAAAGAATCGTCCGGTTTAACTTGCGTTCTACTTTTCGGCTGTTCTTTGGTTGAATTGATATTTTCCGTTGCCTTTCTAATTGCGTTATGGTAAACATACTCTCTTTGAATCATACATTGATAAGGGAGCCTAACTGGATTTACACCATCATTAGTAACTCTAATTTCGTTTATTAGTTGGGAAACATACCAATATGCTAAATATGTATATCTAATAGAATAAACCCTACCTTTTCCTGTAGAAATATCAATACCTGGATTTCGATTACCAGATATCCACTGAATATTACCATACTGGTCGGTCGTGAAATCGACATTGTATATGTACTCAATATTTTGAGAATCTATTAAGTAACTTACACATTTAGCTGGAAATTGTAGATAGTCATTATGTTTAACACCATATTCAGCTCTTTGATAGTTATCTACTTTTAATTCTATATTTTTGGCATAAATACGATCGCCAGGCAATAGAGATATTTCTTTTTTGTCTGGGCCATTAATATGACATTGATAATATTTAGGCAATACTAATCTAGCCGTTGAATTATCGTAAATTCCACCGTCTGTGTTGGTATTGTGTTTACTATTACTAACAATAGTACCCTTAAATTCACCTACTTTTTTATAGATAAACCCGTTTTCAGAAACAACGTCTAGTTCGCCAGATCTTCGATAGTCACCCCTATCTTTTAAACCAATAGGAGAAGGTATAGCTACCCAATGCTCAAGTAAAATTCCCTTGTCTGTAGCAAACTGCTCTTGAGCCTCAAAAGTGAAGCCGATATCTGGTATTTCGATTGGAAGTACGTTAATCTTACTCATCTTCTTTTAGTCTATCTGCTAATTTTTTAAGTTTTTTACAATCATGTTGTAATTCTTGCCAGGCCTCTCTTAGCTTTTTTTGATTATCTCTTAGAAGGTTTTCTAGAACCGCACACCTATTATGTGGATTATCACCGGCTTTTTCCAATTCTTTATCAATAAATTCCTGATAATATTTCATCTCAGGTCTTTGTTCTAGCAACTCATTTAGTTGCTCTCTAAGTTCATAGATCTTTTTAAAATCAACCGCCATATTATTTGCCTTTAATTAAATCCAGCTTATTTATGTTTAATTCCGTACACTTATCGTTCATAATGGATGCTAAGTTTTTTTGTAATTCGGGATAATTCTTAGCGATATCGTTACTACTATGTTTAGAAAAAGATAAACAGTTATTGCTAATTTCAGCCTCGTACTTAACAATATCCAAATTAAACCTAGAAACTATAAAGTTAATTTTGTTATTTTCAGATAAGATAAAAGCTTCAAATCCTTTATTTACAATAGTAGGGTCAAGCTTAGAGGTAACCTCCTCAACAATAGTATTTGTATGCTCTGACTTCTGCAAGGCTGGTTTAAAAGATTCAAACTCCTTACATAATTGATGAGATACTAAGGCTGGATGACTACCTGCGGCCAATACTTCGGGGCTTTTTTGACCTTTCTTTTTATTGCCAACTGCTAGGAAATAGCCACCAAAGGTTTTTATGATTTTTACGTTTTCATCATTTAGTTCACCTAAAACGTCAATTTTTTCTATATCTGCTGGTTTAATATCCATTATTATCTCCTTAACGCTAAAGATTGTCTTTTAACCGTATTTATTTGATTCTTAAGGATTATAGGTCGAAATCGTCGCCATAAGGAAACTCAAATTCAGGCACTTTCCATTGGCCAGAAGTTTCCAGTATTCTGTGATATTTAACAGATTCATAAATATAAATTGTTTTAAGTATTAGTTTTAAGTTCCCTTCTATTTCACCAGACTGTATCTTATCTGATTCTATTTCTAATTTAATAATAGAATGGGCAAGATCGTCCCAATCCATAGAGATAGCTTTATCCACAATAGCTTGATCTTTTTTGTTCATTAAAAATACCTTTTAACTAGTTTTTCATACTCCAGTCTTTTATGTTTACTTGACGCATTATATCTTGACCACCAACGCTTTTCAGTTTTTTTGTATCTTTTAAAATCTGCCAACACCATAGCACCGGCCCAAATCGAATAGTCTAAGTCTTTCAGTAATTTAGACCTATCTAGGTTGTAGCTTTTCGCTGTTCTATGGTTAATTTGGCTAATCCCAAAATCAGTACACTTCTTAATACACCTTTTAGCGCCCAATTTATACCCACTTTCTTGCATTAATATGGCGGTATAGATATGGGCTGGTATCTTATGTTTTATGCTATGTCTATCAATAAGTTTAGCTAATTTAGTCGCATATTTCTTATCTATATTGGGCTTATTTTTTAAGATCTGTCTGTAGGTTCGTTTTGGGTTATCGTTTTCCCCAAAAGTACATATTGTAACTAATAATAAGGCGGTGGTTAAAAAATATTTAAATCCCATACTATATATTACCACAGAAGCTAATTCAAATCAAACTATTTTTTAAGATTCTTAATGATTTTGGACACATAGAAGTGATTATTAAAATTAGAATCACCTCCCTTAAGTTGGCTTTCCTGTCTGGTATTCTCTGGATTTTGATACCAAGCATGGGCTATATGGTCAGGTTTGTTTCCAAACTCACTCTGTAAATTATGCCAATGAGAATCTGCCAATTGATGGTCTAAATTAGGATCGTTTTTTAGTTGTTGATCTAATTCATTGGGGGAAAGTTTTAATAAATGGCCATACCTTTCACCTAATGTTTGGTTTTTATTAAAAACACTTTTAATAGCGTTTTGAGACAGGCTATATTGTCCAAACCTACCTTTAGGTAAAACATTGTTTTCAACAATAGGATTATTCTTAATATTATGTAACATGTCAGATTTTAAACCATGGTCTGGGGCAATTTTTACTTGGTTTATTTGAGACTGATCAACAGAAGAAGGTTGCCTGCCAGGTTCTTTGTTTTGACCCATATTGTGGGCTCCCACTAACATTGTTGATAGGGCGGCTCCTGTTGCAATAGCTTTTCTCCAACTTTTCTGTAAAATACCGTTTCTTTTATGCCATTTAGTTTGGGATTTATCTAAAGATGGACTACAATATCCATCAATCCTTTCTTCGTCACCACAAATAATACATCTTGGGTGTCCATTTGGGTGCGTCCACTGAGCAGCTTTAAATTTGTGTTTTCTTTTGGCCTCAGCTTTTTCTTTATTTTTCTTAATTATTTCACCTTCTTCATCTGCGTTAATTTTAGATTTAGTCAAATCATTTTCTATATTTTCGCCGGCTGCCAGCCTACCCCCTTTACCATATATTCGCTGTTTCCAGTTTATCTTACGATCAAGTCCTTCTTTGTTAGGTAATTTTTGCCAATTAGCATGTAAAAAATTATGTGGCTTAACGATGTACTCCTGCTCTCTCGGGATTAACTCATCGTATTCTTTAATATCTCTATCAATTGAATTCGGTATGTAATTATGAATAGCACTTTCTGGTATCCAAGCAGAATGAACTGTACTTTTCGTACCATCGTCGTCAATACTGTCGGCAAAATCATTAGCTATATTGTAGTTTGGCGTCCAAGATGATAGTGATGTATTGTGTGTGTCCGAATCAGTCTCAGTACCCCTATGCATTAAAAACATTCTCTCCCCAGTTTTAGGATGTTTTTTTACTTCTGTTTGAGAATGTAGCTTATGAAAAAACCTCTGTTTGGCTTTATTGGTGGCTTCTGGGATATTTTCCCTAGGTTGCTGCTCTGATACCCAATTGATCATAGTATTAGTCTCTTGAGGTCTTAATTGTTTTTTGGGATTACCCATTTTACTTTGAAGACTTCCTTTCTGCAAATCGTTTTCTAAATCCATAGCCTTCTTAATATGATCTGATTTTTTCAATTCTTCAAAAAATTTATCGAAATATGGTGCCAATTTTTCTTTTTGTTCCTTGGTACACCACATTAAACCTTCGCTGCCACCAGATAAATATGTATTTTCTCTGTCTTTGGATTTTAATTTATAACTAATATATCCTTCAAAAGCTCTGGCGAATAATTCCTTAGGTGACATCCAATAGCTAGGCTTTTCCTTAATTCCGTGTTTAGCTAAATCATTAAGAGCATCACGGGTAGAGTCTTTAAAGCTTTTCCAAGCATCTGATTTAACCAATTCTTTCATAGATTCTTGAACCGGAGATTTATCACCCATATTCCAAACAGCAGATTCGGATAAGAATTGATTTTCTGGGTGAGCATTTACACCATGAGTTTTGGATAAAATATTGTCTAAAAAATGGCCCCATTCATGAGCCAATGATCCGACACCTTTCGACCTAGTTAAATTAATAGCAATTTCTTTTGGTTCATAATGAGCTAAAGCAGTTCCGTGGCCTCTGGCTCCAATTGCTAACCCTAACCTACCATTAAATGAAATCATTTTTTCGGGTAAGTCTAATATATCTGCCAAATCCTTAAAGGCTTCGGAAGACATTTTCAAATGGTGTTTTCTTTCTTCGTCAGTAACACTATTTCCCCACTGTAAACCCTTCATTTCACAGGATTTTATAATAAAATTAGCTTGGTCTTCTTCGGTAGTTAATTTAGTATCTGGGCCAGTTCTTTTAGCGTCTTGAGTATAGATCTCGGCTACAGAAAACTTTTTAGATTTTTTACCTTCTGAGACTATTTCAAAAACTTTACTTAAAGACTTTCCTTCCACCAAGTCTTTTATTTTTCTTACGCCCTCTTCGGTATAAAATTCAGCCATAGCAGCTTGTCTAGTTTCCTTAAGCATATAACCAACACTTAACCCATCCTGATCGGATTCAGGTAGTGTTCTAGCAAAAGCATTTACTAAATCCTCAACGTCTTGACCAACAGAGCCCTTTGTTTTTCTAAAATTTAAGGTTTTATTTACATAGGGAACTAAGAAGTCGTCGGAACCTCTTACATAGTTTTCAGAAGCCCTGTTTTCTTTAATCTTAGCAACAATTTCTTTTTGGATAGCTGAAATAACGTCGGTAAATAATAAGTCTTTTTGTTTAGACAGCTCTTGAACTCTATTTCTAACATATTCAAAAGTTTCCAAATACATTTCTTTTTGAACTTCGTGTTTTGGACTAGCAGGAAATCTATTTAAAATTTGGTTGGCTACATAGGGGATAATTGGATTGTCCTTAGCTACATCGTCTATTAGATTGATAGGGAATTGTTTCAATAGGTTTTTAACGGTAATATCGGATATTTCGGCAGTTCCCATATCTTTAATAGAGCTATATTGTCTTTTATGTCTAGCTGAGCCTTTTATATCTTTACCCAAGTTAGAAACCTTGGATTTACGAGCGTTTACATATTCTTCTTGTTTTTCTTCTGAGGTTTCGGAAATTTCTTGTCTTGGTGACTCAACAACTTCTTTCGTTTGTTCTGTTTCTTCCTGGGGCTTTGATACTTGAGGCTCTGGAGATTTTACTTCATGAGGAGTTTTAATATCTGAAACTGGTTTTTGAACTTCTGGAGGTTGTTTAGGCTGCTCATTAGTTTTTGGCTCATGCCCCTGAGCAACATAGTCCCAACCATCTTGGGTTTTGATATAGTCTTTTCCATCCCAAGTTCTGGTTTCGCCGATATTAGCTTTTTTACCACCTTTGAAGAGATCGGAAATATGTTGTTTCTGAAGATCTTGCTCTATTACTTCTTCTATTTTTTCTAGTAAATCCTGTAACTTATCCATTTTAATAAATCCTCACAATAGATTATAGATTAAGATTTAATAGATAGCTAATAACCTAAGCTCTTCCTTAATTCTACCACATTCTTAAGCAAATGGTTAACTTCTAAATTCTTTTGTTTGCCTAAGAAGTAAGCTAATTCCGTTTTTAACAATAAATCAGCTATTTGCATAGTTTTTTGCATTATTTTAGGTCTTAGGTCAAGGGTATGGGCTGGGTGAGATTCGGCTACAATAGGTTTGTTTTCTAATAGGAGGTCATGACTATGGCTCTCTACCTTATTAGCAGATAGATTTTCGTCAGCCCTGTTTTTATATTCACCAGCATATGGCTTTGAGTTAAAACTAATAGCTTCGGGTTTTAATTGATTTTTTAAACTATTGTATTTAATAGTAGGATCAATTTGTCGCATCCTATCTAAATGCTGAGTAGCTAATGTTTTATGGCTATTTGCTAAACTAAATCTAGTACCCATATGAGGATCGTCAAAAGCACCTTGATCTAGATTATTACTATGGTGAGCGTGGTACATATTATTGTGAAAATTAAAAGCATTTTGGTGATTTTCAAAATCATCTGCATTTCCCTTCTTACTCATGAAAACTTCCCTACCTTCGTCATCTAATGGTAAGCTATCAGCTTTAGATGGTAAAAAACCCATCTTACGAGGTACTTTCTTGTAACTATCATTGTAGACAGAATGGGCTTTATCGGCTCCAGTATGGGCGGCTTTACTTTCAGGAGAATGGGTAGATACCTTCTCAACACCGTGTTTTTTAGCTTCTTTGATAACTAAATTTAATAAATTTTCACGCCAATCTTTATGGTGTTGAATTATCTTATCCATGTGTCCAGCCTTATCATGGGCTCCTTCTCTTTTTAAATAATCCCTAGCAGTGGACCCGAAGTCGCTTTGTAATTCATCTGTAAGCCAGTGTTTTGGATTACTTGTGTCAACCCGAGCCCATCCAATAGTATTTAAGTTAGTTGGGTGACCGCTTCTTTGAGAAACCTCTTGTACTTTCTTAAAAGTATCGTACAATTCAGGATCTTCCTTTAGCTTAGATAAAGATTCTGGACTATGGTCTAATCTAAAAACCACCTGCTCATTACCATTGGTTCTCTGCATTCCATCCCAATTCCGATAGGATACGTTGTATTTGGTTTTAGGAATTTGGTCTATCTTTTCTTGAATTTCCTTAGAAGAAAGCTTCCCTTGGTTTCCAAATATTTGCTTCCAAGTATCTTTTAAATTAGGAAACATTTTGTGCATTTTACCTACATCAATAGAACCACCGTTTTGATCTGCATAATCCTTAAGCATTTCATGTTGGTGTAGATTTTCGCCGTATTCATGTTCGTGAGTTCTTTTTGGTACAGACTGGTCCAAAAAGTCTTTATTGTTATCCTCTTCTTCTTGGGCCTGTTCTAGGGCTTTATTATCTTCCCTAGCTCTTCTTTTTTCTCTAAGCTGCTTTACAATCGGTGAGTGTTCTTTAATATGATTGGGAATATAATCTTCGTTTTCTAAAGAATTATCAAAATGATCGTCCATAATGCCGTCTATATAATCCTGAGCTCTTTCGTCTATAACTTGATCATAGCCCTCATAGACATGATCTGGGAGATTCCCATTTTCTTCATATTCCGCAATATCCTCATCACTCATACCATCGTTTCTATTATCACTAAGATATTCACCTATCGAATAATCATTCCTAGCTTTTTCAGTACCCTCTTCAAAAGAATCTTCCCAAACAAAATCTCTATTTTCTTCTTTTAAAAAATCCTTCAAATGTTCTGAGTCATAACCATGATGACTATCGTCGTTATACCATTTTTCCAACATTTTAGAGCCATATTTAGGATCTATTTTTTCATTGTGGTACAGTTTGATCTTAGAGTCAGTATCTCCATGTCTCATAATATGGTCTATTTGATGGTCTTTTAATTTATCGTAACCAGCAAATTTAGCACTTAATTGTGGGCTATGATTAATTCCATCTCTCCATGCGTCCCAATTATCATCCTCATTCCAATTATCCTTAGCCTTCTGAATATCTTCTTCACTTACCCCACCCTCTCTCAGGCTTTCTTCATCAAATTCGTCATTGTGGTGTCCACCAGTTATACCTAAGGTTTTATCGATAAATTCGTGACGTTCGTTTTCAGGTATTTTATCTAATAACCTCCCTGCCGTCTCACTACTAATCTGATGGGTAGGCGAACTTTCTAAGATTTTTAAAGCATCTCCACCGTGTAAATTTGGATTAGCGGCCAGTTTTGAAATAACACCACTATCTAAACCACCTAGAGATTTGTTATTGTGGAGTAAATGGTTTTTAATTAAATTATCGTCAAAATGTTGATGGTCAATATAATCACTTAACTTATCAGGATGTTTAGCTGCGATTTTATATAGGTGCTCTTTTTCCAAGCTATCTGGATTTATCTCCGATACTTGAGGTGTCCAGTACTTATCTTTAGGATTACTTCCAAAAGACTTTGGATTCTCAATAAACTTATGTATAGTGGAACTAGGTAGCTTATATCGCCTAATTAGTTTATTGATATTTTCTGAATTAGGGTTCCCATATTCAGACTTTTTACCGCTATTTTTTAATCTTTTTAGATACTTGTTTAAAACCTTTGCGTTGTTTTCTGGTGTATTGTGTTTGTTTTTTAAATATGGCTCTGGAACCGCATCGGCAGTAAGGTCGTCATGATAATGCCCAGAAAGCATATTGACATATTCCTCGGGAGTAAACAGGTCGGATTTAATATGTTTCCTAACTTTTGTATGGTTAATAGATTTATCGGGATTCAATATAGGGTGTTTTATTTTTCTAACTGCCATAACTACCTCAAGGACATTTTCAATTTTGCCAAAAACTTAGGATCGTGGTGTCCAAATTCATTAGCGTATTGTTCTGCACTACTGTGAATCTGTTTATTACTGTTGTGATCAAAACTAGTAGTTCTTTTAAAATCCATCGGATGCATTGGAACTTCTTTTTCAATTGGCATTTTTTCAAACATCCCGACCACATTTTTCATGGTATCGCCTAAGCTAGAATTATAGATTCCATGGTAACCAGCATTTCTAATAGCATTGTGGAAATCTTCTTTTCTAACTACACCAGGATTGGTCTGTCTTTTCTGAGCAATTTCTTCAGCTTGACTCCACAAATTATGACTATCTTTGCCAATATCATAAAGTTTTTTACTACCTAAAGAAGTAATGTATTTACTTTTAGATCCAGATGTTACAATATGTTCTGGCTCAGTATTTTCTAAATAAAAGAAAGACATTGGATGTTCCGGTTTACCTTGTTTAGCTTCGGAACCTATTCCCCTGACCCCGTGATGTTCTGGATCCAATTCGGTTAATCCTTGTTGGGGGGAGTAGTGGATCAATTTAGTATCTGGATTATGGTCTTCTAAAGGATGCTTATCCTGATTTTTACATAAATAAAATCCATTTTTAGCATAAAACTCTGATTTGTTAATCTTAGTAGGTTTCATTTTTAACATAGATTCGGACATCGGATATAGATTTTCGTGATCCATGTTGTGTTGGAAAACCATACCGTCTTTTGTTTCGGAATAATTATCATTTGGCTTAACTTTAGGAATATCTGTTCCAGTTCCTTTCATATGTTGACCGGCATTTGGGCCTGAATGGAAGTGAAGTTCGCTGTTTAGTCCTGAAGAATATAGGCTTGATTCTTGTCCAAGTGCTTGAACTAATTGGTGTAAATGAGGTATTGATCTAATATGTGGATTGTGAATTAAAATACTTTTTTCTTTATCTCCATATTTTCCCTCAATCTCATCCACCCCATACATTTCGTGAGCATCATAACCCTTGTCTCTCAAAAGATCTAAGACATCCTCATGAGTCATTTTGGTTTTAGTAGGGTATCTGGGATTTTCAGTGGAAAATATAAAGTGAGGTTGTCGATTTAAAATAGCATTGGGTTTTTCACCAATACTTTTATGTAAATTGTTGATAAAATTGAGTTTATCTTCTTTTTGCTTTTCGATTGTTTTAAGTAGTAGTTTGTACATATTTCCTCACAAATAACCTCTGACCAGCATCGTAAATCTTATACCATTTTAATTCATTGGCATATTCACGTTCTTTAAGCTTCCTCTCATCCATATTAGCCCGACACCTTCTACGATTAAAGGTATCAAACTTATCCGTCCATTCCCAACCTAAAGTATCGTGAGAGTGTTGGAATCCCAATTGCTCTAAAAATTTACCAGTTCCATACTTTAAATCAACCCAATAATAAACTTCTTTAAAACTCTCATTTCTTTCTAAATATTTTAATAACTTAGAGAACCCACCAATAATTCTAGTATTCAAATCTGTACAGAATCTTTCAACTTTAAGGGTGTTTTTATCGTAAATCTTATAACTTAGCACACTCTTAAGATTGCCATTATAATACAGACCTATGTGTTTTCCCGAAAAATAGCCCTTTAAATGGCACCTAGTTAGGAATTCTTTAGCGTCCTCAGTTTTTACTTCTTTAATTTCAGTTTTACGACCGTAGATAGTTGCAATATTAGTATTTGTCTTATTATTCACAATAGACTTGACTATTTCAGGATTTTTATAAATATCGTTTTCACGGAATTGGAGAATTTGCAGACCTAACTCCTCATATTTTTGTCTCATGGTAAAATGATAGTAACTATCGTCCACCTCTTTTTCACAGTGCCAATACAAACCATCAACGTTTAAATATAAAATGTCACTTATTTTGAAATCCGGCTTATAGTTTAATGTGAGGTGTGCTTTTTGATTATAATTCTCTAGCCCCAAAAGCTTATTGGTATACAGTTCTAAACTAGTAAATCTATCTATACTGATTTTAGCCAAAAAAGAGTGTAATTCTTCATAGGTGGAGAAGGAATTCCTCTTAAACAAAGACCAAGTAAAAGAATGTGATAATTTGTATTGTTCCGCCAATTCATCGATCGTTTGCCCAAAAATACAAGTCTGGTTCCCCCTGCTTATATTAGTTTCTATCCTAAGCTTTCTTTTGAGCGCATGGCTTTTGTGTAGGTTAAACTTATGAATATAATATTCAACCAACCACATACTAATATTTTCCTGTTCGGCTATTTCGATAATTCTAGTATTCTCTACAATATACTTTTGATATAGCCATTCTTTATCTTTAACATTACTGTTATTTTTTTGTAAAAAACTACCCTTCTGCTCGGTACTCTTTTTAAAACCATACTTAATCCGATAAAGCCTAGCCATTCTAATGGTTGACCCAGCCTCCTTAGCAACCTCAATTATAGTCTTGTTTTCTGAAATATATTTTTGGTAAAACCATTCTGGATTTTTTAGTAAATCCCATTGCGTGTCTTTATTAGTATTTAACTTAGTCCACATTTCTTTCGTTTTCTTTGTGCCTATTTTATCCATACACTTTCTAATTTTAAATTCACTTATTTTAAGAATATTTGCCACCTCTAAAGCTGTCTTATTTTGATTAATATACAATTCAATAATATCTTTATAGGGAATATTGTCGTCGGCTACTTTTTTTCGGTATTGCCTATATCGATCGTCCACATCAACATTGTGATCGGACAATATCCTTGCAACAGACGATACATTGGTGTTATATTTTTTAGCTATTTCAGGAGTAAGCATTTTATTAACCAAATAGTCGTCAATTAACTTTTGATGATCTATTCTTCGATTTGATCTCGAAACATTTTGGTGTTTTAACTCTAAGGGTTTAGTAATATTGTATTTCTTGAGATATCTTATAATACTAGTGTGGCCACAATTCAATTCCTTAGCTGTTTCGGGTATAGTCTTGTTTTGGTTTAGATATAAATCTATTAGTCGGTCTTTATCTATTAGTATTTTGATTCCCCTACCCATACCTTATTATACCATACTTTACGAATAAGTCCACATATTTATACTATAAATAAAATTACTTTATACGTTTGAAAGGTAATATTTTTGAAAAAACTTAGCCTTAACTTGACCCATCATTTTAGCTTTCTTTTCTTCTAACATTTGAATTCTGGGTTGGTAGGTTTGGTTACCGGGCCCACTTGAAGATTGTGCAAGAGAATCTTGGCTAATACTCGTACTGTTGTATTTTATTTGGGCTTGTTTTGCGCTTAAAATATCGATAGCCGCTATCATACCTATAATTTCATTAACTATTTTAGGAACCTGGCCTTCTATGTGACTTAATCCAACCGTGTAGGTAACTGTCCAGAAAGCAGGAAGCCAAGAGAATCCATTTATAGCTTGTAAAAAAACTAACCCGGCGTTATTTTGACTTCCATCTACAAGAGAATTAGCGCCTAATAAGGCTAAAATAGGTAGTAAATTCAATTGCCGCCTATGTGACTGACCCATATCTACCCACGAAGCTGGTAATCTAAATATATTCTCACCATTACTTGAAACTACCGATAAATCTTCAACTGAAATTATGGGCCCATGTTGGGTTTTCATATAGAGAAACTTTGCATAAAGTGCTCGGTCGTATGGAATCCTTTCTTTCATCTGTACTTTATTTACAAAAAGCTTACTTTCTGATTCAAAAGTATTTACAGCATATTCGATAAGTATTTTTAAATCATCCGAAGAGTAATCTGAAAGATCAATTCCCTTCAAATAAAGCAATTTTAATTTATCCGGTGTTATTAAGGGCTCACACCTACCCAATAAATCAGACGTAGCCGAACTGATAACGGGATAAACATTATTTGTAATTTCCTTAGAAATAGTATAGTCAGCCATCTTAACACCCTCCAACATTCAATAATTCCGCTACTATAGCAGATTTTACCAAAAATGTTTTAGATGTTCCGTTTTCGGTTAAAATAAGAATTAAATTACCAGTTCTAGGAAATTGAGTTGACGGAATATCAATTTTAAATATTGATTTATCATCAGCAAAAGGTTTAGTTGCTACTATGGTAAATTCTTTGGCTGAATCTACAGATGAAAACTTAGCCGATAAAGAAAAAGTAGCCGACGTTGGTGAATATCTCATTGGAAATTCCGAACTAGCTTGAATTGGCTTAGATAAATCAACTAGTTGTAAGTAAATAGTATTGGCTTGGCCCTCATAAACATAAGCTTCATTAGCATAATTCCAATGATTTATACTAGATACATTTTCCAATATTTTAGCCGATAATCTCATTTTATCTCCTTAATTTTATATATATCTGGTTAAAGATTGTCTTTTTAGGGTAAATTGTGGTAATATAAAGTATGAAGATTAATGAAAGGCTAATTTCCATTGACGGGCTGAGCGGGGTTGGTGTCTCTACTCAAATTCGATTATTGCGATTAGAATTGCAAAAATCAGGATACAAAGTAATGGTTTTTGGCCATGGAGAAATTAACGAATCTATCCAGGATTATATTTTGATTCGTGATTTATTATCTATACATCCTGACTTAATTGTTTTGTGGGACAAGACTTTTATAAAATCAATGATTTACGACTTAACTCAAGGAAGTACTGACCAAATGGTTTTAGAAAAATACAAAGATTGTCTATATAGATACAGGGTTTTACTTCATGAGTTTCAATCATTACATTTAGTATTGTTACCTAATAATCTGAAAACATGTCGGGTAAATTTATTGGGACGACACTCTATAATCCCTAATATATTGTTTTGGGACTTTCAAGAACAGAAAACAATAATGGATATGTATAAAATTGTTAATTCTCACATATTAAGTAGTGGGATTAACATAGAGCATATGGAAGTCTTTTGTGAAGAAAAAGCCTTAGATGTTCATAGTAAAATACTGAAATTACTAAAATAAAGCCCTCCATTTAGAAGGGCTTCCCTACAACCTAAATACTTGAAATTATTAAATACTATGCAGACGCCATAACTCCAGCAGCTTTTAACGAAGTTAAAACAGCATTGATTTTGGTTTCAATAGCGTCTAGTCTTCCTTCGGCCTCTGTTCTAAGGGTTTCTAAATCTGCATTATCAGCCTTAATATCAACTACGGCTTTTACCTTAGCGGTAGCTTCGTCAATGGCGGTGTCTATTTCGGCACCAGTTGGCTCAGCGGCATTAACAAATGTACCAGCAGATGCTGTAAAGGTAGTTGCAGCAACTACAGCGGCGGTCATGTTGGTAGAACTAATAGCAGCTACTACAGTAGCTACACTTGCGACTGAAGCGGCGTCAATTGCATCCGCTACTTCATTAGCCTTGGCTCTATTGGCCATTGCTACAATTAGAATGTCTCTTGCTTCTCTTGATAGACTCATTTTTTCCTCCTGTGGAAAAATGGACGCTCAGTTAATCTGAGGACTATCCTGTTGATAACATATAGATTATTATTTACTTGCAATATTAAATGAGGTATGGTATATTTAATTAACACATAAAAGGAGAATTAAAATGAAAATAATTACGATTAAAACACAAAAAGACTTAGACAATTTACCCTTAACTTTCAAAGAATTTACTGAAATAGAGATTAGAAGCTCAGAAGTTATTGAAATCAGAAAAGCTTGCGATAACTCAACGGTTACAGCTTACGGTAACTCAACGGTTAGAGCTTGCGATAACTCAACGGTTACAGCTTACGATAACTCAACGGTTACAGCTTACGGTAACTCAACGGTTAGAGCTTGCGATAACTCAACGGTTAGAGCTTGCGATAACTCAACGGTTACAGCTTACGGTAACTCAACGGTTACAGCTTACGGTAACTCAACGGTTACAGCTTACGGTAACTCAACGGTTAGAGCTTGCGATAACTCAACGGTTACAGCTTACGGTAACTCAACGGTTACAGCTTACGGTAACTCAACGGTTACAGCTTACGGTAACTCAACGGTTACAGCTTACGGTAACTCAACGGTTACAGCTTACGGTAACTCAACGGTTAGAGCTTGCGATAACTCAACGGTTACAGCTACCGAAATGAGTATTATTACCGTAGAATCAACATCTGTTAAACTAGAAGCTAGTTTAAACTCTGTAATAATATTACGACAAAATATTAAATTTAAAAAAGTAAAAACGGTTACTGTCGTTAGACAAAAACAAGTAGAGCATAATTTAAAAACCTTTAAAGAGGTTTACCCAGAAAACGTAGTAGACGGTGAAATAATTCTCTATAAATCGGTTAGCCCAACTAACCTAACAGACTTTAAAACAGGTAAAATTAAATATGAAATTGGTAAAACAATTGATTGCCCAGATTTTGACCCAGATAAAAACAGAGAATGTGGCGGTGGCTTGCACTTATCTCCAACCCCAGAATTAGCACTTAACTACAATCAGGGTAAGTTGTTGAAGTGTAGGGTAAAAGTAAAAGACATGGTAATTTACAGTAAGTGTATTACAAAAGTAAGGTGCAGAAAGGTTTTTGTAGAGGGCGAGGTTTAATGTGGATACTAAAAGAATAATACAAAATTGTAAAGATGGAGAATTCGACAATAGCCCATCTCTATTCAGGTTTGTTGTTGAGGATTATTTTGATATAGAAACTTGGCCAAGAGAGATGACCGATAAGGTATTTATAATGGCTAATTATAATAGTCAAAGTAGAAATAGATACGATATGTATAGTGTTTTTAAAGAATATTTTAACCTAGTAGAATTGGCTAGGATTGCTTATAATTGCGGTAAACAGACAACTTAGGAGACTTATATGAATAAATTTGATAAACTATTTTTTCTATTTTTCTTAACTATCTTTGTGGTCGCCATAATTCAATTCCTTAAGCTAGACTATCAAAATGCGCTAGAAGGAATTAAGTGGTTTGCAGGTGCGAGGTAATCAATATGGAATCTGTAAAACATTCTTTAGTCAAGCAAAAACAGTTGATGGAAATAGAACTTTGTGGCGACAAGATACATTGTAGTGATTATTACAAAAAACTATCTGTAGTCCATAAGGTAGTTACTTGGACAATAAAAGTGATAGATTCAATGATTTTAGATATTTACAAAGATAGTTCTTTGGAACAATAATATTGACTTGAACTGCGCCTTGTGGTATATTTAATTAACACAATAAAGGAGTTAAAAATGAGTAACTTATTGACCGAAACCCAAAAGAAATTTTTAGAACTTAGCCAAAGATATGAGCAATTGAAGGAAGAGATGAAAAAGATCAATCCAGAATTGAATCAACTAATGGAACAAATTGGCATTGGAACGTATTTTCAAGATCCTGCTACTAAGTTGGTATATAAAATATCACAACCTACTGGAACTTTTGTAGAGTATAAAAAGATAGACTACGACCGTACAAAGAAAGAATCTGAGTCAAAAGGCTCGCTCAGTAAAACTGAAGCGGAAAAACAAGGCTTTGATTTATAAGGAGTTACTATGGGAACCGACGACTTAATGGTATTAAGGGAGATGCTTAACAAAAGAGGAATTGCCTTTACATTGGGCAACCAAACGGTAACGATTCCGCCTGTACATAAACACTACGTAAAAGACGGTTATTGGAAATCAGAGGAAATAGAGCCAGAAAGGAATTACCGACAGATAGTGCTGACCATTGCCACCCTAGATACTTTAGATTGTGGGTGTACTACGGTATTTAATTTCACCGAAGACGGTGGTTTAATAAATATTAGCTCGTATAATTACGGAGATTACTAAAATGAAAGAATGTGAAACTCCAGCAGACAGAATATATAGAAACCTATGCTCTATCCCTTCGTTTAATACCACTGTAACAAGGTGTGAGCTGATGATAATTTTTGAGCGTTATTCCGATATCTGCATAATAAGGGGAAAATTTAGAAAAATACAAGTTACCGAAATCACCAATGGTTTTTATAATATTTACACCAAGGAGTTATAATGTATCTCCCTATAAATAATATATATTGTTTTATTTGGAACACTACGGAACTATTAGGGGAATACCTTAAATTACCCGTACATTTAATAACACCTAAGGGGTTCGCACCATGGTTATTTGGTAAGTGCATGGGAATCAAAGGAGAGCGAATAAGATGAAGAAACTAAAGGTTTTCGTCGGAATAGACGGAAGATGGGTATTGTGTGAAAAATTTCCAGATGACGAGGAACACGGTGGGTTAGAAGAAATGTTAACTGATCTAATATCAGAATGTATTGAGGTAGAAGAAAAAATGGGATTTTATCTAATGTCTTTTAAAATGGCTTACTGGGATAATCCAGAAGATGGAGGATACCTAGATATAGATAAGTTAGAAAAAAATAAGGAGTCACCATGAAAACTGACTTAGAAATATTAAAAAATCTATTCAATCAAAGAAATATTCAATTCATAATCGAAAACAAAACCGTTGAGCATTCTGCAATATGCTCGGCGCCCTATATATCTACCAATGGATATTGGACGCAAGATACTGTATATCCAGCCAACACAGTAACTGAAATCATATTAACTATAGTCGAAAATAACAACTGTGACGATGCAACTACTGTATTTAGATTTACCGAAAGTGGTAAGTTAAAAGGTATTGATTCTTATAATTGGGGAGACTATTAATATGAAATTTGCAACATTAAGGGATCTTGTAAAAATACTGAATGATCTGCCCGACAATGTTTTGGACAAGGAAATACACTATATAGATATTAGTTATTGTGTAAAAGAAGAATATGAAGAGGCGTTTCTAAGATTACTTAATGACGATGAGAAGGGTATTGAACTTTGTTGTAATTAACTCTCCATCCAATATTGCATAACAGCATTCCTTTCTAAAGGAACGTGTAGATCTTCTTTAATATCGTTAGGGTCACAGTATTTTAGGGTGGAAAATTCTTTATCCGGGTCACCAGATGTGTCTATATCTTGTTCTATACCAACTTTAGCTTCAAACAAATAAACCAATATTTTCCCGTATTTATGCATTTTAATTAGTTTTAACTCAACAGCGTCTAGCCCAGTTTCTTCTTTAAGTTCCCTTAGCGCTCCTTCAAAATACTGTTCGCCAACTTTCAAATGACCGCCAGGATTAGCCCAACCACTACCATCGTTCCTTTGGCCCATTAATATATTGTCCAGACAGTCTCTAATTAAAATAGCAGCAACTCGATTAGAATCCCTTCCTTCCTTAGCCATAATTATTCCTTAATCATTTCGGATAATTTCAATTCGTTCTTTTTTTCCTTAATATAGGCTACAGCCTTAGCGATAGCTAAAACCTCGTTTTCATTAAGTTTTGGTAACTTTTCCGAAATAAACTTAACTAAATCTTCTTTTTTGTCCAACCTTTCAAAAGCACTGTCTGACAGTGTTTTAAAAATTTTATCAAGTTGTTTTTTACCGAAACATTCTTTAGTTAGAGCCGACATACCTGTTAAGTTAGATGGGGCAGAGTCACTACAGCTAGCTATTAAGGCCTTTTGAATATTAGACATATAGAATTTTTTCTTTTTTCCTTCAGATTTCCAAGTATTAGGATTACTATAAATATCCTTACCAGTTTTTGGTTTAGTGGTTTTTGACGGAACTATCCTGTCTCCTAACTTCCATTCTTTATTTGATTGAGAGGATATTGTTCTTTTAGGTATTATAGGTTTGCCCTCTTTTGCCGGGGTAGACATAGGGGTTAGTGGCTTAAAATTTTCTTTAGGTGAAATTGTTGGCTTTAGTTTAAACGATAGTTTACTTTTAAATTTGGGTTGAGTGTCGGATTTGTTTAAATTACTTTCCACTTCCTCACATTTCTTAAAAATGTCAAATAATGACTCTTTCGATATAAGTTTGGTTTTTGACGGTTTCTCTAGTAATTCCGCTATACACATTTTATTACATGCAGCGGTGGTTACAGTTATTTTTCTCATTATACATTTTTCTATCCAAATACCTTTCTTATCTAGTCTAGAACCTTCAATACTAAAATTAACAACATGTTTGGTATTTTTCTTATCAGTTAACTGATCGAACTTTAACATAGCTGCTATACTGATAGCTCCGGGGTGATTGAACTTGTCGAACAATACTCCTGCAACATATAGATAGGGCCTTTCACCGGCTTTTTTCCAAAAATACTCATGGTGTTCATTTTCACAATCGTCTTTTTTCAATATTTTTTTAACCTCAAGGATCTTCCCAACAATCTGCGATGGCTCTTCGGACTTATGCTCAAAGTTTATCGTTCCATCCTGTGTAGCTGAAGATATATCAATTCCTTCTATTTTAACTCTTTCACCACTTGAATCCAAATCGGTAGTAGACCCAATGCCATGCAAATAAGTACCTAATAAAGTATCCATTGTTTTCCTCTTATTATATATTTTTTATAAAAGAATATTTTTTAGCCGTCTTTTGTCTACCAGAAATACAACCATATATATCTGAAGTCCTGATGTTTAAAACCCTAGAACAATATGCGACCGATTCAAACTCTATTGTTTTACCGGTTTCGATGTTTTTAGCAAACACAGAACTTCCCCCATTAGATCTTTCCATTAATCATATTAGTGATTTTATATATTTTCCCATCTATTTCTTGACATTTCATAGATTAAAGATTGTCATTACCTATTTTCACGTCGCAATTTATTGAAATCACAACTAGTCTCATTTCATTTATTACTTATAACTACTTGAAATTGTTTAATTATTAACAAAAATGGTAATCAGTAATATATTGTAAACAAATATACAATTTCTTGTATATTAATCAACTTTTTATAAAGGAGTCAAGTATGAAAAGTACCGCTAAAGCTTATGCTTGGGCAAGAGATCTTAAAGACAAGTTGGTAATTCGAGGCATGACAATCGTTGAATCAAAAGATGCTAATGCATGGCCAGAATTAACAATTAACACAGATCAAGCCTACATTCAAATCGAAGCTGTCAATAATGTGAGCAAAGATATCTTCGGCCAAGACCTCATTGCTTTCGCACCCCATAAGTTAGTTCTTGCTTATGATAATGGAATTGATGCTGGTGTTTTGGCAAAAATTTATGCCGAAGTCGTAAAACTTGGTATTAAAATGTATGTTTCTACAGATGCTACATTAGCAGATGCCAAAGTTGCCGCCGCTACTGAAGTTGAAGCCGATATTCAGTGGCCAACTAAAGGAATGTAATCTACCCATTAACTTTTAACAAAGGAGTCGCCCGTGAAATATTCAGAACAAGAAATGGCAGCTCTCATTAGTGAGGTAGAAACTCAATTTGCTGAATCTTTAGCTAAAGCCGAACAAGAGGCTAAAATAGAAGAACCTAAAACTGAAGAAGTTAAAGTTCAAAAAACAGAAGAAGTAGCTAAACAAGAAAGTGAATTTGATTATGACGAAGAGGATTTTGCCGAAATGGACAAACTCTACCAATCAATGAGCAAAGCTGAGCAAGACGCACACTATCAAGCTATTAAAAAGACTATATTTGGATCTGACACTATCAATAAAACTGAAGAAGTAAAGGAAGTTAAAATTGAAAAGAAAGAAGACAAATTAGCCAAAGCTGAGATAGAGTCTCTTAAAGAAGAAAACACTGAGCTTAAGAAAAATTTGGAAAAACTGACCGAAGCTTTTACAAAATTTATTAAGAAAGAAGCTCCACAAAGAAAAGCAATTACTAAAATTGAATACATCAAAAAGACCGAAGCTGAAGCTACCGTAGCTCCTACTAAAAAAGATGCAAGTCAATTAAGTCAGAAAGAAATTTCAAACATTCTTTGTGAAAAAATCAGATCTGAAAAGTTAGAGAAGAAAGACAGAGAAGCTATTGATACTTATTATAATAACACTCAATCAATTGAATTAATAAAACATCTTTTATAGGAGGATTACATGGTAAACCAATTGAATGACCTTATGAAAGCCTTGGAAGCTGGTAGTTACAACGCAGCACCAAGTTCTTTACAACAAGGATCGGCTCTTCAGATTGAAGATCTATCCCCAGTTATGGAAAATGTTTGTTTTGACGACAAACAAATTAAATTGCAAAAAATGTTCTCAGTTAAAGACGCAAAAGGTACTTTGGTACAATTTAACCGTCAATTAGATTACGGAATTTTCGGCGGATCTGCTCAGTATGAGGGTGGAATTGGCGAAGAGGATACTTCTAATTATTCAAGAATCACCATACCTATGGCTTATTATTCTACAGTTCGTAGAGTAAGTGTTGCTGCTAATTTAGTTGCCGCATTTGATGGCCAAAAAGCTGAAACCAGAGCCGGAAACGACGCTGCTATAAAACTATCTGCTGATATCGAATTTGACGGTTTTAGAGGACAAGCTGATTTTTCTAACTCAGGTGTTTTCGATGGAAACCCTGCTGTAATCGCTGACGTACCTGGAATGCAAGGCGTCGATATGCAAGTTAGACTTTCAGATTCTCTTTCTAACACTCAAGACCTTATGTTTGCAGAATACGGATCAAACCAAACAGTAGTTATCGCAGTTAACGGTACTTTGACCGAATCGTTTATCGAGGACGGAGCTGTTAAAAGTGCTATGAATCATGGTTCTGCTGATAAATTGATGCTAGACCCGATTTCTCTTTCTGCTTATAATAAAATTGCTCACGCAAAAGAAAGAATCATGCTTGCTGGTTCTGCTCAGGAAGCTATGGGCGCTAACCTAAGAACCCAATGGACATCCAACGGTACAATTAGTTTAGAACCTTCAAGATTTCTTTCTGGTAAAACCGCTCCTGCTAGAAGTAGAGCCGGCTCACCTGCTGCCCCTGCTACAGTAACTCCTACCGCAGCTAACGATGCAGCTTCTATTTTGGCTGCTGGAGATTATTACTATAAAGCTACCGCTTGTAACGAAAGAGGCGAGAGTGTTTCTACATCTTCTGCTCAAGTATCTCCTACTGCTGGCCAAAAAGTTACTTTAGCTATCGCTGCCGTAACCGGTTGTAAATATTTTAACGTATACCGATCTGCTGATGGTGGAACTGCCGCTGCTGCTAAATTTATCGGTAGAGTAAAAGCTAGTGGATCAGGCGCAACTAGTTTCGTAGATTTGGGCTTTAAAGAGCCAGGTTCTGTAACTGGTTTCTTGCTCCAAACCAATACTTTTGGTTTTCACCAATTAGCTCCATATTCACGATTAAAACTTGCTCTCCACGATTTAAGCTTGCCCGAGGCGCACTTTTCTTTCAAATGCCTCGCGGGCTATCAGCCAAGGAAAAACGTCCTTTTTGAAAACATTTCTGGTCAATTAAGTTAATAGATTCTATTAATTTCAAGTATTTAGGGGGGCTTAGCTCCCCTTTTTTATTTCTAACAATTAGCCAATTACGACCTTTAAATTAACAAATAGACGCGAAGGTTCGTTTTTATTTTAAATTATTTTTATAAAATATAGATCATTTTATATTAGTTTGTGGTATAATAGATTATATAACAAAAGAGGTTTTATGTCTTATCAATCACAACTAACACCAGAAATTTTAGAAAAAATTACACAAATGGCATCCGAGGGCTATAATCAAAATGAAATAGGGGCTGAGTTAAAAATTGACCGACAAAACATTAACTATTGGATAAAAAAATACAATATAAATATGGTCAGTAGGTTAGGCAAAAAGCATTACGACAAACAAAATAAATTTCTATTAGTGTTAGAACAAGCCCTAAAAGATAATCAAAAAATAAAATTAAATCAAACCATTAGGCAATTAGAAATACACCCAGAAACCGCTAAAAAGATATTAAATCAACATCCACAATATAGGGCGGTTATAAGAGGTAAGTTTGACGCCCACAAGGAAGATTGTTCCCTTCCTATAGATATATTACAACAAAGACTACCAGACCAATCTCATAAAATAATAAGTTCCCAGAATACATTCGTCACAATATTGGCACCTGACGGATTTATTTACGAAAAAGCGTTTGCTAAAATATTCCAAGGAGATCCTAGAAACAAATGCGGAAAAACCCTAACTATCGATCAAGTTCGTGATCAGTTAAAAGCCCTAGGATATACGCTAATAGAAGAGTCTTATTCTATAAAAAGGTTTCCATTAAAAGCTATACATGATAAATGTGGTTTTATAAGAGAAAATAGATTAACTAATTTTTACTCACAAGATTGTGGTCATTGTTCTTGTAACGGAACCTCTAAAACCGAAGGGATAGTCCACAATTGGATAACTTCATTTGGGTTCCATGCTGAAAAATTAAGATTTAAGGGGAAAACTAAAGGTAAAGAACTTGATATTTACATCCCATCTTTAAATTTGGCCATTGAGTATAATGGATTACACTGGCATTCGGAACGAATACCCAAACATGCTGAAAACCACAACTATCACTACGACAAAATGAAACAAGCTAACGAACAAGGAATTCGCCTTATAACTATATTTGAAGACGAGTGGTTAGATAGAAACTCCCAAGTTAAAAACTATCTCAAGTCTGTTTTAGGGATTTATGATAGAAAAATCTACGCTAGAAAATGCGAATTAAAAGAAGTTGAAAGATCAATTGCTGCTAAATTCCTAGACGACCATCATATACAAGGTAAAACCACTTTTAAAATTGCTTTTGGCCTTTATTTTGAAGACGAATTGTTAGGATTAGTTACTGGAAACATTCACCATAGACAGAAGGGTGAAGGAACTCCGTTTGTTTTAAATCGTTTAGTTTTTAAAGACGGCGTTCAAATATTAGGAGGGGCTTCTAGATTAGTTAAAAAACTAACGGAATATGCTAAAGATATGGGCTATAAAGAATTGATCTCCTGGTCAGATAATAGATACTCAGAAGGGACTGTTTATGAAAAATGCGGTTTTAAGCTTGTTGAACACTTGCTTCCAGATTACAGTTACGTCGCTCCAGATATGACTAGACAAAGCAAACAAAGCAATAAAAAAGATTTACTTTTAAAGAAAGGCGCTGTAGGAACTATGGCTAATACTGAAAAAGAATTAGCCATGTCCTTAGAATTATACAGAATTTGGGATTGTGGTAAAAAAAGATGGTCTATTTTATTGTAAAATGTGGTAATATGCCAATCCACAACTGCCATATTATTTGGACTATTTGTAATATAGTTAGTATTGTTGGTAGCCAATTGTTTAAAGAAACTTTTTTCATTTTTTTTCATAATAATTCCTGTGTTTACATGGCGAAATTACCATGCTATATCTTTCCTTATTAACCAAGCACAAATCATCTACACATAGATCCTTAGTAAAAGCCAAAGATCGCTATGTATCTATAAATAGGGAAATCGTGGTTTTAGATCAAAAAAGTTTGATAAATATTGTTATTTTGTGGTAATATAAGGTATGGGCAAAAGAAATTGTATCTTTACCGGCGAAAATTCTCATTATAAGACCAAGGTTATTGGTCGGGATTATATTAGCGACCAAGACGAGCTTCATAATTGGACCAACGGAGTTCCTGTGAGCGAAGAGTACGAAAAATACAAAAGCGGATTTCCTACTGACCTAGAAATGGATGCTAGCGAATGTTTTCATATGCTAGAACTATCTAGGCTTAGAGTTAAGTATTATGAAATTAAATTGAGAAAAATCCAACAAAAGCTTAAAATAGAGATGAAACATAAAAAAGCTATTATAGTTAAAAAATATACCGAAAAACACAAAATTGAGGATAAGCAGAAAAAAGTCGAACAAAATCCAGAGCAATATATAGAAGATGTATTAAGTGAATCCGATAAGTTAATAGATAGTATGTTGAAAGGAAAAGAATGATTAAAAACACCTGCTTTACTTGGAAAACCTCTGACATACACAATAAGCGTATTAAAAATAAGTGGTCATATGAAATAAATAGGAGAAGATATCGATTTGATAATGATATCATTGGTGTGGAAATATATAATACTGACCGTGACGGACCACCAGATTGCTCCAACGAATTAACATTTGGAATTAATAAGGAAGTTGATAAAATAAATTATTTTGAAGATTGTTATGATTTTTATATAAAGTGGTATTGAAATTATAAACAGGATTTTATGAAATATTTCAAATACAAAGACGCTATTGATATGTACGGTAAGAGCCGAAGGACTAATTTCAAAAAAACCGATCATTACACTTGTAGCGACTTTCACCCTATAGGAAAATTAGAAGTAAAATTAGGAACCCAAAAAGAATCCAGAAGAATTAATAGAGCGGAACTTGGTATTTTTGAATATCTTATAATTTTATTCCATAGGGGCGAGGCTTAAGGAGATTTAAATGTCAAAAGCAAAGGTTAAAGGATCGAACCATATATATGTAAGAAACGGTCGAATAATGAAACGCAATATGTCTATCAATAAATTTGAGTTTCGTTTTAGTTGGGAAGTAGGAAGATCCGAAAATAGTGTGAAGTTGGTTGGCACACATAAAAGATATCATAGATTGAGCCGGCCACATCAATACCTTTTTAATAGATATACTAGAAAAAATGAGGCAAAATAGGAGATTTAAATGTCAGAATTAAAAAACAGATTTGAAGTATTGCAAGTTACAAAACTGTCTGATTTAGGGAAAGGAACTAGTATCCCAGAATCAGACCTGACAATTCAAACAGGTGAGGAGATAATTCAATATAAATTTGTTGAAGAAGAAGAAAGGGTAGAAAATGTTGAAATTAAGCCTGGCTGTTTTTCATTTGAAAATACACAGTGTGGCTTAAAACTACAACCGTTTCAATTAAGAGACTATGATTTACTTAAATCAATAGACAATACGGCGATTATCTTAAAAGAAGCTAATACATTTTTCGATAGACTATATGTTTACGAACAACTTAATAGAGATAAGAAAAGAGCTGTCTTATTATGTTCCCAGCCAGGGTGTGGAAAATCTGCTAGTTTAAATGAAGTTTGTAAGAAGTTTCTAATAGATCCAGGTACTTGTGTTGTTATTTGGGACACATCTTCGGTCAAGTCCCAGTCAGTTAGTTCGCTATTCCTAAGCCATGCCAAATTCTTACCTACCGTTACCAGATTGATTTTGGTTATCGAAGATATTGGCGGAGGCTCTACAGATGGCGATTATGGACCTCGAGGTGCTGAATCGGCATTGCTAAATTTATTAGATGGGGTTGGATCTCCATTTAAAGGAGTTCCGACATTTATTTTAGCTACTACTAATAATCCAGAAACCTCAGTCGAAGCCTTAATAGACAGGCCCGGTCGTTTCGATAAGGTTATTGAACTAAAACACCCTAATACTAAAGAGTGTGAGGAATTGCTAGTATTTATTCAAAAAATATCCGAAGCTACCGAGGAAGATAAGCAAAGTGCCAAATTAGCTGCTGAAAATCATTTTAGTATAGCTCATTTGCAGGAAGTCATTGTTCGATCTAAATTAGACGATATCGGAATATTAGAATCTACTAATCAATTAGTTAAGCATAAAAAAAGATTCCAAAATGCTTTTAAAAAAGAAACTAAATCAATAGGATTTGGAAAATGAAAATTGTAACTATTTCCGATACCCACAATAAACATAATTTAATAAAAGTACCAGATGGCGATATGATTTTATTTGCTGGCGACTGTTCCGGTAGAGGTACTTTTGAAGAAGTAGTGAAATTTACAGAGTGGTTTGGAAATTTACCCCATACCTATAAGATTTTTTGTGCTGGCAATCACGACTGGGGTTTCGAGAAATATCCCCAAAGTTTTGAAGATCTTTGTAAGAAAAACAATATAATTTATCTTAACAATACCTCAATTGTAATCGAAGGGATCAAAATACACGGATCGGCATCTACGCCAATTTTTTGTGATTGGGCTTTTAACAGAAGTAGAACAATAGAAGATGCGAATAAGGGTAGGGCCAAAGCATTGGGGCAAACTTTTATTGGTGACGATTGGGATAAAATCCCCATAGATACGGATATTTTGATCACACACGGACCACCTTATGGAATCTTAGATGAAACAGTTAGAGGCGATCTTTGTGGGTGCGAACTTCTGTTAGATACCGTTATGCGCAATAATATAAAAATGCATGTATTTGGTCATATTCATGAAGCTCGGGGAACTAAGTGGGAGGGGTTGTGTTTATTTGTTAACGCATCTGTATTAGACGAGTATTATAGTCCAAGAAAAGAAGGAGCCCTTGTTTTTGATTGGGAAAAGGTCTTAGATAAAACACATAAAGCTTAATATATTACAGTATTTTATGGTATATATTATTATAAGTATTAATAAGAGGTAAAATCATGTCTGTAAGAAAAGTAAAAACCCCATCTAAAATGTTTACAAGTAATTCGGCGGATTTAAAAAAAATTATAATTTCTACTGTGGATGAAATAGATGATATTGTAGGAAAGTCCCTTGGGCCCGGTGGAAGGAATGTTATTATAGAGTCAGAACTACCTGAAATTCCTAACAAAAATACCAAAGACGGTGTTACTATTTTTAGATCTTTAGGCTATGAAAATGCCTATAAACATTTAATAACCGAGCAAACTAGAGATGTGGCGGTTAGAACTGTATCGGAAGCGGGAGACGGAACGACAACCGCAACTATTATAGCCGCTGCCTTAATTAAGAACTTATTCAATTTCTGTGAAAATAATCGAAAATACAGTCCACAGAAAACCACCAGACTTATCCAAAAAATATTAAACGATAAGTTAATACCTCAAATAAAAGCGGCTTCAATTGTAATTAATGATAAAAACAAATCTTTATTGAAAAAAGTAGCTACCATCTCAGCTAATGGTGATTCTGAAATGGCAGACGCCGTAATTACAGCTTTCGATAGTGTAGGGTACGGAGCAAGCTCACACGTTACGATTCAAGAGTTATCTGGCCAAGGAGGTTATCAGGTTGAATTAATTGAGGGATTTCCAATTTCAAAAGGATATGAGGAAAGTATTGGGAAGTTTCACGCCGCATTTATTAACGATCAAGCCCATCAAAAATGTACGATGGATAAGCCATTGTTTATTTTATTTGACGGTAAGATAAATGATATGGTGCAAATAATGGATATATTGCAAAGAATTGGCGAGGCCTATGTAAGTGGTAATTCCGATTTTAAAAACGTAGTTATTATTGCACATAAATTTAGCGATCAGGTATTAACCCAATTAAGTTTTAACTTTCAAAATCCTAATTCAATCAACGTTGTTCCTTTAGCTACACCAATAATGCCAATTATAAATTCAGAATTGGAATTTTTAAAGGATGTGTCGGCATTTACTGGCGCATCAATATTTGATATGTCTAATCCATTAACAGAAGCTAAAATAGAAGATTTTGGCAAAGATATGGAAAGAATTGAAATTTCTCGTTTTAGAACTACTATTGTTGGTGACCCAGACGCTCTTAATATTGAAAGCAGGGCTGGAGAACTCGAGGTCCAAAGAGAAACTTCCGAATCTAAACTCGAAAAATCAATTTTAGAAGAAAGACTGGGTAAATTAACCAATGGAATAGCTAAACTAAAAATATTTGGCTCGTCTAATGGGGAGTTAAAAGAAAAAGCTGATAGAGCTGAAGATGCAGTTTGTGCCGTTAGAGCCGCAATTACAGACGGATGCGTACCTGGCGGCTGTCGAGTTCTAATTAATTTAGCCATGTCCCTTAATGACGACAATGACTTAGTATCTCAACAAATAATCATTCCTTCTTTATTTGCACCGTTTTATAGACTTTTAGATAATGCAGGTTATACTTATGAGGAAATCCAAGAAATACTAACTAGGATGATAGAAGATCCTAATATTACTTATGATGTGGAAAATGCTAAGTTTGGAGATGCTAAGAAAATGGGCGTTTTAGATGCTACTAGGGCCGTAGAACAGGCTTTAAAAAATGCGGTAAGTATCTCTATGGTTATGGGAACATTGGGCGGTATAGTGGCTTACCCAAGAGATGCTAGTTTAGAAAGAAGCCATGCTATTGACGAAATGGAACATAAAAGAATAATAGATAATCCAGAATCACAAGTAAACGAAGCTAATTTGAGGCCATAATGGAAAAAAGTAATATTATATTTAAAAACTTAGAAATTAAATTGTCCCAAGTACTCGACGACCCCGACTTGGCTAAGTCTGTGGTTGAAATGAATAAGGTATTTGCCCAAACCACTAGAAAATACGTTGATATTCATGCTAGGGTGGAATATCTCGAACTGCCTTGGTATAAAAAATTATGGATGAAAATTAAAAGTACACAAAATAATTTGAGACCATAATTAGGCAATTAAGCCTAGTAAATATAGGAGAGACCAATGAGTCAGACCAACAAAGTACACAAATTAACAATTAAGAACAAAGCCCCCGGTCAAATTTCTGCCGGTTACAATACTGAGGTTTTCTTAGACGATAGACCACTAATGGCTAAATTCCTTAAACTTGAATTTCATGCAAAACGAGTAGTTAAAATACAAATGGAAATTTATGCTGATGTAGAGATAGATGGTATATGTTATGAAGGTAAGTATATATTAGGAAAATTATCCCAAAATTAAGGGTACAATGGACGAAAATCAAAAGAAAGAACTAGAAGAGTATAAAAAGAAGATCATATTCGATCCTTTAAATTCGGCTGAAGAGTTAAGGGATTGGATGGATCTTTTTTTAGATATACGCTTCCCTATGGGGGTAGTTTACCCCACATCTACACATGGGCCCGTCGAAGCTATGTGGAGAATTTACGAGTTAATGAAGACGGGGGAGAGTGCGGAGATACCTTCTGTAGCTATGCTTGCTAGCCGTGATAGTTATAAGTGTCAGGTCAAGGGTAGTAAATTATTAACTCCAAATGGATTAGTAAATATAGAAAATATTAAAATAGGAGATATTGTTTGGACAGGTTGGAATTGGAAAAAAGTTACTAATTGGATAGATGACGGATTTAAAGACGGAATCAAATTAACTTTAAATAACGGAATAGAACTAACATCAACCCCAATTCATAAATATTGGATATTAAGAAATGGAACAGAACAATGGTGTCAAGTAAATGAACTGCAAGATAATGACTTAATTTGTCATCAACCCCTAATTGAGGGCAATTGTGTTGGTAATAATCAATGGCTCTCATTTAAAAAAGAAACGATAGATTCGGCGCATTTCTTTGACCTAACAGTAGAGGACGATCACTCCTATTGGTCTAATGGGTGTATCAGCCACAACACACTTTCTGCTGCTGCTCTCGAAGTTTTATTAATGATACATCTTAGAATACCAATGGCTCATATGGCAGCTATTAAGCAACAATCAGCAAAGGCAATTCAATATGTAAGCTCTTTTTTTAGAAAACTTAGGCCTTATTTAGAACACCATGGTTGGAAAAAAAGCTCTGATAGTAAGACATATATTGAATGGATTACAGAAACTAACCAAACTGTTTATTTAAACATAGTAACCTGTACGATTCAAGGGGCTAACAGTGAACATGTACCTATTCTGTGTATTGGGAGAAATGTAGATGTAATGTGTAAAAACTCTAATTCTACTACCAATAGAGTTCGTAGGAACGTATCTGCTATGGCTCTCTATAAAAGAATAATAAGGGGAGACAATGTAGAGGCGTATTCTCTAAACCACCAAACAGGTTTATTTGAATTTAAAAAAATAACCCATGCTTATAAACAACAGCAAGAGTTATTTGAAGTAACGTTATTGAATGGTAGGTCATTACAATTAGGAGCCAGTCATGAAGTTTGTGGTATAGACGGTACATATAGACCACTAAAAGATTGTAAGGTTGGTGATAAATTACTTAAACTAGGAAAGCAGAGTTCTAAGGTAGATTTGTTAGTAAAAGAAAAGGTGTCCACGGAGTATAGTGTACCAAAAATAGAAACAAGTGAGATTGAACAATTATTACTAGGTTCTCTATTAGGCGATGGAGGCTGTTATAAAAGAAAGGGGAATAATGCTTATTTTGCAGAACAACATGGTCAAGCCCAAATACAGTATTTAAAATGGAAACAATCTATTCTTGAGAAACAATATAAGGTAAGTTTTTACCAAACAAAGCCGGGATACGGATCAACCCCATTATATAGGATGTATACGGGAAATTCACCTTCGTTAAATGAATGGGCTAATTTTCGTAAAAAAATAGACGAAAAGGTTTGGAGGCTAAACCCATTTGGGTTGGCAATTTGGTTTATGGACGATGGTAGTAACTCTATGTCTTTAGAGTTCCACACACAGTCTTTTACTTATGAACAGAATGATTTATTAAGACAAGTTCTAAAGAAGAATTTTAACATAGACGTCTCTGTCCAGTCAAGAAAGAATTACAAGGGTGGAGAGGATTATTGGATACTGCATGGAGGAGTGTCTGAAAAATACAAATTATATAAAATATGTAAAGACTATATTCACCCAGACTTAATATATAAATTTAAAAATGTAATTGAAAAGACAATTAGAGTGTGTAAATACTGTGGAAACGAATTTACCACTAAGGAAACTCATAATCATGCACATAGCTGTTACTCAGTAACTTGTCAAAATATTAATAAAAATCAACTACACATAGGTGAGATATTAAAAATAGAATCAATAGGGATACAGGATTCGTATGACTTTACGGTTCAAGACAATAATAATTTTTTTGCTAACCAATATTTAGTCCATAACTGTATTGACGAGGTTGACGTTGTTCAAAACCCAACAGCCCTAAAAGAAGCGAAGATGATACCGTCTACATATCAAGGGTTTTTCCCTCTCACGGTGTACCTAAGTACCCGTAAGTATAGCGGTGGTCTCATGGAGAAGACGCTTAAGGAAGTTGAAAAAGCCGGTGGTGAAATCTTAAGATGGAATATCTTAGATGTTTGCGAGAGAATTACTCACGAAACCGCTAAAATAGATGAGCCCAAAGTTACTCGCTATATTTCCCGTGACCTTCCTATGGAAAATTTATCTCCAGAAGAGTGGGAAGCCCTTAACGACGAGCAAAAAAATAGATATGAAAAATTTGAAGCATATGCCGGAATAGCCAAACACAAAATGCTATCTGTTATGAGAAACTATCTGGTTGACCGACCACAAGATGCTCATGGGGGTCTGTTTAAATCCGCCGTTGCCGTCCACAACAACTTTAAAACCACCCCTATCGACATGGCCGACGCACAGTTACTCTGTAACAAACCCTCGGCCTCTGGACTGGTTTATCCTAGATTTATAGATGAACTAAACACCCTAACTGCTGAGCAAGCTGTTTTAAGGTTTATCGGAGAAGAGATTCCAGATGGCGTTTTAAATCCTTTTGAGTATTTAATTAAGCAACTAAAAGATTTGGGTATTCAATTTATAGGTGGTGCCGACTGGGGATATACGGACTATACTGCCCTAATCGTATTGGCTTTATTACCCAATGGAGATGTTTGGTTGGTAGACTCTTTTATAGAAAATAAACTAGAATTAGATGATATTGTTAAATACGCCTCTGAATTACAAGAGAACTATGGGATATCCAAATGGTTTGTTGACCAAGCCTACCCTGCCTATATTAAAACTTTTAAAAGAAAAGGAATGAAATGTCCTAAATTTAAAAAAGTAGTTGAGGACGGTATTGCAGCGGTACAAGGTAAGATAGTTGATAGTAACAATAAAAGATCTTTCTTTGTTTTAAAAACACCGGTCAACCAAATAATTATTAATTCTTTTGGTGAATATCGTTGGAGTTTAGATGGCAGTGGAGATACAGTTGAAGGTAAGCCATATCACGATACTGATGGAATAGCTGATATTATGGATGCGATTAGGTATCCTTTTCAGAATCTTTTTTGTAAAAGTGGTGTTAAAATTTCGTGCCACACTGTTAAACCTGAAACTTCTCCTAAACCTGTTAAGGTGGAAACACACAAACCCTTACAGGAAGTTGCTAAAAACACTAACCAACAAATTATGCAACAACAAATTAGTAGTTTGGCGACAAATAGTCCTAAACCTACTCAAAATGTCAACAAAAAGAAGATTCTGTGGATATAAATATGTTTTTTATCGAAAAAATAGTGATTTTAATTGGTATTTGGGTTAATAATACCAATCTTTAACTAGTGACCTTTAATTTTTGGAGAAAAAATGAGTAAAATGAATCTAATCGTACACATGAATGGATATGAAAACGATAATCAAAACGATCCTACCTTAAATTCCTTCAAGTGGCATAGGGAATATTTAGGTTTAGAAATAGATCAACCGGTTAGTAAATTGATTTCTTTAGCTTCTGGAGAATCTTTAAATTTGTTTTCTGGATCCGTTTCTTTAAATAGCGACGCTACCACTACATATGATATTGCTTTAAAATCAGGTACTTCCAGTATATATGTAATCTCTCATAATTCAGGAACCGCCCCTCTTTTTAGAACACCTAGGGTTTCTGGAGCTGCTGCCGATACCGAAGTTAGCGTTACTAAAAATGGTAAAGTATTGACATTTACCTCTACCTCTGGAACCGCTTTTAGTTTAGTCACCGGATTAGTACAGGTTGGTGACAGAGTTAGAATCGGTACATTATTTAACCAAAGTAATCAAGGTGAGTTTAAAATTATAGCCAGAAGCGCTACTTCTTTTAGTATTGAAAACGAAACGGGAGTAGAAGAGTCATCAATTGTTTTAGGTGCGGATTTTGATCAACAGGTTAATATATATACTTCCGCCGGTGTTCAAATTGGTGATAAATTAGCCATCGTAGATGGGTTTAGCTTAGTTAGTCAAGGAACTTATGAAATTACAGACGTAAGTCATGACTATATAGAGTTTAGTTCAATTGGTGTTTTGCCAAGTGAAACTGCTGTAAGTAATTCTCCTAGTGCTATTTCAATATACCAATCTAGCCAACAATTTGTTTATATCGAATCAGACGGTAAATTAAATATTAAAATAAATGGGTCAGTAGTAACAAATATTATAGAGCCCTTTTCTATCAATGGAGTGGTTAAGCCAGGTATGTTTTTAACTAAATCCAATATAACTAGTTTAACAATTGAAAACCCAACTACTGATATTTGTAGGGTTTACTGTATAACAGCAGAATAGGTGAAATATGGCAGATAAAAAACATACTATTACCTATGCTCAATCAGAAATCCAAAACGCCCAGGACGACCTAAACGATATTATTATGAAGAGTTCTTCTGCTAATCCTACTATGATGGATTTTATTAAAAAAGCTACGGGTTCTTCCAACAATAATAAGCATGTTCCTAGACTTGCTTTTATGGAAAAACCCAATAATTACAATAATTATGCTGGGATATATAAGATCAAGAGGGATCTACTTCCCGACGCTGTAATTAAAGATATTAGGGTTAAGAACCTTTTAATTGCCGCTATCTTAAGAACTAGAGGCAATGCGTTATCAATGATGGGTCACCCTAAAAAAGACCGCTTTGATGTGGGTATTAAGGTAGACGTAAGAGGTGATTTTAAAGATTTTATTGAACCAGAACAAATGGTTAAAATTCAAGAAAGAATTGATAATTTTACTAAATTATTGATTAATTGTGGTAATACGGAAGGGGTTAAAGAAGACGAAAAAATGACCCTATCTGAGTTTTTAGATTTAAGCGCTAGAAACGGACTTTCGTTTGGTAGATTCTCAACTGAAATTATTTACGACACCAATACTAAAGAATTCCATAGGTTTAGACCTGCCGATGCTGGAACTATTTACCCTACGGTTAAAAAGGGCGAAACTGCTGAATCAATTAGAATGTCGTCCCTTTCTTTATTAGAAAGTATTACTGGTGATATTGAGTATAAAAAAATTGATAAAAAGAAATTTGAAGAAGATGAGTATGCATGGGTCCAAGTAATAGACGGAATGCCCAGACAAGCTTTTGCTCCAGAAGAAATGTTGGTTTATAATTTATTCCCATCCTCAGACGTTGAGCATAATGGCTACCCAGTTCCTCCATTAGACACTATTGTTAGTTCTATAACTACTTTTCAATCAATTGAACTTTACAATAAGCTTTACTTCCAAAATGGCCGTGGTGCTAGGGGAATGTTGGTTATCCAATCGGACGAGATTGACCAAAGTGTTTTGGAAGATATTAAACAACAATACAACGCTTCAATTAATGACGTTGGTAATAGCTTTAGAACCCCTATTTTTGGTGTAGGTAAAGAAGATGTGGTTACTTGGACTCAAACCTCTAATCAAAAAAGAGATGGTGAGTTTCAATTCTTATACGATCAGGTAACTAGAAATATTTTATCTGCATTTAATATGAGTCCAGACGAGTTACCTGGCTTCCAACATTTGTCTAGGGGCACAAACCAAAGTTCGATGGCTGAAACAAGCAATGAATACAAATTGGTGGCCTCTAGGGATGGCGGACTAAGACCCTTGATTTTAAAGATTCAGGATTTCTTAAATGAAAAGCTATTCCCTATTATGGATCCAGAATTATCTCAGCTTTGCTATATTGCACTATCTGGTTTAGATGCTGAAACTAAACAGCAAGAGTCGGTAAGATTACAGCAAGATGCACCACTCCATTACAACTATGACGCAATAATGGAAGAGGTTGAAAAAGAACAGATAGGAACTCATTTGGGTGGGAAAATACCATTTAACATAATGATTCGCCAAATTTTTGATACCTATATGGATACCTCTAGGGTTATTGGGGAATTAACAGAGAGCCCAGCTTCTTTTGTTGACCCTATTTTAAAATACAAAAGAGATCAATTCTTTTTTCAACACATATCACAATTAGCTCAATTTAACCCAGCAGCAGTAATGGCATATTACGCTACTAGAAAAAATACATACGATACGCTTAAGGTACTTGTGAAAGATTACTTGGACGATGAAAGTGATAAATAATAGGAGATAAAATGGCACTAGATTACAAAACAAAATACCTCGAATTAAGATCAAAAATGCTGGAAAATATGGATGTTTCCTTTAGGTTAGGGTACGAAAAAGGATTTGACGAGGCCCAAAAACAAGCCCAACAGCAACAGGCTCAGCAAGCCCAACAAATGTTGATGCAACAACAGCAAATGGCCCAGGGACAAGTTGATCCAAATGGCCAACCAGTTTCTCCAGAAGAGGAGCAAGCAATGCAGGAACAGGAAATGGGCCAAGAAATGGGCCAAGACCCATCGCAAGATGACCAAATGGTGGAAGAGCCCCAAGATGGTCAGGACGCTAGTCAGTTAGACCAACATATTCAAGAATTAGAATCACTGGTTCAAAAGGGTGAGAAACCTACCGTTCTCTCTATGAGAGAAGCTGTTTTGAAATTGGCTGAGTTGAGAAAATCGCAGAAAGATAAGATACAAAGAAGCAAAAAGCAAATAGAGTCCTCGCAAAAGAAAATAGTCGATAGTGTTTTGAAAAAATGGGAAGACGAAGCCAATAAAAGAAAAGAAATAGAGTCAAACGATATTTCTAAAATCATTGCTGCAAGCGGGTTAGATGTAAAATAATGAAGGGTCTAACTTTAAAATCAATTGAGGCTTTAGAAAAATTAGTAGATGAAAGATTTGATCCAATTACGTTGGAGTTTCTAGGATTAATTCCTAAAATTAGCAGAGAAAAGAAAATTATTTTTTCTACATCTAAAAACAGCCTAACATCTTTATTTTTACAGTCTCTTGGGACTAAAGATCCAAATAAAAGTGAAGAGGATACTTTAAAATCGTTGCTGCGTATAGCAAATGGTTATATCGAATCTCTCAAGCAAAAAACCAAAGCCAAGGTTACTAATAGAATTGATGGATATATAAGGGATAAAACTACGAAAGATAAAAAAATTGATGCTCAAACAATTCATGGGATGTTTAATGAGGAAATAGATTCTGCCAAAAATCATTTTAAATTAATTGCCAATTGTGAATCTAGTAAGGCTGCTAATATGGGAACAGCCTTGCAAATAGCTAAAGTAGGAGCATCGCAAGGAATTGATGATCCCGTTGTATTCTATATAGTTTCCAATGACGAGAGGACATGTTCCGAATGCAAACGTGTATATCTATTACCCGACGGAGTTACCCCACGAACGTGGAGACTGTCAGAGCTAAGTCATGGATATCACAAAAAAGGAGACCCAACTCCAAGTATTTCGGGGAATCATCCAAATGAACGTTGCGCCATGGCGTTTTTAGCTCCGAACTGGGGATTTAACGAAGGTGGCTATGTGGCTTACAAAGGTAAGGGGTGGGACGAACTTAAAAATCAAAGAGAAAAATACGGAAAACTTCAACCACTTAGTTTAAAAAAGTCTTATCAAGATAATTATGGCAATTGGCGTTTCGACAATAACGACAAGGCTGGAATGGAACATCCAGACAATCAACTTAAAGAAAATAAATTTGATCATAAGATTGCGCATCAAGCAAATAATGGTAAGTTAGTTTGGAAACAAAAACACATGATCTTTAAGAAAAAACCGGTTACCGCACAGGATATGGATTCGACCCATAGGAAATTATGGAACATCTATGATCGTAAAAACAATCTTCAAAAAAATCCAGAATTTAGAAATACATTGCTTAATCTAAATAAGCAAATTATCAACGACAATGATCGGCATCTACATTTATCTGGCACAAGCATTGGTTCAAATCCTAAACATACTGAGATGAGACAGAGACACTTAATACAAGCATTAGGTGGAGAGCCTGGGTATTCAATAGAAGACGTTAGACACCCACAAACCAATCAGCATTTAGGCGTTAGAATTAAGGCCGAAAGACACCCACATGGAAAAAAAGCCGAAACAAGTTGGTTATTTGATGGTAAGTCGTTAATAACAGAATACGACAAATTCAAAAAATAATCAAAATAGTTGTTGACTTATTTATTATACCGTGTTAGTATGAATATATCGGAGACACAATGAAAGATAAGTCCATCGAACAAGAATATACAGAAAGGGAACTTACAGAGCAGGAAATAGAGGATAAAAATGCTGAAGAAATAGAAACCTGCACTGACGAAGAAGCCGAAGCTTTTGGAAAATTCTTAGATGAATTAAGAGAAGGCGGCTTAGAAAAGACAGAAGAAGACGAATTTTAGAAGCTACAGAGACTTCAGCCACAGAACTGGAAGGGAAGGAGTGGTATTCTCTGACCGATGATATTGGGCGGTACGTTTTCATCGGCGTACCGCCTCTTTTTTTAAGGAGGCAATTATGTTTAGTAAATTTAGTGATGACCAATTAAGAATATTATCGATTTCTTTACATAATAGAATTGAAATATTAAATGATATGACCGAAGTTTTGATGGAGTCGGAAATCTACTCTGGAGTTGAGGAAGAATCTGATAAAGTATGGGAATTACACGATTTAGTAAAAAAAGAAAAATCATTTAGAGTATCTAAAAACTCTATAAAGTAGCCATAAGTTAATTCATTGCATTGGCCCCTCTCCTGAGGGGCTTTTTTATTGACAAAACACCCTTACCATGCTAGTATCTAAGTATGAAAGCAAATTATAAATACCAAACAGAAGCCGCAGAACAAGTCTTAAAAAACGCTTTAAATAAACAATACATAGCGTCAGTATTAGCTGCTTGTCCAAACTCAGGAAAAACCACAATATCCCATATTATAATTAATAAATATATCCAAATATATCCAAATGCAAATATACTCGTTTTAACCGAAGGTCAAAAAACTTTACAAGATCAATACCTTGCAGAATTAAAAGACGCTAATGTCCATATACGCTTTACCTACGGAACATTTGGATCAAACGCTCAGGTTCAAGTCGGCTTACCACAGGGAATTAATAAGTTAGAATGGGATAAGGTAGATTTATTAATAGTTGACGAGTGTCATCGGTGGTTTTTAGAAAATACAGATCAAAAGATAATTAATAAATACCGCCCAGAACATATTGTCCTTATGTCGGGAACCCCAAGTAAATTTAACCTTCACAACCAAACTAGTTCTAAAAAATATGGGATGTACTATATATCAGCAGACGAATTACAAAAAAATGACGTTTTTTCTGCTGTAGATATGGACGTTATAGGAGTAGGTTTCCAAAACAATATCAAAGATGTCTGGGGTAAGTTACAAGATAGACAAGCCAATTTATCCAAAGTTATGATAGCTTGTGGAAGCATTTTACAGGCCAATACAGTAGTTAACTACTTAAAATCAATTGGTAGAAAATGCGTAGTAAGTACTAGCTCAAACGACAAAGAAAATAAAAACATTAATGAATTCAAAAATGGAAAATACGACGTATTAATAGTTGTTGACCGTGGAATCTTAGGATTTAACGACCCTAATATCACAACATTAATTGACATGAAAAAAAGTTCTAATATAGACTCAAGCTTTCAGCTTTTTGCTAGAGTTTTAAGAAACCATAAAGACAATATTAAAAAATCATATTTTCGAGTTACAGATAAATCGTACAATAAAGAAGTTATTATGCTCCACAAGATAGTAGCCCTAATGGACTCAAGAAATTTTAGATTATTTAACGGAAAAAATTTAAAAATTAGTCAATAAGCTCAATATGTGGCCAATCAACAAAACTAAAGTTCCTCCCGAGCCTTATTTTGATGTTTTTAGCCTTAGCAATCTCTTCAACTAGATTGCACATGTCTTCAAATCTTTTTATATCACTCCAGTCAATCGGGTAGGGCGCCGCATCGACAGCTTCGCTTGGTTTCTTATTATGTTTAGATTGGGGGTATTTTAACTTACTATTTCCCGATTCAAAAGCCTTATTCTGATCTTCTTCTCCCCGATATCCACATAGTAAACTAACATCTCTTTTTTTAATTAACTCGTCCACTATAATTTGCAAATCAGGATGTAATTCCCCTCTTACTTTTAAACTTTTTGGTCCAAACTTGTACATTAGAACATCTCCTTATTGTTATTATATATTTCTTTAGCAAGTAAATTAATAGGGTGATCAGGATTTTTAAAATAAAAAGATATTACCCCAAACCAGCCTTCCTCAAAATCCCTATTGATAAACTTAGTACACAGCTTCCAAGTTAATTTACCGAACCAAGTGTTTTTTACAGTATATAGTCTAACAAAAGCTAGTAATTTCCCGCTAGTTGCTATCCCAGTTATTTTTGTATATTCCTTACTAGTAATAAAATACCAGATTCGTTCATGTAGCTGTGGTCTAGAATCGTATTTAAAATAGCATGTTAATAAACATTCTATCATTGGTTCCCATATGAAAAACTTAGATAAAAACTTATTAGCTAAATATGACCAAAAGATAATGTCCCTTGGATGCATAAGTCTAGACCATCTTGGTTTTTCTGGATAAACATTATCAAATCTCCACCAATTATCTTTACCGTGATCGTAAATTTCCTTATGATAGGGTGTGTTTAGTATCTTAGAAAAACAAGCGATTGAATTTATATTGTCGTGGCTAATTGTCCTAATATTTGTCTTGTCGGGATTTAAAGATTCGTAAGCTCCACGATCATAAAGTCCTTTGACTTTTTGACCTTGAGTATCAAATGTTTGTAGATTATAAACAATTCTTCTGAAGGTAGTTAAATCATCTTGATTTAGTGTTCCTATTATATCTTTTAGGATATAATAAATCACTAAAAAATGGATTCCGTTTTCATTTTCTCGGTGATTCGGTATTTTATCTGGCCACAATTCCATGCCATGGGATATATCTATGTAGTTTTCCATAAATTAAAGATTGCTTTTGTGGTATATATAGTTATGAAGATTGTTATAACAACGCCTATTAAAGCATATCTAGTTAATTTTACAGAGGAAAACATCAATTGGGTTCGCCAACAATTAACCTTTACGAATAAAGATATCGTCTTTCAGATTAGTAAGGTTAAAAAAATGCGGTGGTTAAGGAATAAAGATCCAGATGCTTGGCAGGATAGAATTAATGAATTAGAATCACAAAAGAAAACCACCCTTTTATTTGAAGATTCAGGTGGTTACTACATTAGACCCGGAAGCGTTCCTTATCTAAAATTAGATATTCCTGTTGAAAATCTGGTCGAATATCCTGAATTTAAACCTTATAAATGGCAAAATAGCCTAGATTTAACACCATATCTGTATCAGGTGGGATCAGTTAATAGTTTACTTAACGAAAAACATGGAAATATCGAACTTTCTACAGGTAGTGGTAAGTCTTTGATTTTATTGATGTTAGCCCAATTAATGGGGCTAAGAACAGTAGTGGCTACCCCCTCAAGATCAATATTTATGGAATTATTAGAAAAATTTGAGTATCATTTCGGATCTTTTATGGTGGGCGGTTTTGGGGATGGAAAAAAAGATATTAAAAAACCAATTACGATAGCGATTGGTAAGTCACTAACTATGCTTAAAGAGGGGTCTCCTGAGTATAAGTTCTTTGCTGATAAACAAGCTATGCTAATTGATGAAAGCCATCAATTCGGATCAGAAACCCTTGAAAAAACGTGTCATGGAGCCTTAGCTAACATACCCTATAGAGCTCTTGTATCTGCCACTCAGAGCCGTGGAGACGGGGGTGAGATATTGCTGTACTCTATCATAGGAAAAACTGTTTGGACATTATCGATTCAAGACGCTATTGCCCAAGGATATCTATGTCCATTAAAGTTTAAGGTTATTACTACCTTCTCTCCCTCTACTAAGAAAAAGACAGATCCTATTGAGTGTAAAAGAGAGCACTTTCTTCATAACACCAATATAATAGAAATTGCCGCTAAAATAGCCAATGCTAGTTGGGAACTTAAAAAAGAATCAACCCTTATATTGGTTGAAGAGCTGTCTCAGATCCAGATGGTATCTGAGCTTTTAAGAGTTCCTTACGGGTATGTTCACAGTAGTAGTAAAGCAGAAGCCGCCCTATATGGTCTAGATAAGGTTAGCTTACAGGAACAGGTTGATAGGTTTAATAGAGGGGACAGTAAGATATTAATTGGAACCAAAGCTATTGCTACGGGTACTAATATTTACCCCACACACAATACTATTAATTTAATGGGTGGAAGTTCTGAAGTTGTCACAAAACAGGGCCCAATGGGAAGGTCTACCAGAAAACTAGAAATTTCCAAATATGCTTCTTTTCATAAACCTAAACCCTTTACGATGATTTACGACTTTAGGGTAACTGGACAGCCTATTTTAGAACAACAGTTAAAAAAACGCATAGAATATTACGAAGAAACGGGTGAAACTGTACAATTTTATTAGAATAATATGGTATATAGATATATATGAGTAAAAAGAATCAATATGATAAAAAATTCCAAGAGCTGGCTATTCAAGTCAACCAAGCAATTATAGACAATGATGGTCTAATTGGTGACCAAAAAGAACAGGTTGAATTGATGATATCGCTGGAGCGTAAGTTCCAGTACTATGCCCAAAAATACGCAAAAACTAACCAAATATATGCTAAATTTATAGACTATATATTACACGAAAGTGGCAATATATTAAGTGCTAAGCCCTACTTTAGAGAAAGGTTTACGTCATTTAGTGATAGGATAATATCTGATTTTAAAGAAAAGAAAGGGAATAATCTCGGTAGATACAAAATAAATTATTTGCTAATTAAATTTATAGTAGATAATTGGGGCGGGCCACTACCAGAAAAGGTGCAGCACTATTATAACGAATACTTAGAAGCTAGAAGAATTTTAATCGAAAACAACCTACCTCTAGCTATTAATAGGGCTAAATTATTTTATAGAAAAACCCCCAGATCTCACCTTAACTTATTGGATTTAATAGATATTTGTGTGTGTGGTTTGATTACTGGCATCGATAAATATTGTGGAGACTATACTAGGGTGTGGCGATCAACCTGTATTGGCAATATGGTCAGCAATATGATTGAGGAGTATTCTAAAACGTTTTTGCGACTATACCCTACAGATAAAAAAGTTCTATATAGAGCAAATGCTCTTAAATATCGACTTCAAATAGATTCTATTGAGGATCTGACTAAGGCTGTCAATTCGTCTTTTGAAAAAGACGCAACAGAAGGTAAAAAAATACCAACACTACCGATTTCTGAATCCCATATTAGAACCCTACTTAATGGTGTGGGCTATGTGTCTACCGATAGTAAAATTTCCGAAGATAATTATGACGGAGGATCAGAAGAAGGCGTGGGAATATACGATAACACTCCAGATCCAGAACAAGATGTTGAAGATATTGTAACTAAAAAAGACTCTATAGATAAAATCATAAATGCGTCCCATGATTTAAATATGGTAGAGAAAAAGATAATTATGCTAAAAGGAGTGGTCTTGTGAAAACACTAAATGGATTTGTAATGACAGAGATATACTCTGGAGAAAGAAAAATCCAAACTAAAGTAACCTCTGGATTTGCATCTGTGCAGCAAAAAGCTAATATAGTTAAGCTTAAAGTATTGCAAGACGCACAGATTACCTATGGTAATTCAGTTATTACCATACCCAAAGATGGATATGTTTATGTAAAAGAAGAAAATCTATATACTCAAAAACATTTGACCCAGAAATTTGAAATAAGTGGAGACTCAAGGCAATTTATTCTATTAGATTTTAACTATGTGGTGGCTTACGATGAATAGGATATTGAGAGTCGGCGATCCACATATTAAATTAACTAACCTAGAAGAAGCCAATAGGTTAATGAATTATATATTTAATGTAATTTTTAATGAAAATATCGATACCATAGAGTTTCTAGGAGACTTATTTCACAACCATGCCGTAAAAAGAGTAGAGGTTGAAACTTTTTGGCTAACAGTTTTTTCTAAATTAAGCAATAGTAGGCTAGAAAATATCATAGTTTTAGTAGGGAATCATGATCAAATTGGGTCTAAGGAAAAAGAACTATTTAATGCTTTAAATGTATTTCATGGTAAGTGGCCTAATGTTCATATTATTAATACGCCCACTATCATAAATAACATTGCATATGCGCCTTATACTAAAAATCACGAAAAATTATTAGACGACTGTGTTACTTTGTACAATAAAGGAGCTACTACTTTGTTGGTCGCCCACCAAACCTTTACTGGCGCTTCTTACGAGACCGGATTTTATGCTGAAGACGCCATAGAACCTAACCTAATCCCTCAAGATAAGATCATATCAGGACATATACATAAAGGTCAGCAAATAGGTAAGTGTCAATATATAGGAACCCCCAAGTGGGACACTATGGCGGATGCAAATTCGGAAAAGGGCATTTGGATATTTGACCACAACGACGACGGGTCTATGATTTCTAGTAAATTTATATCCACAGCTAATGTCGTTAGTCCTATCTATAAATATGTTATTTATGAGGGCCAAGAAGTTCCCGAATTAACCAATACTGCTCGTAATTATCTGGAATTTCATGGAAAAACGTCCTGGATAACAACCATGAAAAAGAAATATAAAGAAATTGCTAGTATTAAGGGTGTTCCAACCGATCGTAAAACAATTCAGGTAAGTAGAGAGGGCTTGTACCAACTTCCAGAATATTTAGAAAGCTATTTTGAACCAATTGCGGGCGTAACTAAACTTCAAATAAATGATTATTTAAAAAATCTAACCGAAGGTGTTTGATGGAACCTAATAACGTAGTCGAACAAGATCGTACCAACCTATTACTCACAGGGGTTGTTTCGGATTTCCAGCTTCAGAATTTAAAAATATGGCCCAAGCTAGTGTTTGACAATTTAGATACTTTTAATTTAAAATATGATTTTTGCTTAGATGAGAACTCTGAAAAAGAAAACTCATTAGGGATATACTCTGGAACGGTAGAGTATGATTTTATTTTTAAAAAAGGAAGTAAGGTTAGTAAAAAAACTAAGGAAAGGGCACTTCACGATATAGCCAATTGGGTAAGATTTTTATTCTGGAGCGATACAGAAGTAATCTTTAAAAGAAAAGGAAAAAGATGGATTTAATAGGACTTCCTGACGATATGACCCAAGATGAAAAAGATGCCATTGTTGAGTATCGACAAAATGGATGTCCAGGTTTGGTCAAAATAGACTCAGAAAAAGTCACACAATGGTTTGAGCTCTATGTTTCTGGTAAAACCTATGCCGAAATTGCCGAAATATCCCATTTTAATAAAAATATCATACTTTATGTAGCTCACCGAGGCAAATGGAATGATAAAAAGATGTCCAAAATCAACGACATTGCCTCTTCTTTGTGGAATAAAACCTGCAATTCTAAAATAGAAGGAGCCAATACCGTAGCTACTTTTATGTCGGCAATGAATCGTTATTATATTAATAAGTTAAATAAGTATTTAGCTACTAATGACGATGCGATTATTGAAAACTTAGATACTAATTTATTGGGAAAGTATCACAAAACTATCGAAATGTTGGAGAAATTAATAGCATCTGGTAACCCAGCCTCAATTCCATTACCTCCAAACGAATCTCCGTCAGTTAATATTAATATAAATGGGCCCACCGAAATAGTAGATGGATCAAACTCCATAGATATCAATCAGTTAGACAAAAAACCGTCTAGCGGTGAAATCCTCAAGGCACTTTTAGCCCTTAAAAACAGTAAATAGTTGACTTTTACCTAATTTTAATGTTAATATAAGACATGAAGTATGTTTTGTTAATCATATTTATAGTCGCAACTTATAATACTGGTGCCGATGAACAGACAGATGAAAACAATAGGGCTAATTTTATGCGGGCTAAGGGGTATGTTCAAAAAGCAATTCTTAAATCTAATCATATCTATAAAGTTAGAAAAAAAGCCGAATACTATGTGATGAAAAAAACCGGATTAAAAAAGAGTACGGTATTTATAATCACGACCACAGTGGCTAGCCTCTATAAAGGAGAAATTGGAACCAAACCAATTAGAAAACTTACCTTTAAATTTGTAGGTGGTCATGTTAGACCAGACTTTGTGCATAACTTTAAAAAACAGGAAACTATGGTATCGGTGTCTATAAAATGGGAGTTTTAAATGAATACAATCAGAAACGTTAGTATTGTTCTATTTTTACTATCTATCTTAGGATACTGTCATGAAATATTTCCTTATGATTTAATCTGTACTTATAATCATAAACAGATAGTGATTCAGTCTAATAAAAACAAAGTTACTGTCCTTAAATACAATAGTCGATTTTACATTAATAATATCAATAACTTAAATGAAGTAGATGATTATGTGGAAATACACAATGGAGATCATAATATTATATTTCCACTAAAGTGCGATAAAATATAAAAAATATGGTATATTAAAGTAACGGTAGTAAATCCGTATAGGAGAAAAAAATGAAAAAAGTACTAATGTTTATTCTTCTTTTGTGTGTGTCGTTGACATTTGGGGCAACAAAAGAGGTTAAAAAGAGCGAGCCCCATAAGACCATTGTGTCGTCCAAAGACGGTATTGTTACTATTAATCTTTCTAAGGAAAACACACTGATTATGAATACCTATTTTGACGGCTCTTCCGTAGCAGAAGTTATGGATAAAGCTAGACAGATGGACGCTTCTTTACCCAGTGGCGACCCTATGTTTCTATTTATTGACTCGGGTGGAGGATCTATCTATGCAGGATTGGAATTGCAAAACTACCTAAATAGCTTAAATCGTCCAATACACACCATCACTAGTTTTGCGGCTAGTATGGGCTTCCAAACAGTTCAATTCTTAGGAAAGAGATACATCCTACCTTTTGGTGAACTAATGAGTCACAAAGCAACGGGTGGTTTCTACGGTGAGTTTGGAGACGGACTATCTCAATTGGACCAAAGATATGTTCATTGGTTAGAAAGAATTACAATGATGGATAAGCAAACCGTAAAGAGAACTAATGGTAAGCAAACATTAAAGTCGTACAGAGCAGCTTACGAAAATGAACTTTGGCTTAATGGGGAAAAAGCTGTAGCCCAGGGTTATGCGGATGCAGTTGTTAAAGTTGTTTGTAATCCTACACTTAAGGGAAGTTGGAGTAGAACAGAATCTTTTAGATTTATGGGCTATAAAATCGTATTTGTTGACACTTTTTCAGATTGTCCTACTATTGGATACCCCTTAAGTATGAAAACGTTCGTAACAACACCTGATGGAGATACCTATGAATATTACGGGCACAAAGAAGAGCCTGTAAAAAAAGATACGACCAATTATTGGAGTAGTAAGAGTGTTTTTCCAACAGGTAAAGATGCAGAAACTCTAGATACTTTTATCAAAGAACAAGAGAAGACGCACCGTAACGAAGTTTTGAATAAGAAAAACAATATTAAAAAATCTTATTAGTTAAATTATAAATTTTCTAAACTAACCCTCCTAATTGGAGGGTTTTTTATTTTTTGTGGTATATAGTTGTAGAGGTATTAAAATGATTATAATTTTTAAGTGCAATAACCCCAAATGTCAGGTTGAAATAAAGAAATACTTTAAAAACACTACTGATATTCCCCGTAATTTAGATTGTGGTATATGTATGATGGGAAAAATGGAAAGACAATTATCATCCCCATTCTCTAAATCTACAGAGGTTATTGATAATGGCTTAAGACAGAGACAGTTAGAAATCAATAAGGATATTGTTGAGAGTGAAAGACAAAAAGTAATAGAAAAAGGATAAACATGTTATACTTACAAACACTTATATTTAACAACATAGGAAGATTCACTGAAGAGCAAGTTTTTGAACTAAGTAATCATAGTAACCTATTGCTAATTGATGGCCCGTCTGGAGTAGGTAAATCAACAATATTCCACGCTTTGGACTATTTATTAGATGTAAATTCCATACCAGCAACACAATTACAAAGTCGATTTACTAAAAAACCCATATACGTTAGGGGGATTTTTAAATATAATGATCAAATTATTACTGTAGAACGAAGTAAAAAAGATGGACTTACTATTAAATTACCTAGCGAAACTATATCTGGCAATGTTGATTTGGCTGAGTTAAAATTGGACGAACTAATAGGGGTGCCCAGAAAGCTTTTCAAGAAAATTATACATAAGTCACAGCAGGAGAGGGGTTTTTTCTTACAAATGACAGCTAAACAAACTTATGAATTTTTAATTGAATTATTAGGATTACAGCCTTATCAAGATAAAATCGAACTTATTAATGAGAAAAATAAAAATAACCTCCAATTAATTGATACAAAAGCCTCTGAATGTATCAATTTAACAGCAAATATAGACGAATTGATTTTAATAAAAAACAGGGAAATAGCACCGGTATGTCTTGTGGATAGAGACTTATTAGAACAAAAAAGACTTGTACGAGATCAATTATCTACTAAGCTCCAGTCTCTAATTGAAAATAAGCAAAATCAGTTGAGTCAAATATCTAAACCAATAAAAGGAGTATGTGAATATGACCTCAGTGCTTCTAGGGAAATAGAGTCTTTGATTAAAGAGGTTAATTATCAAAAAAACGCCCTAGTGAAAAGCGTAATTGAGAAAAGACAGGAATTGTCTAATAAATTATCCGATAAAAAGCAACAATTGAATAAGATTCAGTATCTAAAAACCGAAATACAAAGTATAGTATCTAACGTAAACACTTTTAAACAACAAAAACAACATGCTGAAAACAATAGCTGTCCTACCTGTAATCAATTATGGTCAAGCAACGATCAAAAAGAATATATTAACAAATTAGATACCCAGATCAAAAATCTGGTGAGCGATATTTTACAAAAAAAGTCTAAAATAGACCAAGAGCCACTTCTTTTAGAAGACATAGGATCTATTGAGTGTTTAATTAAACAATTACAATCGCCAGACACATCTTCTTTTGATATTCAAATTGCCGGATTACAAGAACAACTGTCTCAAGAAAAAAATAAGTTAAGCAATCTTCAAAAAGAAATTGATTCCATATATCTAAAAGATCAAAACCTGTTTCTTCAAAAACAAAAAGAAATTAGTGAAATATATGACGGGGAGATCAATAGTGTCAAGACCACTCTCAACACTGTAAGTACTGACATTGAAATTATGGGAAAAGAACTTCAAAACTATAATTTGAATTGTAGATCTTACAAACAACGAATGGAAGATATTGAAGTAAATATTATCCAAAAGCAGCAAAAGCTTTCTAGTATCCAAGACTCATTGTGTCAATTAAAAAATAACCTGATAATTGCGGAAGAAGCTAAAAGACTGATTAAGTCATACACTCTTCAAATATTTCAAGAGACTTTGGATACGATTGGTGAGACGGCCACTTCTATTTTAGGAAACGTTCATAATATGGCTAATTCCAGCATCTTTTTTGAGGGATGTAAGGAAAACAAGTCTGGCACCATAAAAGATGAGGTAAATGCTATTATAACTAAAGCCGGTGAAAGTGACATTCCCATTAAAACATTGTCTGGTGGTGAGCGTACAGTAATTGATTTAGCGGTAGATTTAGCCGTCATTGATGTTATTGAAAATAAGGTAGGTAAGGGTGCGAATTTCTTCATCATAGATGAACCGTTTGATGGTTTGGATTCTGAGGGAAAAGAACAGTATTTAGATGTTTTAAAATCATTAGATAGCGGTAAACAAATAATATTGGTAGACCATAGTCCAGAATTAAAAGAAATGATTTCGGACGTTATTTCTATTGGACAATAGCCTCTGTTTATGGTATATTTAATTAACAGAGGGAGGCAACATGCTAAATGACAATATTTATCAAGACGTTTTAGAAACACTTAAGGTTATGGAAAATCAAGGTCATTCTGATAAGGTACAGACACTAACTCTATTGTTAGAAAAATATGTACATAAAAATAAAGCTACGCATTTAATGAACAATAAAGACCTAACTACCATTGTAGATGACGCCAAAACACTAATGGCTCATGAAACTTTTCCTAAGTTTCTTCAAACATCTGGTAGATTAAAAACCCAACTAGATCAAGAAAAGCAAATACAATTATGTATTGTGGAAGCAACAATTGGACATCTTAATAGATTAGAATGCTTTAAGAGATTACCAAAGTTCGACTTCAAGGATAATAAGTTTTAAAGGAGCAAAAATGAGCAAGACACAAGAATTTAAGAAAAAAGTACTTAAGAAATTCCCATCATTTGTTGAATCAATTCAGAATTTGGGATCTCAGGATTTAGAAAAGAACCTATTGATTTACTCTAAACATAGAGAAGATTCAGAGTTGGCCCAAAAACTAGACACGGAACTTCAATCGGCTAAAGAGAATGTTACTTTTTTAGCGGGCCCATACCGTGATGCTATTGGGGCATTAAAAATGAAAATGGCTTATATTAATATGCTTATAAGAGAAGCTAATGGCCAATCTAACGAAGAAAATGATAAAGTAGAAGAGGAATAGTGGATTCTATAACTGTCCTGTCTTTGGATCTTTCAACCAAGACAGGATATTCGGTAGCGCACATAAAAGATAATAAATATGAACTATTAGCGTCTGGAACTTTACCAAAAATTGAAAAACCTAAAATCGAATATCCTATGGACTATTTACAGTGGTCCTGGGAGTGTTTTAGGGAAATTGAAAAATTAATGAAACAGTTTAGTCCAGACAAATTAGTCATTGAGGAAACATCTAAGGGTTCTAAAAACAACTTTTCACAAAAAATATTGGAATTCATACACCTTAGGGTGGCTGAAATGATAAGTTATACAATGACTCCGGCTAAATATTACCGAACTGAAGAGTGGCGTAGGGTATGTGGCTGCCTAATGACCACTGAAGAAAAAAAACAAAATAAAACTGTCAGAACCAAACACGGTTTAGGTGAGAAGGTCGTCAAGGACAGTGACGGTAAGCGATTAGGCAAAGTCGGAAAAAAACACGTTAACGTCCGTAGGGTTAATGAACTGTTCAATTTAGATCTTAAACTTAAAGATGAAGACAGGGCAGACGCTATCTTATTAGGATATGCGTTCTTTTTAGAACAAAAGTAGTATTTATTTAGATTTTGTGGTATATCTCTAAGAGAGGTAATTTTATGGGAAATTTTTGGGAAAATCAAGATACGATATCAAACTATGAAATGTTGGGGGACAACTCACAACCCGAAGTTATATCTATAACCCCATTTCATAATATATCTCATCAGGTTGTTGAAGAAATACAGGAAGAGTCTGCTTTTGAATTGGATGAACAAGAAACAAGTATTGTTTACAACGCTAGACTTCGCTTAGAACAAGCCCGACTCTATGAGATGCTAATTAACCATAATCTATTTGAAGGTGTTTCTGCTGATCAACAAGCTATTCAGAACGTTCAAAACGAACTTAAGGAATATATAGTTTATAGACTAGAGGTGTTGTTAGGGCTTCGAGCATTAAAGCCCCAAGCGACTGAAATACAAAGCCAGTTCAATGAGATTGAGGTGGATTTTTTAAAACAACTGGCATATAAGGGTACTAGGGGTGTATCTATTCAGGCTACTCAGCAGCCTAGTGAT